CCCATTGGTCATATACTGTTTCATAGGCACTATATAATGCATCAATTTCGGGTATGCTAAGATCATACTTGTCAGGGAAATCACCTATTGCTGACATTGCTCGGTCAACAGAATCATTGAATTTATTATTTCTAATTCCGTATTTTGCTATATTGTACCAAGCTGTTTTGATAGGATTGCCGTAGTGACCAACCTTTGCCCAGTTGCCTACTTCTCGTAGACCTAAGTCGATTGGTGGATTTTCACCGGCCATTCTTTCATTATATGCGGCTAATCTTTTAACTTGTTCTTCATGTGAGTCTTCTTCAATCTTTGCTTCCTGGATGCCTGCATATCTACGTAGTAAACTTAGGGCACTTTCTTTCATTGATTTTTCTTCTTCGTCAGCTTGATCATCATCAAATTCCATGGCTTCTTCGTCACTGGTGTTATAGCTACCATCTTTGTTAAAACCTTCTTTAACTTCATCACTTGGTTTTTTACCTGTTTGAGGAACGCCTGATTTTTTCTGTAAATCTTTGATTAGCTCTTCGTCATCTTTGTGACCTAGAGTGTCCAATGCTTTTTTACCAAACTCTTTAACTTTATCCATTACACCTTCTTCAACTTCTTCTTTGCAATCACCTGTGTGTACGTGACCGCAATCTGGACATTTTTCACTGTCAGCTTCTTGAATGGCTTGCAGACCTTTTAATACGTTGGCAATATCTTCGTTTTTCTTCTTGCCGTCTTTTTCTTCTGCTTTTAATTCAGCTTTAAGTAACCAGTCTGGCTTTTTACCATCTTTGTCTTCGGCAACAATGGTGTTTAATTTTTTTAGTATGTCTTCAAAGTTCATAATTATTTCCTTGCAAACGATGGTTGCTTACCTGGCTTACCGGACTTAGTCAATGGGCTTGTTTCATTTTCCTTGGGCTGATCGCCGATCTGAGGTTCACTAACAGGCACGTCGGGGTCTGCTATTTTGGGTAAATCTTTACGTCTTTCATCAGATAATTTTTTTAATTCTTTTAAAAGACCAGTATTGAATTTGTCGCCGTAAACTTCATCTGCTGTGGTTTTACTTCCTTCGCTCTTGTCGTAATCTGTACCGATGATTGCTTGCTTGTCCTGTTTGTTCAATGAGTTTTTAGCAATATCGTCTTGTGTTTCGCGTGGATCTGTTGAATGGCGTACAACAACATAACGTTCTGTACAATTTAATAACTTAGAGATTTCTATTTTAAGAACTTCGTTACTAACAGGCAGGCCTGCAACAAAATCAATAATCTGGACTTCAGCTGAATCTAAGTCTGGAAAATCTAAGGGTGATTTTTGTAGTATTAGTTTGTGCGGTGCTGTTATGCGCTCTGCGTCATACTTTTCTAAGTGTTTTTCAATCTTATCAATTTGCTCATCCGTGACAGGACAGGCCAGTTTGATTCTGATTTCATGCTTAGTTCTAAGTTGTTCTATGTATTCAAATAGAGTTGCCATCTGTATTCTCCGATACTTTATTTATCATTCTTTTTTAAGTTCTGGTTAATGAGATTTAATATCGCATTACGATCCGTGGTAAGTTCTGTGGATGCATCACCAGCTGGTTCAGCATCTTTCATGCTGTTTGCCAGTCTAGCGGCCTGTAATTGCAAGCTGACCATCTTCAATTTCTTTTCCAATTTGGCAGTTTTAGCTGTGATAGCATTGGACATCATTCCGCTGGCAACTTCAAAAATTTTACCTGCATTTCTATCATCGACGTTAAAACCTAGATCCATTAAACGATCATAGCTTTCCATGGCTTTTTGTGCATAGTCGTCTAGATCGTTGTCTTCTGTGTCTAAGCCTTTGACCTGCGGTAATGCCTGATCAATTCGCTGTGCCACAGTTAATTGTTCTTTGATAGAACTTTGTAAGTCAACTATCTGGGCAGTATTTACTATTGGTAGTTGATTTTCACTTGTAGACTCTGATCTGTCGGTTTCCAAGGATTCTATGTTAAAAAAATCTTCTAGTTTTTTAGTCATCTTGTTCTTGTCCTTTTAGCTCGGGGTTTAGATTTTGGTTGCCAATTGTTGTATATATCTTCTTCTGTGAGTATTCTAAATTTCATACCCATACGTTGACAAAAGGCTCTACATGCTTCCCACTTAGCCATATTTAACACCACAGCCGCTTTTTCTTGTTGTGTAGTAGCTTCGCCTAATATTGCTTGTTTACGCGGCTTTACTTCGATGACTTCGCTGATTTTATTTCCATTCTTATCTTGATAAGTGATTAAGAAGTCCGGAATATAAAATGTATTTCTGCCATCAAAAGGATTTCTATAAGGAACACGCAGACATTCACTGCCCCATCCTATAACGGCAGGATGGTTATCACAGAATCGCATTACAGTTAATTCCCAGCCACTGCGATATTTAGGTGTTCCTTTACCTATGTACTTTTGAGGATTCTGTGGCGTAAATGCGCCTTGTAAATAGTTAGGCATTATACTATCTGCGATTTAATTACAGGCGGAACATTGTTTATATCAATATAACCTATTTGACTGCTATTTGTACGAGTGCTGTTTAATGCTCGATAAATGTTAGTGTCAAATCTAATGCCGTTGGTAGAAACATTCTTTAGTAACTCGTCGGTTGATACGCCTGTGTCATGACTAATAGTCAGTATCATTTTAGCTAAAGCCTTGGCTGCTGTTGTACTAACATTTTTTCCCAGTAACTTTCCATAGACAACATCAAACAATGTTGTTTCAATTGCATTACTCATTTGTTGCTCCTGTAACAGGATTTTCTACAGAATAAGTGATAGCTTCGAATCTAACAGAAATAGTCCATGTAACTGCTTCGCTGGCAGCATAATCTAAATTGTCATGCTGTACATCAACAATCTTTGGACGCCATAGTGTAATTGTACTTGTGTTATCTCTGTAAAATTTCACAATTTCTATTTTTTCAAAAACTGTGTCACCCATGTCTGGACGAATTTTAAGACCAAATCCATCCAGGCCTGTTCGCATAGTTTTCATACTTGTGGCTACTTGAATCGGGTCAAAGTTTGAACTAACGTCGTTGAGATATGTTGTTAAGAATGATTGAAATTTATTGTCTGTTGTATCGTTAAAAGCAATAGTAATAGGATCAAATTGAACCTTGGTAGGAACTAACTGTCTTACGTTCCAAGAATTAATTACTTCTGTTTCTATGTTATAACGTGGTAGTTCAATGGTCCTTAGGGCCTTGACTGTCATTTTAGATTGTTCTTGTAATGTTGTGTTAGATTTAGAATAGAAAGTAACATCAAATAGGTACTTCGGGCGAATCAATTGTTCGCCCGGAGACCCCGACCATTCCATTGCTTGGGTTATAGCGGCCATAGGCTACCTATTAACCTCTTAGTGCGTTAGAACCTAGACCTGATAATATTGGCGATGGGCCTAATACTCCATTAGTTAAAGCGCCTTGCTCAAATTCGCTAGGTTGTTCAACATTATGAATATCTGCAGAATCAAAACGTATCTGTAAAGTTACTTGCATTACATCACTGGTAGCATAGTTGTTTTCGCCATAGTTAACGTTTTGAATGAAACAACCATTCAAACTCCATGTTTCAATAACTGTAGCAGGTTGTGCGCCATCTAACTGCTCTACTAAAATACCAAACTTGTATTGACTTGCAGTAGCCGGAGCACTTTGTAAACCATGATTCAATTGTTTTTGTAATTGTGAAGACACGTGTCTATGTACATTATTATTGATATCATCTCTTAATGTAATAGTTATCGGCTCCCATGTGTGTTTACCAGCCACATAAGCGCGGCTGTTGTATGCATCGATGGTTATTTCGTCATGTGTTAAACTTGGACGAGTCACGCTGACTACGTTCTGTGTGAAGTCTGAACTACTAGTATCTGCGCCAAATTGTATCATTTTGACACGGAATCTGTACTGTAGTTTCGGCATCACAATAGTTGAACCTGTATCAGTTGGAACGCCAAATTGTGTTAAATCTGCCATGTATTTTCTCCTTGGTCTATTGTTATTTAGCTATTATTTGGTCGTTCCTAATTCGCCGGTATTAACCACGCGGATTGGAATATAGATAAATTCAGCGGCTTTAGTTGGTTCAATAGCAACATCAATCCATAATTCGTTTTTATCTATTTTAGCTGGTGTGTTGTTTGTTTCATCACAAACAACGATAAAGTCATATATGGCTCTCTTGGCCAACATATCTGATAAGAATGCGTCAAACACAGATTTAGCGTTAGTGCGTGTGATCTTATCGTTGGGTTCGAAAATAAACGGACGAGCTAATGGATCGAAACGTTCACGTAAGTAAGCCAATAAGCGACCTACGTTAATTCTGTCCAATGCTGTAGAAGCGTATTGTAAAGTTTTCTGACCGAATACATATAAGCCTTGTCCAGGGAAGTTAGCCAATGGGTTAAGTCTGTTTGCATACAATGTATCACGTTGACCACCTGTTAATGCTACTGGAATAAATTCGCCGTCCATGTTAACATAGCCCACGTTCGAAGCATTAGTAATAACACCGCGTGTTAAACCTGCAGGTGCAAACCATGGATAACTAACTTGGTCATTGTATGCCATTGTTCTTAGTACAACATGACTTGCTGGAACAACTACATCATTGCCCATTAAATCTGTTGTGATTGCGCTTGGGTAGTAAGCGGCACAAGTACTTTCGGCACTGATTAAACCATCTTCGCCGTTTGAGCCAGCATTAACACCTGTTGCCCAATCAATGATTTCTTGACCAGCTGGTGCTAAACGTAATGGAGTATCAATGATGATAAACGCTGTTTCTTTACGGTCAACGTTTAATGTTACCATTTCGTCTGTTAACTCTGGATAACCAGGAGCGGCAATCAATGTAAAATATACTGTTTCTTCACGGATCTTTGTGTTGTTAGTCACAGCGGCCTGCATAGCTTTAACTACTGCACGACGTTGTGCTTTGCGTAACATATAAGGTTGGCCAGCTTTAGGACCTGCATCATAGTTACCACTGTATGAATGCCATTTACCAGTCATAGCATCGTATTGTTTGACGTTGCCAGTGCTTACCATAGTGTTCCATAATAGCATATCTTCCGGATGGAATGCTGGATCTGGTGCTTCCATATCGATGGCTGTTGCGCCGCCGCCATTAGACGTATCACCTGCTGTTGCTGTTAAATCAGCAAAGATTACACCATTAGGTGTAGATTGATCAGCTGTGTCTCGCTCGACCCAAACTGAACCACTGTAAACAAATATTCTTGGATAATTTTCTAAGTCACTGGTATCAACCCAAACATCATTGGTGTTAGGAGATACAGGTGCGCTGGAATCAACTGTTACATTAGTAGTAACTGGTTGCCATTTACCGTTGGCCTTTTTATACAAGTCAACTGTTAGGTTTGAGTTATACCATAGTGCGCCATCTACTGGTGCTCCAACTGGTGCAGTATAATGTGCTTCATAGGAATTAGAACTGGCTAGATCAGTCCATGCTGTTCCGTTATAGATTTTTAATTCAAATGCTACAAGGCCACCGCCTGCAACTTTTACATACATGTCGCCGTTGTTTAATGAAGCGCCGTAGCCAGTTGTTGCATGGGCATCATCTTGATATTGTGGCATATCTTGTGCGATCCACTGACGTGTTGTTGAATTATATTTCTTAACAACAACTTTCAATCCGTGATTTGGAGTTGTTGTTTGAATCCATACATCACCGGTGTTGCCTATTGCTGGTACTGTTGTACCTAGTTTATAGTGTGGTTGTGCATAAACAGCAATACCCAATGATGTGTTTACTGCAACCCATGTGCCAGCTGTTTTTCTATATAGTGTATTAGGAGGATTGCCACCACCTGCATACAAAGATACAGCGTAGTTACCGTTGGCGCCAAAACTATCTAATGGCTTTTTAATACCGTCTACTTGTGCTTGACTTGGAATTAATACAGTTTTAGTAGCCCATACTGTGCCATTCCATTCTTTTACACCCCATACTGTGTCAGCTAGATCTAACCAGTATGTTCCGTTAGTTGGTGCGCCAGCTGGTTCGTGTGTAGATGATTCAAGTTGACTTAAATCAACATCTGCACGTAGAACATAAGCACGATTTGCAAGACCTAAGAAACTGTAAGCGGCCATTAAACCGTATTCGTTTACTTCTGATCCGTGTACCGGAGTTCCGTCTACTACAGTAAACATCGGCGCTCCGAATTTTTCAATTAGTTCACGCTGACTAGTTAACAAATATGGTTTATTTGCATTGGAAGGCATTGTGCCTTCAGCATAGCCACTGCCACTAACATTTGGTTTGTTTGATTCAGTTGCTAAGATAATTAATGGGACTGTTCCTTGGGAACCGGATCCATATGCGCTTTCGTCGATTACGCTGACTGCTACGCCTGGGGATACTAAATTGGCCATTGTTATTCTCCTTAATTGGTTAAGTATATTTACCAATTAGAGTTGAAATAGGGCTATTTAGCGAAAATCAAGAAATCAACGAATCAGGATGCACCAGTTTTTCTACTTGGGAAAACAAATTATCTAAAGTACCATTATTGTCAATTACATGATCAAATGCTGTTCCTACCCATGCTGTTTCACTGGCATGTATTTTAAGTTTTTCTAACTTACTGTTGCCCAGGGCCCAGCCGAGGTGTCTATCACCTTTGTTGGCATTTACTGCATCTTCATACCACTCAGGTTCTGCGCCGCGTACTACACGAATAACAATGCCTCCTGCATTTTTAATTGATTTGATTTCATTGGGAAAACGACAGTCTGATATTACAATGTCGTCTCGACTGTTACGCAGTTTATTTTCTAAACTGGCAATCCAAATGTCATCATTGAACCCTCGACGACAAACTTCTGTGCCCCAGTATTGTAAGACCCAACGCGGAGTTAAATGAGGCATGTTTAGTCGTTCTGCCCACCATGGATCTACTTGTTCGCGCCATTCACGTGCTTGTTTAGTGCGACCTTCTAGTAATTCTCGGTCCCAACCAAATACCGCGGCTACAGCATCTTTTAATGTGTTGGCAAAACTTTCGCGCCTAAATTCATGACTGTTAACAAGATAGTCTGCTATAGTGTCTTTGCCACTGCCGATAAATCCACAAATACCAATGATCATTTTAATGTTTCCTCTAACCATAGTTTACATTCAGGCCATTCTTTATACTGGTGGCAGATACCACCGGCCTCCGTCCATTGCTGATAATTAGACAGTCTATCGTCTATTAAAATATCTCCGGGCTGACAACGATATGCCTTATCCTTGCTATAAGGACCAAAGAATACAGGAACTCCGGGAAAGTAAAAGTTTGCCCAATGTACTTTGTCTTGGAATGCCCAAGGACAGTCGTTGCCATTTGGTACTGCTGTTAAAAAAGCAACAAATACATTTTCGTGTGTTTTTTGATAATTAAGAATCCATTCGACTAGTTCGTTGCCGCCTCGTCGAACTTCTAAATGCCTATATATTCTACCAGCTTTTCTTAGTTCCTGCCATTTTTCATCAGGAACTCTTTCCAGTCTTTCATCCCAGTCGCCGATAATCTTTTTAGCGGCAGATTTCCAATCGGCCACGACTTCATCCATGTCAATGTAAATATTCATACTAGTAGTATATAGTCGTGTAATCTACTTGTAAAGAGATTTTTTATTTTTTAGGCTCGGGATTTTCACCAGTTAGCATTGGTCTGGCAAACCATAATTTAAACCATTCATCAGTGCCAGGTTTAATGTCGTGCTTTTTTTGATACTCACCTTTTTCGGTGCCAATAGATCCATCAATCGGACTATCTCCAGATCGTTCCATTAGACCTAAAGTATCTATTCCTGCGAGTTTTTTTATTCTGGCTAGTTCACTTGGATCAACATAAGCATCAGGAATAGTAGGATCGTCACCACTGGTGCGAAAAGTTTCGCTGGTAATTCTATGCTGTTTCATCCGATGATAAATCCTACTGGGGTAGATCCATCAACATAAGTTCTTAGATCTTCTTCTAGTTTATCCATTTCAGCTTGAGCTTCGTTCTTTAAGTTATCACCGTTCAAACTTGTTCCGCCTTGCGGACCAGCAATAGTACTAAATTTACTACGTGCTTCTCCTAGGTAAAATTTGGCCTGAGCAAATGCATAGTCTTTGATCCAAACACCTGCATACACATCATTCATGATATCATCATCGGCACGTTCGATATCGCACCATAGCCACACTTCGTCATCGGCATTAAATTTTCTATGAATAAACAATGTCTTGTCTGTTCTGTTCCATGTAAATGTAACGTATGCTCCGAACATACGAGCAATTAGTGCTCGTCTATCTGCATACATTTCGTAGTTGACAAGATTCTGTCCCATGCCGCCACCTTGTAACATTAGGTTACTCAAATAAACAGCATTAAATGGTTCGAAGTCTACGCCTGTGCCACTGCTTAAACTTCCTTGGAATCGTTTGATAACTTCGCGTACATTAACAACATTGCCGGGGATTTGATAAGTTTGTTGGTATGTAAAAATTTCTAAAGGAATAAATGTTTCAAGTACAGCATTGGTTGCTCGTTGACGATACTTTCTAAGGGCTCTAGTCATGGCTAATTCATAGTGGCCTAAATCTAGCTCGACATCTACCATGCCGCCGCCCAGTCTTAGTTCTATTTCTTTAATTAATTCGTCTTTTACACTCATGGAAAATCTCCTACTAGTATATTTAGCAGGAGATTGAAGTTTAATTTAAAGGAATTTTGATACTACATTTACTGGTGTTAAACAAAGGATCTGTCATGTCACGCTCACAGCCTGCTACAAAAGGCACTAAGTTAAGTTTATCTTTTGTCAGTTTTAACTGTGGACTAATAGCGCCTTCGCTCATTCCCAAATCTCGATCCAAGGAATAGATCTGTGTTACTGCCAAAGTTACGGCATCAATCTTCTTAACAGTCATTACTCCGGGCCAGTTACCACCACTGTGGTCAACATAAAAACTGCCGTCTTTATAAAGAATATCTAAAGGGCTTGCTTGATAGCCTACTTGTAATGGAAGATATGTGGGAGCGACTGAGCTAAAATTTCCATTACCCGGATTTTTATACCATGCTACTTTGTCGCCAACTGCAACCAAATCAATGCGTCCATTTTCTGTGGGTATTAAGTATGTCCAGTATACGTGAATCGATGACCCAACATCTGTGACCATACTAGCTGGCATCCTGGTATAATCTTTTGTAAAAGTACCATCGCCATTGCCCATTAAGAAATAAGGACGATAGTCTTCGGAGGGATTTGTATTACCCCAGCTGGCATTTACTGTGGCTACGTCTGCTTTACCGTCACCATTAATATCTGCTGTACTGGCATGATGCCCGTAAATTTTACCAGGAACTACGATTCGTTTGTATGTGCCGTCAACTTGACTTAAAAAGACTATCTGATCATCGAACATGATATTTCGCCAAGTACTGGGAAATATTTGATCAATTGACTGTCCTGTAATTGTATCGCCTGCACCAAAACTATAATCAATGCCATGACAGCTTACAAACAGGTCAGGTTTAGAATCATTGTTAAAGTCGGCTACGGCTGTATAACTATGACTTACACAAGTATAACGATCGCTTTCATTGGGCAACAATGTCGATGTTTTATCAACCCACTTGCCGTTTATAAATTTAGCAAAGTATACTTTATTTGGAGCATCTACAATTGGTTTATTTTTCAAATAACTATCATGAACTCCTGTTCGACGCCATGTTGTTAAAAAGGCGCTGTAAGTACCGTCTTGGAAAAAGTCTCCGAACGCCAAACTCCTATCATTGACCACACCTCCATTGCAACCAGTTGTGTTGCAGCCTGCAGATTTTTCTGCATCACTAAAGATCCAACCATTAGCGTCCCTTAGCAGTCTAAACGAAGGCAATTGCACACTATCAGTGATAATCAAATTTTTATTATTATAAGAAGTCAGCGATACACTTAGTTTATTGTTACTAGGCGGATTACTAGTAGTATTTACATTATCCGATGGAGCAGTAATACCACCGCCTCCGCCTCCGCCACAGCCGGTAAGAGCCGTGGTAATAGCTACCAACAGTAACAATTTATTCATTTTAAACCTTTTACTTGTATGCTTTGAGCAATACAATGTCTGCGTTAATACGACCGTTAAGTTTAGTTTCTGTGGCTCGAACACCTTTAAACCATTTCTTTGCGGCGGGCTTACCATTGCTGGATAATTCCTTTAGTTGATCTGCAGGTTTGCGTAGAGTTTTTTGCACACTGGCCGCGGCATCAAATCCTGTGATCGTTTTACCTTTGACTGCTAAAGTACCAGCATATTGATCCACAATGTAGATGCCTAGTTTTCTATTCTTTGTGTTATAAACCCAAAGTTCTTGAGCACTAAGAATTTGTGTAGGTTCCACACTTTTGAGTTTAAGGTCAGCAAACTCTTTAAGATACACTAACTTACTAACAATCTTCTCAGGCGGAACAGCCTTTTTCTTACGAGGTGTTTTACTGGCTTTTTTAACAATGTTATAACTGTTGGCATCTGCCAAGGCCTGTTGCCACCATTTAATAATGGCATTCAATTGGCGCTTGCCCAAGTGCTTGTATGCTTCCAGCAATTGGCTATCTTTTGTAGTAAGAATTTCTTCGTACTCATCGATTCTACGCTCGAAGAAACTTTGAGTAGATTTCAGTTGAGCAGGTTGAATATTAAATTGTACAAACAAATCAACTAGTTTCGGATCACCTTTGAAATCATTGGCAGTGATAAAGTCATCAAAACGACCTTCAACTTCTCCTAGACATTCGCTCATTTTTTCATTGAGACGATCTTGGATGTTAGGAGCCTTGGCTTTAACTTCGACTTTTTCTTTTACTTCAGGTTTTAGATTTTTTAATTGTTTTTCAGCGACCTTAAGATGTTTAATCAAAGTACGCAGACTGCCAAAGCGTAGTTTCAATCCAACACGAGCGGCTCGAAATGCAAAGCCAGCAGTACTGCCTGGCCAAGCTTCACCTCGTTTAATTGCTTCTGCTAGGGCCGCACGTCGAGGATTACGAATCAGGAATTGATGCACCCACTCTGCACTCTTTTTGGCATCCTGTGTATAACTGTACCAATTTAATGTTTTTAACAGTTGAGTTTGATACTCGCTGTTAGTCCAAGCATCTTGTTCTTCCACAGAAGGATAACGGGGTTCATCGCCTACATACTTACTGTCAGCGTCCCTGTACATCAAGGGCTTTGCAGGATCGGCAAAGCGCCATGCAATTTTTGTATCAGTGTTTTTAACAGCCGGTTTTCGAATAGCCATATATCCTCCAAAAAATTAATTATAGCAGAATGTTAGTTATTTGTCAATTTCACTGATTTACGACAGCCCACAGTTTATTGGCCAAAACCATTTGCTGACTCCATGCTTGGATTTCCCAAGGACGGTTATAATAACTTGCAACAACCTTTTTTCCCAACCAAAAAGGTGTTTCCTTGCCTCTGATATATTTCCATTGCAGTTTACCCGAAGCCAATTGCTTGATATGCACCATTTCGTGGGCCAGGGTTTCCACCATTTTTTCTATGTCTAAACGACTGTCTAAAATTACTACTAAAGTATTATCAGGCAACTTGCTAGCCATACCCCTAGCACCTTCTTCTGCGATCAAATTTTTCTTGGTAGAAATTAGTAGTTTATGCTTAAATTTTTCAAGTTTAAGTTCTTTGATAAACAAAGCAGTCGCGGCTTCTAAGAAGGCACGTTTGCCACTGTTGCGTAGGAGTATTTCTGTGTTCATGTGTTAATTATACAATAAACGGGATTTACTGTCAATTTTTTGATTTAAGTTTTTCAGGTAAATAGTAGACTATGCCAAGATTAAGCCTGTGGAAAAAAGAAAAAACCAATGATTTTCACTTCATGGATAAAATTATCCGTGAACAATTTCTAGTGGGAGGAACCGGTGTCCTTGTCCACAAATATGTACAGCCTGCCGATCAGGGTGCTAGTAACGATCCTACTAGACCTAACTATCGTGCAGATGATATTTTAAATGAAACAAAAATTCAAGATTTGTTGTTCTTAGAAAATAGAGACAGAATATATGACCCAGATGTATATGAGCTCATGGGCGTGTACAACGTAGGAGATCAAGATTTTGACTTAACACAATTCGGTTTATTCCTGTCAGCTGACACAATTTTTATTAGTTTTCATATCAATGACATGGTTGATAGAATAGGCCGTAAGTTAATGGCCGGTGATGTTATCGAACTACCCCATGTTAGAGACGATTTATTATTGGATCAAAGTAAACCAGCAGTAAACAAATTTTATGTAGTACAGGATGCTAGTCGTGCCGCAGAAGGTTTTAGTCAAACATGGTACCCACATATTTGGCGTATTAAAGCAAGCCCTATGACCGATGCACAAGAATACAGAGATATACTACAACAAAATGCCGAGGAAGGTTCTGGTGTGGACACACTAAAAGATGCACTAAGCACTTATCAACGAGAATTAGAAATCAGCAACGCTATCATTGCCGCTGGTGAAAAAGAAGTTCCGAAATACGAGCAGAATACCAGTAACTTAGTCAATGATACTACAAAACAATATCAGTATGATCATGGCGAGCAAGTTGATCAAGGAAATAGTTTCCCTATAAATCCACACGATGGTGATTTCTTTATTCGAACAGACTACATGCCAAATGCCATGTTTGTTTATCGAGGAACAAGATGGCAACGTGTATCTGAGTTTAATGATACAACTACTATGAGAGACAGAGTGTTTAACGCTGGTCAGTTTATTAACAATACTGCTACCACTGTTGTGGGCAATAAAGAAATACCAATAAGACAACCATTGAGTCAAGTGATCAAACCTAAGGCAGATATTTAATTATGCAATTTTTTTACGATGAACAAATACGAAGATACTTAACTCAGTTTATGAGACTCATGGGAGAGTTTTCTGTAAAGACTGGTAAAGATAGAAACGGTCAAGAAAGTTATATTCAAGTGCCAGTACGTTATGGCGACATCAATCGTATGGCCGCACACATAATGAAAAATCAAAGTGAGAACATGATTAATACTGTTCCATTTATCAGTGTGTATGTCACTGACTTGACTATCAATGCTGAACGAAGAAACAATCCCACGCACGTAGATAAAGTGCAAGTTTTTGAAAAAAAATATGATTACGCTACAGGACAATATATAGACGGAGAGATAGGAAATACTTATAGTATAGAACGTTATATGCCGGTACCCTACGACCTAACTGTTCAAGTTGATATATGGACCAGTAACACAGATCAAAAATTACAAATATTAGAGCAGTTGTTAGTTTTGTTTAACCCTAGTATCAACTTGCAGGTCAATGATAATCCATTTGATTGGACTGGTTTAACTTATACAGAACTAATCAACGTTGTATGGAGTGTTCGTCAAGTTCCGCAAGGCACAGATGATATCATCGATGTGGCCGCACTAAATTTTACTATTCCTATTTTTATTAATCCTCCGGCCAAGGTAAAACGACAAACACTTATTCATACTATTATGAATGAAATTAAACGAGCACAGGATAAAAATCCCTTAGATTGGAATCCTGCCGATCCTGTACCAAATAAACAATGGGTTATAGTAGGCTTTGAAGATTTACAATTACAAGTTAGAATCGACGGAGATTATGCTTTGCTGTTAAACAGACAAGGCACAGCAACATTTGACGACGGCAGTCCTTTAGGTTGGGAGGAAGCCCTTAAACCTTATGGACAATATCGTCCTGGTATAAGTCAAATGCGTCTACGTCGCGGCGATGATCCTGCTAATAGTGGCAGTGATATTATTGCTACACTAGGTGACATTAGCCCTGTGCAGATGAATAAAATTTTTATAAACATAGACGAAAGTAGTTTACCTGGCACTACTATTGCGGCTGTTAATGCCATTGTTGATCCAAAAAAATCTTCACCTGGTCATGGATTGCCTGCGGCACAGTTAGGTCAAAGATACTTGATTATTAATAATGTTCCGGAAATTGATTCATGGAGTAATGTTAGTGCCAAACAATTTGATATCATTGAATTTAATGGTACTGCTTGGGTTGTTAGTTTTAATGCTTTAGCCAATGGCAATTCAAGTGCCTACGTATTAAATATAACAACTGGATTAATATATGAATGGCGTGCCGGACAATGGATTAGTGCATATGAAGGAACATATCGTACAGGTTGGTGGAGATTGTATCTGTGAAGCAGTATAAGGCAGTTGGCGGAATTATTGTTAGTAAGAGTACAGGCAATGTATTGACTTTGTTGCGCTCTAAAAAAGAAAGCCATCCTAACACTTGGACGTTTTGTGGCGGCAAATTAGAAAATAATGAACTAGAGCATAGTGCATTATTAAGAGAGATGAACGAAGAACTGGGCAACATAGAAGTTGATAAAGTAATACCTTTTCACAGATATCAAAGTAGAAGTAAAGATTTTATCTACGATACTTTTATTGTGTTAGTAGATGAAGAATTTACTCCCACCCTTAATTGGGAAAACAGTGGATATGCATGGACTCCCATGGATAATTTGCCTAGTCCTTTGCACAGTAAAACCAGACAAATGTTATCCAGTTCTAGATTAATTAAAAAGTTCGAAACTTTTTGTCAATGGGTTGATAAGAAAAATGGCGGCAGAGATAGTACAATTCCCGAAAAGAATAAAAAAGCCTAATGTCGTTAAAAGTTTAGACCTGCGACATTGCTGGGACTCGCGGCTACAAAATCCATATCTTAATTCTTTATATAAGTCCGAACTATCCTATGCAGAACGATGGTACTTACATGCTGTACATTGTTTAAATTTTGACAAAGAAGATCATCCATTGATATCCGTGCTGTTAAATCCGTCTGACTACACGTTAAACCTGTTATATACTTGCGTGAACAATGATTTAAAAATACAACTAAAGGCATTAGAAAGTATTCATTTACCAAACCCTTATGCAATGACCGCAGATTATAATATAAGAAGATTAAACAAATGGAAAACTAAGTGGGAATGTTTGATTAATTATCGGGATCGACTTTAAAGTTTTTAGTACCCAAGTGTCCTAATTTTTTTGTCACTGTTAGATCTAAATTTATATCTATTTTTTTGTCCAGTAACATTCTGCAGAACTCAATATCTTCCCCGGTATATTGGCCGTGCCATCCTAGAACAAACCAAGGTAGTGCTAGTTCGTCAAATACTGTTATATCTATCAGCATGAATCCCATGGCCACTGCTTGACATGTGATCAAGTCTTTGTCAAATTCTTGTACATGACTATCCCATTTATATATTTCATGCCATGCTGTGACTACAAAAGGTTCTACACGTTTACTATAACCTGCGGCAACAACTGGCAATTTTCTATCTATTAATGATATAACACAATCAGGTGTAAACTCCATGTCACTGTCAATAAACATGACATGTGTTGCGCCCCATTCCTGTGCGGCCAATACTAGCTCATGTCTTTGGTTTACTATTAGAGTTCCGTGACTAAGAAATAATTTATTATCTATACCTAGTCTAGTTAGTACGCTACTTAAATTGTAAAGACAAAAAGTAGTAACAGCATGCATTTGATCCCTTGCAGGTATGCATACTGCTAATCTTATACTATTATAGTCGGTGCTGAGTTTATCTAAGAAGTTCACAGATTGCTTTTTAATTTAATGCCGCGTTTTTCTATAGGTTGTGGATCAGGAGATACTTCTTTTTCCGGTGCATTTGCCCTAATTCCAATGTCTTCTTCTGCTTTGATTGTTGCTTGTTTAATTGCATTAGCTAGTTTGACACAGAGTTGAGTTGCCTTAACATACCCTTCTTCAGGCAACATGGTCATTTTTTCCATGGTGTCTTTACTGATTTGTCCTGCTGTTATGATTTCAATAGCTGATGTTTTTCCTAGTTTATCTATCCAGAAATTTAATTCTTTTTCTTCCCATTTAGATACTAGATCACACAGGTTATCAATTTTATAGTTGTCTAACCATTCTTTCAGTGCATCAATGTTAGCTTGATTGTTATTCTTTTCATATTCTGTGGTTGCTAGATTCGCAGAACTTAGTTCTCTAATTTTGTTTACTACTTCGATTACTCTACGTGGAAATCCAATGGATGATGTAGTCGCATTAAAGTTTTCTAATTCAAATTGACTGGGTATCATGTAGGGTACAATATCAAATAGTTTTTGATACTTGTCTGTGTCGGTTGTAGCTGTTGATTTCTTTGTGGCCATAAAAATACCTCGATGTTATTCGAGGTATTTATAAGTTTATATCTTAAGAATTAGTATGTATATGGAATAGTTTGGCCACCAAAACGTGAGCTCAAACTAATTTGTGTGCTCGCGGATTGTCCAACGTATGCACCTAATGTAGCACTTAATCTAATGTTTTGGCCACCTGCGGCCGCCACGTTACTATAAGCTTTTTTTACACGACCCATTACAATTTCGGTTCCTGTTGCTGGTAAAATAGCCATTTTAGAATTCCTTTATTTCATATTATTTATCACTTCAAAGTGAAAATAAGTGGAAGGTAGTTGCCTACCTTCCAAAAATACCAGTATTATAGTTCTGGCTTAGAACCAACTTGTGCTTCAAGAACTTTAACTTTTGCACTTAGCTCTTTAACTGCTTCGATTAACAATGCTGTTAGCTTGTCGTAACGAACTGTTTTGTAGCCTTTAAATGCAGAATCGCATACCAACTCAGGAGCAACTGCTTCGACTTCTTGAGCAATAACACCCATCTGGTGACGATTATCAATGCCTAATGCTAGAGCAGTTTCGTTTGGATCAAATGTAACACCGTTGATTGCTTCAACTTTATCCAAAGCATCTGCAATAGTAACAATGTTTGTCTTCAATTTCAAGTCAGAGTAGTAAGCTGTAACTTCACCAGTAGCAGTAATTGCACCAGTAACTGTTAAAGCACCTGTTGAACATGCGCTACTTGTGCTTACTGCACCAGTGTGTGTACCACTTGTGTTGCTACTTGAAGTGATATAACTACTTGGGTTAGTAGCATTGTATGGTGTAAAGCCTAAAGCTGTTGTTACGTTAGCACTTGTAATACCAGTGATATAACCAGCACCGTTAGTCAATTGGTTATTGTTAGTTACGTTGGTAGCACCTGCGGCAATACCGTCTAACTTGGCGGCATATGTACTTGTCATATAACCGTTTACACTGGCCGTGGCCGCTGCCATACTGATTGTAGTTGCACCACTTGTTGTACTTGCACTAACTGGAGCTGTACCAGTAATGCTTAAAATACCAGTGTTAGTAATTGTAACTGCACCAGTAGCACCACTTACGCTAATACCAGTACCAGCAACATTACTTGTTACACCAGCGTTAGAAATTGTTGTACCACTTACGCCAATGCCTGTACCAGCTGTTGTAACTGTAATGGCTGCACTACCGTCAAAACTTACACCGTTAATTGTGCGAGCTGTTTGTAGTGTAGTTGCTGTTGAAGCATTACCACTTAAAGCACCGTAAACTGTTGTGACGTTTAAGTTCTTATTGAAGTTCCAACGATCGTCAGCACTTGTATAAGTTAATGTTGCAGGAGTAGCTGGGCCGTCGATGGTTAAGCCAGCACCGTTTGCTTGTGCGGCTGTTGTGGCATTCTTAGCAAGTTCAATATTTAAGTCTGCCACGGCTACTGTAGTCGAGTTAACTGTTGTAGTTGTGCCGCTGACTGTTAAGTTACCAGAAACTGTTAAGTCACCTGGTGTTGTCAATGAGCTTGGTAAACTTAATGTTACACCGCCTGTGCTAGCACTGGCTGTAATTTGGTTAGTTGTACCAGAAATAGTTGTTACACCAGTATTGCTAACTGTTGTACCACTTACGCCAATACCTGTACCGGCTGTAACAACGGTAATGTTTGCACTACCATCAAAGCTTACGCCTTGAATGTTACGAGCTGTTTTTAATGTTGTAGCTGTATCAGCATTACCTGTTAGCGCACCTGTAAAACCAGTTGAAGAAACTGAAGTTAAACCAGCTAGTGTGGTTGAGCTGGCACCTAATGCGATTGCTGTTGAACCAATTGTTGTTGAACTATTGGCCAAGTTAGCATTAGTAATACCTGCTGTACCGCTTAGGTTGCTGTTTGTTAAACCAGTGATAGTATTGCTACCTGCGGCAATAGTTTTATTTGTTAAAGTTTGTGTACCAGCAATAGATGCTAGTGTACCTGTTGTTGGTAAAGTAACAGTTGTTGCACCAGTTGTTGTTAGCGTAAGTGCATTATTTGCACTTAACGATAAACTGTTGCCTGTTGCACCAATATTAGTAATGGTATTACCATTACTGCTAAGACCGTTTACGCCGATCAGAGGCGTTTTTGAAGATGTTGCCATTTTTAGTTTCCCTTTCCACTAAAAGTTAGGGGAATCTTTCCCCTAACTTGCTTGGCTAATTATTATACCTTGTACGCGATTGCTTTGACTTTGAACTTAGTATTTGCGTTTGTTGGTGTTACCAATAGACGTAAATTGCCGCCGGAAATATCAGCGTCAAATGATGCCAATGATGTAGCGGCAGTTGTTATTAACTGCTGGTCACCTAAGAAAACTACGTTACTAGAGTTATAAGTTACAGTTTCTTGCCATACTTCCTTGTCAGTTGCTGTTTCAACACTGATAATGTAAGTAACAGATGTATAACCTGAAGCTGAAATACTGTCAAGTACTTGGTTAGCTGTTGTTGCTGTTGCATTTAAGTAAACAACATACTCGTCAGCAATACTTGTGCTACCTGTTTTGAACGTTGTTACACCACCAATTACAGGAGCAGTCAATGTCTTGTTAGTTAAAGTCTGTGTACCTGTTAGTGTAGTAACTGTAGAGTCGATAGCAACTGTTACTGCGGCTGTTTCTGATCCAGAACCAGTTACTGTCATACCTGTACCAGCTGTTACTGTAGCAACATAGTTACCAGTTGTATCAGTACCTAGTGTAACTGCATCGCCGGTTACTGTAGCATTCAATGTTACGTTAGCACTACCGTCAATGCTTACGCTACCTGATAAGTCACCACCTAGTGTAATTGTACGAGCTGTTGTCCACTTAGTTGCTGTGTCAGCATTACCTGTTAATGCACCAGTAAAGCCTGTTGATGTAACACTTGTTAAACCAGCCAATGTAGTTGCACTTGCACCTAAACTGATGTCTGTTGTACCAACAGTTACTTTACTGTTTGTCAAGCTAGTATTACCAATGTTTGATAATGTGTTTGAACTACCACTGATTGTCTTGTTAGTCAATGTTTGTGTTGCAGTAGTACCGACGATGCTAGTGAATGTTGTACCATCGTTTGTGAACTGCCATGCACTTCCGCTTTCGTTCCAGCGTAATTGAACCGCAGTACTATCACCACGCATTACTCTGAAGCCGACGTTTTCTGTAGGTGTACCACTTGTTACATCGCTGTTCAAATCAACTAAGTTATCAGCAATAGCCAAGTTTGTTACATTGATGTTGGCAATAGTACCGCTAACTGTCAAGCTACCGTCTACTGTTAGTGCGCCTGTAACTTTTACATCGTCGTCTAATTTAACAATGCCTGAACCAGTACCTGTTAATACTAAGTCTGTGTTATTAGACTTACTTGTCAAGCTGTCAACACCAATTTGGTTACCGAAAGCAATCTTGTTACCATCGCTTGAAGTAATGTTATTACCAGCATAAACAACCATTGGACCCTTCATGTTTAAGGTACCTGTTCCAGATGGAGCAAATTCGACGTTACCTGTACCGCTTGTTTGGATGCTGACGTTTTGGTTTATATCGGCAGAAACAACGATGTTGTTGTTTGTTGTTGACAATACTTGTTGGTTGTTAATATATAAAGAACCTGGACCAACGTATACAGAGTGGAACATCTTTGATGGGCTACCTAAGTTGTACGTGTTATCCACCGTTGGGATAATGTTACCGCTAACAGTTGCACCATTGATGTTTGGATTTGTTAAAGTCTTGTTAGTTAAAGTCTGTGTGCCAGTTAATGTAGCAACTGTTGAATCAATTGCCACTGTTACTGCGGCTGAACCGTTATAACTAGTACCAGTTAAACCTGTACCAATTGTTAACGCATTAGCGGCTTGGGCTGTAACTGTTGTGCTACCACCTAATGCAACAGAAGAACCGTTGATTGTAATACTGTTGTTGCTTAGTGAGCTATTTGGAATGCTACTTAAACTAAATGCACCAGTAGAACTGTTATAAGAAATACCTGTACCGGCTGTAACACTAACTGCACTACGTGCGCGATTTGTAGTAAAATATTGGTTAGTTGAACCTTCTGAAATGTCATCAGTGCCTAATGTACGTGTACCACCTAATGCAACAGAAGAACCGTTGATTGTAATACTGTTGTTGCTTAGTGAGCTATTTGGAATACTACCTAAACTAAATGCACCAGTAGAGCTGTTATAAGAAATACCAGTTCCGCTTGTTGCACTCAATGCTGTACGAGCACGAGCTTGTGTAAAATATTGGTTAGTACCTTCTGTTAAATCTGTTGTAGTAACTGCGATTGGATTGTAAACAGAACCATCGTTGGTAAATGTCCATTTCTGTGAACCTTCATTCCAACGAATTTGTGTATTTGTACTATCACCACGGTTAACTTCAATACCAGCGTTCTGGGTCGGTGTACCTGTCCAGTCACTGTTCAAAGTGAGAATGTTGTCAGCAACTGCAACAGTATTTGAATTTACTGTGGTTGTTGTACCGTTAACTGTAAAGTTGCCAGAAATTACAACACCTGTGTTATCAACTGTAAGAGCAGTAGTACCGTCAACTGTAACTGTTACTACACCAAGACCTGTGTCTGTTACTGTAACATTGGTGTCACCTTTAGTGATACTTGATGTTGAAATTGCACCAATTGCTGTATCAACATAACCTTTTGTAGCCGCATCAGTGTTTGTGGTAGGTGTTGTTACATTGATAATTTTATGATTTTGCATGTCGATAGTGTTAGCAAATAAAATCTTTGTATTTGCACTATCTTTGATTTGTTTAGTACTTGTAATTGTTAAATCACCAGTAACTGTTGCGGCACCAATGTTTAATGTACCTGTACCTGTTGCTGATAATTGTACGTCTTGGTTAGTTGCACCACCTAAAACCATTGCACCTGTATTTGATGTACTTGCAATTGGGCTACCGTTAACATAAATTGTACCTGGACCTACATAAAGGTCTTTCCACTGCTTATCTATACTACCTAATGAATATGTAACATCGGTCGCTGGAATGACGTTGCCAGTCATACCCAAATTGCCAGTCAATGTTAGGCCAGCAAATGTTGGACTGCCTGATGTAGTTAAATTTTGTGTTGTGCTAATTGCACCAGTACCACTATTATATGTGATACCAGAACCTGCATTGATTGCGCTTCTTGCGCGAGCTTGTGTAAAATATTGGTTGGAACCTTCGCTGATATCTGTTGTAGATAAAACAACGCTACCAGTTTTTGTATTAACACTGGTTACGCCACCGATTTGAACAACACTAGGTGTGCCGTCGTCTTTTTTGATATAGATCAAACCGTCATAGGTGTTGATCGCAATTTCGCCTAGAGCTAACTGGCTGGTTGTTGGAACCTTACCAGATTGTGCGCTACGCTTTAGAATAATTGTATTGGCCATTTGAGTATATACCCCTCTTGAATTTTTAGAACGATCGATTTCTAATATTCTCGAAAGTATTTATCAAATTTTGGCTTTACTCTACTAAAACACTAGAATTCGCCGCCATCAAGGTTGATATCTACAGCAGTTATATTATCAACTTCGCCTGTTTCATCTAGGGTTATCATCAAAGTTTTATTAGCTGAACCATAAGAACCACTAATATCAGTGGTACCTATTCGGTTTTCTTTGGCAAATGTTAAACCAGTTATTCCAGGAGTTATCACTCCCTGTGTTATTAAAGTCCAAGTTGTTTGTGAAAAAGTATTACCTTCTTCAACATACACTTTATTTCCTGAACTCAATTCAAAAATACTATCGGCATCTTCTGACCTTTTTAACCTACGAGTAGCCGATGACCACGAATATATGCCATTTTCTGCAGATGAATTTTGGCCTAGCAATAAAATTCTATCTTTATCACTTAAAGTGATGCCATCTATTATAGTCACAGTACCGCTAACACCAACATTAGAACGTGTGGCTACCCGAACACTATCTTTATAGTCAGAAACAGCACTGACAAAATTTTTACCTCTGAATATTGGCATCTTTAAACCTAAACTGTAATAGTTATATTTATATCAAAACGAAAATAAGAAAAGGTACGTTTCCGTACCTTTCCTATAAATTAATCAATTAAATTGATTAATATGTACCACCATCGATGTTACTTCCTTCATTTAGAACGCCGCCAGCACTTAGAGTGTTAGAAGCAACTACGCGAACGAAGATATAATCGTTGACTTCCGGAGCTGTGTCAAACACAATACTTGTTACACTACTAACTGTGTTAATTGTGTAAGAGTATGTAGGTGCTTGAATCAAACCGTTAATATACACTTGCGTGTTATCAATACTAGTAACTTCGACACCAGTACTGAAGCTAGCTGTTGTACCATCACCAGTAAAGTTCATTGAACTCGCTTGAACAGCAATGTTCTGCGGTACAAATTTACCTAAGAAACTGTTCCAAACTAGTGTGTAACCGTCTTGTAGTGCTTGTACTTTATCTACGTCATTCAAATCACGAATACTTGCGGCTGCAATACGTGCATCTGCACGACTGTCAGTGTAGTATAGATTTGTTAGACCTTCACTGATAGCATCTGTAGTTGGTGTAACAAATGTAAATGTACCAGTACCAGTAGCATAACTTAAGATGTTAGAATCGTCAGTTACTAAGGTAATTGCACTTTGAGCACGAGTATTTGTAAAATACAAGTTTGTCGAACCCTCTGTTACATCATCTGTACCTAATACAACATCATGTGTTTGACCATTTACTGACCAAACAGCAGCCTGTGTACTAACGATACCAGTTGCTGGATCATAGTCGATATTTGCACCATTGCTTATGCTAGCGCGAGCGCGAGCTGTTGTAAAGTATAAGTTTGTTAGACCTTCAGCAATTTCATCTGTGTTGATGTTAGCCAATGTAAAGTGGAAGTTACCAGTTGTATTATCATAGCTCATTGCATCTCTGTTATCAGTTGTTAAGCTGATAGCAGTACGAGCACGGCTGTCTAAATAATACTTGTTAGTAGTACCTTCTGTTACATCATCAGTACTTGGAGCACTAATAGTGATAACACCGCTGGTACTATCATAGCTTAGGTTACTCCAACCACTTGAACTAATGCTATTACGAGCACGAGCTTGTGTAAAGTATTGATTTATCATACCTTCAGCTACATCATCTGTAGTCATACCAGCTAAGTCAAATGTAAACACACCGCTAGTATTATCATAGCTTAGTGTGTTTAAGTTACTTGATACTAAACTGACTGCATTACGAGCACGACTGTCTGTGAAGTACAAGTTTGTTGTACCTTCGCTGACATCATCAGTGCTAAAAGTAATTGAATCGCCTAATGAAACAGGAGCACCTAAAATAGTAATTGAACTATTAGTCAATGAACTGTTTGGAATATTAGCTAGACTGAATACACCAGTTGCACTATCATATGCGGCACCTGTTGATGTGTTAGCACTGAAGTGAGCACGTACTTCAGAATCATTTGGACCTGTGTATGTGAATATGCCAGTTGCACTATCATAAGCAAAGTTGCCGTCGCCGCTTGCTTTAACTGCACTGAAGTGAGCACGTACTTCAGAGTCACTTGGACCTGTGTATGTAAATGCACCAGTTGCACTATCATAGCTAAATGAACCATCACCGCCTGCATCAATAGCACTGAAGTGAGCACGTACTTCAGAGTCACTTGGACCTGTGTAGCTGAATACGCCAGTTGTACTGTCATAGGCAAAGTTGCCGTCACCGCTAACCTTATTTGCACTTACTGCTCGACGATAATCAGCACTATCTGGACCTGTATAACTGTATGTACCAGTTGCACTATCATAGCTGAAATTACCATCACCGCTGATCTTAGTTGCACTTAGTTCACCGCGGATATCTGCACTTGTCACTTTGGCAAATGTAAATTTACCAGTTGTATTATCATAGCTTAAAGTGCCATGACCAGTACCACTGTTATCTGCACTTAGAGCACTACGTACACGAGCATCTGTGAAGTACAAGTTTGTTGTACCTTCGCTGACATCATCGGTTGTATGATTGCTTAGATCGCTGACTTGACCTGTTACGTTACCAGTTAAATTACCTGTAACATTACCTGTAACATCACCAGTCAATGGGCCAGTAAATGCTGTTGCAGTTAATGTACCTGTCATTGAATTAAATGTTAGACCGGAAGCGTCAGATAATTCACCATCTGTGCCAGCAAATACAACACGACCAGCTGTTAAAGCTGTGTCTTTCAATTGTGTAAACTTACCAGCGGCTGGTGTTGTTTGACCAATTGGAGTATTATCAATAGCACCAAATTGAGCAGATCCACTTGTACCGAAGTCACCGTTTACATACAAGCCTTTGTTAGTTTCCCAACGATCGGCACCTGATACATAGTTGAATGTTGCATTAGCACCATCAATAGTTAAACCAGCTCCGTTGGCTTGAGCGGCACTTGCGGCGCCTTTGGCCAATGTCAAGTTCAAGTCATTGATTTCAACAGTAGTTGACTGAATAGCAGTCATTGTACCTAACACAGTTAAGTCACCGCTGACTGTTACATCGTTGAATGTAACATTGCTTGTTGTGCTAACATCTTGACCGATTGCAATAACACCAGTAGAACTTGTGTATGTTACACCAGTACCACCACTTAGCGTATTACGAGCACGAGTTTCTGTGAAATATTGCGTACCGCTGGTTGCTGTTGCCATTGGATCTTCAGCTAGGTCAGCTGTAGTCTTTGCGGCAAATGCTGTGTCAAAACGTGACTGTGTGTAGTATAAATTGTTTGTACCTTCAGCAACATCATTAGTTGTTTTACCAGCTAATGCTGTGTCAAAACGTGCTTGAGTCCAGTACAAGTTCATTGTACCTTCGTTGATATCATCAGTGACTAAATTATAGCTACCGCCCAATGAAATATCATGTGAGTTAACTGTGATCTTGCTGTTTGTCAAACTTGCATTTGGAATATTAGCTAAACTAATAATACCTGTTGCGCTGTCATAACTTACACCAGTTGCACTTGTTGCACTGATATCACCACGAACATCACTAGCCGTAACTTTAGCGTATGTATATGCACCAGTTGTTGGATCATATGTCAAATCGCCATGGCCTGTACCAGTTGTTGCGGCACTTAGGTTACTGCGAACATCAGATGCTGTAACTTTGGCAAATGTGAATACACCAGTTGTATTGTCGTAGGTTAAATCGCCAAAACCAATACCACTTGTTGCGGCACTGAAGTGTAAACGAACTTCTGCGGCACTTGGACCAGTATATGTGAAAGTACCAGTTGCGCTGTCATAGGCAAGGTTACCGTCGCCACTGGCTTTGTATGCACTTACAGCTTGACGATAGTTAGTATTTGTTGGACCATCATATGTGAATACACCAGTTATGCTACTATATTGTAGATTACCATCGCCACTGTTGGCTAAGGCGCTTACAGCTTGACGATAGTCTACAGAAGTTGGACCTGTATAGCTGAATACACCCATAGTGTTATCATATGTAAAGTCGCCGTCGCCGCTAACTTTAGTTGCACTTACTGAGTTTTGAGCACGAGTTGTTGTAAAGTATAAGTTTGTTGCACCTTCTGTTACATCATCTGTACTTGGAGCTGATATTGCAATAATACCAGTTGCGTTATTATAACTTAGATTGCTCCAACCGCTTGCACTGATACTGTCACGAGCACGAGCTGTTGTAAAGTATAAGTTTGTACGACCTTCTGCAACGTCATCCGTTGTTTGACTACCCAAGCTGAATGTGAATACACCGCTGGTAGGATCATATGATAATACGCTGTTGTTGTCAGTGGTTAAACTAACAGCATTTCTTGCGCGAGCATTTGTAAAGTATAGGTTCATTGAACCTTCGTTTACACCATCAGTTGTTGGTGTAGAATAACTGAAATTACCAGTCAAGTCGTTGTAGCTGATATCGCCACTTGCGCTTACTGCGGCACGAACGCGAGCGTCTGTGTAATACAAATTAACTGCGCCTTCGCTGATAGCGTCTGTGCTTGGTGTAACAAATGTAATTACGCCTGTGCCAGTGCTATAACTTAAAATGTTTGAATTGTCAGTGGTTACACTAACTGCACTACGAGCACGAGCATCAGTATAGTATAGGTTCATTGAACCTTCATCAATATTGTCTGTGTCTAATACAACATCGTGTGTTTGACCGTTTACTGACCAAACAGCGGCCTGTGTACTAATAACACCAGTTGCTGAATCATAGTCAATGTTTGCACCGTTGCTTACACTATTACGAGCACGAGCTGTTGTAAAATATTGATTTGTTAGGCCTTCTACAATTTTATCAGTGCTTGGAGTTGTAAATGTAAATTCACCTGTCTGTGAGCTGTATGATATAATTGTGTTATCATCGCTGTTAAGACTGATACTTTGACGAGCACGGCTTTGACTAAAATATAAATTTGTAGTACCTTCTAAGATACCATCACTAGTTGGATGATTATAAGTTAATATACCTGTTGTTTGGTCATAGCTTAAAACAGTGGTGTTATCACTGAATAAACTCCAGGCGCCGCGTACACGAGCGTCTGTGTAGTACAAGTTAGTTGTGCCTTCAGGAACATCATCTGTACTATAAATCATCTGTGCGTTGATAGCACTATCAACATATTGCTTTGTTACCGCACCTAAATTCGTAATTGGATCACCGGAAAGTGTTAACTCACCGGTCATTGCTTGACTACCGTCTTTTGGTAGTTTTGTTGCAAGACTTGTAGCAATCGTAGTTGCAAAATTTGGATCGTTTGCAATAGCGGCTGCTAATTCATTTAAGGTGTTTAGCAAATCTGGTGAACTATCGATTAACTCGGCAATAGCTGTACGAACGAATGATGTACTGGCTAGTTGATTTGTATTAACCGTTTGTTCTGCTGTAGGAGCCGTTGGCTGCCCTCTTAGGTCTACGCTGTCGATAATCGAACTGGACCTTGCTTTAATTAATGGCATTTTTTTATCCTCTTTATTGAATTTCTAATGAAATTCAGCTAGCATTGTTTTTGTCTATGCTAACAGACTTTGCTAGTTCCGCCAAAGTATTTAAAAGTACCGGGGCCGAACCAACTAAGTTACTAATCTCTTGTTGAACCATTTGAGTAGTAGCTATATAAGATAATTCAGCCGCGGTTGGTATTCCCTTTAAATCTATACTATCACTTAGTGAACTTGATTTAAGTTTTATCAATGGCATCTTTATTATCTCCTGGCATTTTTAAGTTTGGTGCCGCCAACTGTGAGAATAATCATATAACTAACAACCAGTAGTTTTTCGTTATTTCAACGCTACCGTTGCTAGCAGTTACAGTAATTTCATATCGACTAGGACTGCTGTTTCTAGGAGCAGTACCTACGATACTAGTTCCACTGATAGTTAACCAACTAATAGTGGATTCACCTGCATAAGCAGGGCTTATTATTATACTTGTAGCATTATTTACCGCAAGTCTAAAATTTATTGCTTCTCCGGATCTAAAACGCCCTATATAGGTATTAGAGTCTGTCCATTTTGGCTTAGAAGAATTAAGATTAATTAAATTTTTATATGTATATTCATTACCGCTAACATCTAATAAAGTTAGATCTTGAGGAATATTCCAAAAAGAACTGTTAGCATTAATAGTGTTTGTTTCAATCATTAGTTGAAGAATGCTATCACTGGGGTAATCTATTCTAGTGATATTTTGATTTCCGATTCTAACTCCTGTACCATAAGCAATGTCTGTGGCTACTATAGATATAGTAGTATAATTACTGATTGTGCTATAACTTATAGAAGTTATTTTAGGTCTAGGTCTATCGCTGGTTGTATTACTGCGTAAAATTCTTATTTGAATTCTATCACCTATAGCAGGTGCTTCATCAAAGGCTACAATATTTCCATTAATAATAGTATAACTATAATAAGGTTCTTGATTGATACCGTTTATAGTTACAACTAGATTATTTGGACTACTAACAGTATTCTGTATGTCAAATTCTAACGTAGTACCATCTCCGGTGAATAATCTTGTAATAGGTGTTAAAGAATTAATCTGACTTCTAAATTTACCAAAGGTACTGTCATAGACTAATACTTCACCTGTTACCGGAGAAGTAACAGTGACGTCAGTGAGACTGTTTAATTGTAAATTACTGATTGTATTAGTAAGGTTACTATTTTCATTTGACAGTTGTGTGTCAACATAATCTTTGTTTACTATAATTTGCCATGTTGCACCATCATAGTATTCTGGATTTGCAACACCGGTATCGCCTAAATATCTAATCAAGCCTGCACTTGCAATTGCCGGGCGGTTTGTTAAATTTCCAGTGGGAAGTTTTAGTGCTCCAGTGGCGTTAACAGTTAATACACCAGAATCTGGTGTAAGGCTTTCTGCAGAATGATTTACTTTAATGGACATGAGTTAACCTTATTTCAATTATTTATCAAAATCTAAGATCTTAACTCTTGTCCCATAGTTTTAAAATTGATTCTTCAAGTTGATTAATGATACTGTCTCCGGGATCTGACCTGCCCCATTTACCCATTGGGCATTCAGTTTCTGCAAACAATGCCTTGGCCGGCATATAACATTTACATTCATTACAAGTTTTTAATTTGTTTATAAAAGATTCACAGCTATAACATATTGTTAATCTTTGTTCTTTAATTGATTCATCGACTGTGGCAAACATAGTAATATTTATAAATGGAAAAGGACTCCGAAGAGTCCTTTTCATACAAGTTGTTAAACTTCCTAGATTATAGGAACTTAACTGCACCCATAGCAATGTTGCCAACGTAGTCAGCGGCATTACCTAGAGAAGATGCTGTGTTTGTCAATTCAACATAACCATAACGTGTCATGAAGCTTACGACTGGTTCCATTGTAGCTGGATCCATTACAACACCACTGCTCATCAATGGGATATATGGGCAATAGAAAGCTGCCGCATCCATTTCGTTAGGTCCTTTGTAACCAACTAAAACTGGAGCAGTAGAATCTGCGTATGCGTTTACATATACTTTTACAGAACTGTTCAATGTACCAGCAAACTTTGTGTTTGTTGGAGCTTCGAATGTACCTTCTGTAGTACGTGCAAATGCAGATGTAGTAGCACTTTGTAGGATAGTCAATGCTGTTGGGGAAACAACTGCATAGTTACCTGCGCCACGACGTGTGCGTTGAGCGATACGGTTAGCAACATCATTGATCATGATGGCCAATGCCGCGTGTTGGTCACCAACGTATGTAGGTGTACCTGTGAAGCTTACGCTACCGTCTTGAGCAAATGTGTGAACTGCTGTACCACTTAAAGTTACTAGCTTGCCAAGAATTTCTTGGTCAATTTCAGCAGTAATTTCTTGTGCAAGTGCGGCCATGATTTCAGCTTCAACGTCCAAACCGTGCATGGCTTGTGCGTCTTGAGCGGCTTCAAATGTCCAACGAGCAGAAATCTTACGGCTTCTTGCTTCAACTGTTTGCTTCAAGATTTGAATGCTTAGTTTTTTACCAACTTCGCCTTCTAAAGAGCTTGTAGCTACTGGGCCTGGGGCACCTGCATTACTGTTACCTGTGTAGGCTTGAGCAATGTTGAATGGGCTTAAAGCTTCAGTACCTGCTGTAACACCAGCAGAAGTTTCAGCATAACGAACACGTAGAGTGTGGATTTGACCAACTGGGCCAGTCATTGGTTGTACACCAACGATTTCGTTAGCAATAACTGTAGGCATAACACGACGAATAACTGGTAGAATTACTTTGTTAAGTACTGCTACGTTGCCAGACTGTGTTGCACCAGCAGTTACAGATTCTGTAAGTTGCTTACGTGTGTTTTCTAGAACTGTCTCCATGACAGCTTTACGGTTACCGTTGAGTCCTTCTAGTAGAACATCCTTAGTTGCGTTCCAGTTCTGGGACTCGAAAAGTTTTTCAGACATAATAGTCTCCTTTTAATTCTTTCCTATTCCGGCTAGCTTACGTAGTGATAGTATGTCTGCGCCTGCAGAATGTTCACTAGAAGTTTTATCACCGGTCACCGCAGTCTTCTGCGATACCGAACTCTCGGAAATTACTTGTTTGCTTGATACAGTTTTAGTAGTTTCGTTGAGGACTGCTGGTAGATACTTGTTGTATGCTTCACGGAGACTTTCGGTTGCTGTTGTTTTCAGCAAGTCTTCCATGATTCCCTTCTTCTCTTTAGAAAGAGGAGATACCAACTCTTGCATAATAGTTTGGCGTTTTACCGCGTCTTCTGCTATGCGAATTTTCTTTTGAGCCTGAGTTAATGCCTGGTTTTTAGATTCTACGATCTGTGCTTGTTCTGATAATTTTTGGTTTAGTTCTTCGATTTGTGTTCCAAGTTTTTTGACTTGGGTTCCATCTGCAAAGCCACTGGCCATAAATTCGGCAGCAAAAGCTTCCATAATCTTACGTCCAAATGCATTTTGTCTGCTCATTTGAATGTCTTCACGTAATTGAGTTATTTCATTGCGTAAAGCACCACTGATAAGTTGTTCAGTCTTATTTGCGGCTTCTTTAATAAACTTAGCTTTAGCGTCTGCAATAATTTGCTTGCCTTCAGCAACCATTTGAACACGAGCACGAACAAGTTTTTGCTCGTCTTCGCGTAGTTCTTTTAGTTCTGCTGTTAGTTTGCTCACTGCAAATTCTTCTAGTTTACCAAAGTTCTTTTTCTGTGTATCACGATCTTCTCTGAGTTCTTTGATTTCTTTGGCCATGGCTTCTAGAACAAATTTGTTTAGCAATTGAGCGTGCTCTTTCATTTGTTTTTTGTAAGCTACTTTAGCTTCTACTACATCGCGTTTGTCTTGTGCAAATTCTGTAATTTCACGCTGAATTGCTTCAGTGATCATTTTGTCAGCCGCTTCAACAATCAAACCTTTGTCATGTTCATAACGTTGGCTAAATTCTTCACGTAAATTTGCTTCAACTTCTTCATGTAGTTGCTTAACCTTAGAATCCCAAGCTTCTTGTAATTGACTTGTTACTTCCTCAGATAACATCCCGGTACCGAATAGTTCTTTTAATGTGCTCATCTAGTTCCCCTTATTTTTTTAGGTTATCGATGAACCTGAGAACCTCTTCCTGGAGGTATCTTTGTGCTTTTGAATCATGTCTTACTGCATCTGCGACGCCCCATAATTGGTTACGTCTGCGATCGTGCATAACACGTTCGTAGATAGCTTTAGGATATGCTTCTGGAGCACTAGGTTGTGCCACGATGTCCACCGTGACAATTTCAAATTCAGTAACGCCACCAGATTCATTGACGTTACCGGATCCCCTACTTGATACACCTAGTTTAACACCACTCTCTAAGAGAGTTTTTACGATGTTACCCATTGGTGTAGGTAGGATTTTTAATTTACCTATACCGTTGTTTTCATTCATGTACATATTAGTAATCATGTGTGATACACGGTCTAAGTTAACTTGTAGGTCATCAGGATGATCGGCTTCGCCTAATACTGAATAACCATTTTTAATTTTTTCGGCAATGTTACTACATGCTCTAGCAATTTCATTGACGGGATAAACTCTCTGGTTTTGATTTTTTACTCCGCCTTGAATAAAAATGCCTTCCATGTAGAGATCCTTGCCGCCAGAGGCGTTTTCAATCAGCTGGGTTCTAATTCCAGCTTGATCGTATGTAAGGGCTTCTACTAATGGTAAGGCCATGTTATTAACTCTTTGCTACTGGGCTAGTTTTATTGCTAGCTGAATCGCTGTTCATCTTTGGTACGGCAACATTTTGTAAGCTAGGAGCTTTTTTGTTACCTGGAGCTGTTCCAACGTTTTTAGCGTTTGGATTAGCAACTACGTTACCTTTTAAAAGACCATTGCCTTTTAATTGGCCACCTGTAGAACCAGCTTCGCCGCCGTTCATGCTACCGTCATTGATTTTAATTGCGCCAGCGCCATTACCAGAAATCTTAGCACCAGAACTTACTGGGCTTTTCTTGTTGTCAGCGGCATCGCTGTTAGCTGGAGATGCTACATTTTGCAATGCAACGTTTTCACCTAAAGCGGCATAACTTTCTTCTGTTGGCTCTTCTTCGCCGGGCATTTCCATGCTTGACTCTTCTTCACCGCCAGTTAATTCAGCAAATAATGCTTTTAGTTCAGCTAACGAATCTTCAACAGAAGTTAATAGTTCGTCTGCCTTTTCTTCAGTACCTTCGGCGCCTTCTTCTCCGGATCCGCCCATAGCTAAATCGCTAGTGGCTTCTGGTTCTGTTGGCTCATCACCGCCCATGGCTGACATTGGATCTTCTTCTTCATCTTCAGCTTCGCTGAATAGACGTTCATCTTCCAAATCTGCTTGATGATCTGTGATTTCATCTTCGAACCCTTGTTGTGGGTTTCCGCCGATACCTTCTTCGATATCCTCTTCAACTTCTTCGTCGAACTGACTTAGTTCTTCGTAAATTGATTTACCTTTTGCAACAAAGAATTGATGTAGCAATTCGCTTGCACGATCGTCTTCTTTATTGATTAAGTGCTCAAGCACCTGTTCTAATGTATGTTTTGACATGCTGTTCTCCTTTTTGGCCAAAAGTGGTTGTCTTCGTAATATTATTTACATATTACATAAAAAATCTAGTAGAAACACCATTAAAAACGTGTTTTTCTACTAGATATACGAAGTAAGTATAGATTAATACTACATTGCCGCGGGCCGTGCATAAATGGTTTTATACAGTTCTTTCCGTTGCTCTGTTTCTAATTTTCTAATCTCTCTCATTTTTCTAATTTTGTTAAGATGTTCTAAACTTAATCTAGGACGGCGAGTATCGGTTTTTTCAGCTTTGTGAAATTGATCCGCTTCTGGATTATAGTGTCCATCTTGGAAATCTGTTACTTCATTGAGTTTCATTTGGGGTTCCTCCTAGTGGACTTTGATTACCTTGTGCATTGGGATTGGGCTCGCCATTCAAGCCCAAGTCCTGACCAGCTTCTGCAGAACCTTCTGTGTCACCTAACAAGCCCATGTCGTCATCTGTGGGCTTATCGATTCCCACGCTGTTTAGGTCACCGCCACTGGTTGCTAGGCTAGCATCGCCCTGTGGTGTTGGTGCTCCATCTGGATTTTCTTCACTCCATTTTACTTCGTTTTCCACAATCTCTTCGTCGGTTAATCCTAGATATTTCTTCAATGCAAATCTACGACTAATATATGGAACTTCTGCCAATTGTGTAAACACAGCGGCTCTGGCATTGTTAACTTCGATTTCTCTGTATTCACTAAAGCTCTGTGGAGCACAGAATGCCAATGTAAATGTACTTGAATCAAGTTCTACGCCCTTGTTTTTCAAGAACATTTTAAATTCGTTGTCCAATGATTCAATTAAAAGTTGTTGCAGACGTTGACAATATTTGTTGAAACGATATTCTTGAATATATGCAGTACCTACACGGCCATCATTGTAAACTGCTGTACCATCATCGGGTCCTGTGGGCAAATAGCTACTGGGAATACGCAGGGCTCGCATCATTTTATTAGTAAAGAATCTTAGGTCATCAATTTGTCCTAGATTATCGCCGCCGGGCAATGTTTCAACTTTACTGCCACGGCCATCGGCTGTTTGTGCAAAGAAATAGTCTTCTAACATACTCAATGGATTATAACTGGCATCCATTATGCTAGCGCCGCCGCCTGTACGACTAGGCATACGCTTTTGGTGGATTTCGTTTTTAACACGTTCCACAAAGGCCATGGCCATGTTTGCAGGCATGTTACCCACGTCAATATAGAAAATACGTCGTTCTGGCGCACGTTGAACACGATAGATAATAATACTATCTTCTAATAAACTCTTCTGTTGGAATACTTTATAGCAAGATTCTAGTACACTGACGCCAAAAGGATAGTTATTATCCAAGCCTTCTGTTAAACTTAGATGTATCACGTGATCTGCATTTACTGCAATTTCCTCGCTGGGATTCTGATTACCACCACTGGCTCTAACACCTGCGGCATACTGTACAAAACTAGCACTACTAAATTGCGGTGCGGTCTGTGCTTTGTCTGTGCTTAATGGAGTAGATGCTACTTTATTGGCAATGTCCAAGCTTAGGTTACGCATTATATACTGCTCAACTTGACGTCCTTTGGCTTCATTGATAATAATCTTAGTGACATCTGCGGCATTTACATAGTGCAATTCAAATGTTTCAGGATCTCTAATAAAGAACTGATCCCCATATTTTATGCTGTTTCTAACTGTGCGCCAGCAACGTTTTTTCCATTCGTTGATCAAACACCACTGGCGTAGACTATTAGATAGTACTTTTACTTCTGCGTCTGTGGGATCTTGAAAATGTTCAAAGGTAAATGGTAAGTTAGTTTCGTAGTCAAACTGTGTGCAAAACTCTGCTATTGTGTCCAACGCTGAATTAATTTCACTGTCCACATCCATTTGTTCATACTGAGCATAACGGTCGGTTCTGTTTGGTGCGCCTGTATAAACGTCTTTTAGCCAGCTGGCAAATTTATTGGCACTTACGTGACCGTTATTGCCGTTTTTTTGCTGTTGAGCCTTCATTAGCTCATTTGCTGTTTGTGGTATTTGAAAGTGTTTGCGCCAACTCATATTTTATCCTGTTATATATTTATAGGATTTGCCTTAGTTCGGCAGTGGCAGATTCTTTATGTTTCTGCTAGTATCACGCTGATAATTCAATGCCTGAGCATTCATCGAATTAGCGGCCCGTTGCTGATCAACCAATTCTGTTACACTGGCATTTAATCTAGCAGTTTCGGCAACTCTTTTTTCGTTGTCGCTGTATATGGTATCATTGGCACTGACCGCAGTATCAGTGACATCATCACCAAATAATTTGTCGCCCAATAACTGTCCTATAACACCGCCAGCGGCTGAGCCAATGGCTATGCCCACTGGTCCGGCCCAAGTACCTAACATGCCTCCAAGGAATCTGCCAGCAAAAGATCCGCCTACACCACCTGCAATGCTACCTGCAATGTTGCCCGCTGTGCCTGCATTAGTCTGTGCCGGGCCCATGACAGCATTTGCCACTGTTCCCCCTACTAATGCTCCTGCTCCGCCGGCCATTATTCTCGGACCTAATCTCATTAATGCGGCTGACCCTGCTCCACGATAACCTGTTGCTCGTAGTATAGATGCCATGCCAGTTTTACCATATGCTTTATACATAGACATGATGGTAGCAATGTCTACGCCAGCTCCTAATAATTCTACTACTTTTCCAGCATCGCCTTCCATGCCACTGCCAACAGATCCTAGTATGCCACCCAGTGCCATGCCACCCATACCAATTTTGGCTGCTGTACTCATGCCTGTTAGGCCAGCAAACATTCCACTACGACTGGCCTGTGCTCTGGCTTCTGCTGGTGATAAACCCTGTCTACGTAAATCTTTGTATTTTGCCTGTTGTTCTGGTGTCATACCAGGACTTGTTCCACGGCCACCATTTAATACATTATCAACTGTTCTTACCCACAGTGGTGTGGCCGCGGTTTGGCCATTTGCTCTACGACCAAACATACTGGCAAAACCACCTGCGGCGTTACCGCCTAGCAAGGCCTTGGCTGATCCAAACAAACTGGTAAATGCTGTAAATGCGGAACCGGCTATGCCCACTACACCTGCCAGTGCTAGTAGGCCTCCCAACAAACTGCCTGCGCCTGTGGCACCTAATAAATTGGCAATGGGATTTAAGACCTTAAGAATTGTATTGAATACTGCGGCAACTCCATTTAAAATTCCATAAAAGAAATTCCAATTAATGTTGTTAAGTATGCCCAGTACTGGTATCAGTGCTTGTTGTAAATTAGCTTCTAATTTATTTCTTTCTGCAACAAATCTACGACTAGCGTCTAATTGTTTTTTACGTTCTTTGCCTTCTTCTGTGTTATAGAATCTAGCTTCTTCTGCTAGTTTTAATAATTGTCTTGCAGATTCTCCTGCTGGACCTTCTAACATACTCAGTGTTTTAATCTGCTGGCCGCGCTGTTCAACTTCTTGTTCGGCTAATTTTCTTAGTCTGTCTCTATCTTGTTCTGTTACTTGTCTGCCCTGCTGTACTCCTTCAGCAAGTTTAGTAAATTCATTGTATAAAGGTGCGCTGGCAATTAATAAATTTTTACCAGATTCTGTTAGTGCCAGTGGTAAACCAGCGGCCGCTGACTTTAATGCATCTGTGCCCAGGACGTCGCCTGCTTCACCAAATACTCCCCTTATACTTGCGGCAAATCCTAAAACTGCACTACTAACTTGTTTTCTATTTTCCCTAGTCGTGGCCACCATGGTGGCAATCAAAGGATCTGTGGCTAATTTATTTGCGGCCGCGGCTAATTCAGTTACACTTTTACCTGTGCTTTCACTTAGATTTTGTAAGTCTTTGGCCAGGGCCACTGAATTCGCTCTTACCTGTTCCTGTGCCTGCTTGCCTTTAAAGCCTTGACTCACTGCTACTTTGACCTGTTGAGCAGTAAACATTGCCAAGTCATCTAGGCTTAGGCCTAGATTACCAAAACGTTCTGTGCTGGATCTTACTTCCGACACCAATGCACCAAATTTTACAGCGCCATCAGTGGCACTGGTACCTAGACTGGCAAAGCCGCCGCCCGTTTCTTTTAGCGCAGATGTAAATGATTCTAATCTAACACCAGCAGTTTTACTGGCTATGGCAAATGTCATAATGTCACCGGCCACACCCATTTGCATGGCCTTGCCTAGGTTATCTGCATATCCGTTTAGAGCACCCAACATTGTACCAAATCCCGTTAGGCCAAGGGCTAACTTACTGTTATGACTTAGAAAATAAGATAAGTCACTGAGTCCTTTAAAACTTCCATGGGCAACACGACTTAGATTATCAAATCCAAATCTTAGATCTTCGGTGGCATCACCGAGTTCTTTTGTTTGCTTAGATGCCTTAGTTGTTTCTTTGTTACTGGCTTTTATAGCATCTATACGGTCTAATTCTGCTTTACCTTCAGGTGTGTCTTTGCCTTTGACCAGTCTTTTGGCCATGGCACTAGTAAGGTCAATCAACTTGTCCATTTGTTTGGCCGTAGAAATGCCGTTCAATGAAAAATCATAGTAACCCGGTCTAGATGGGTCAGGTATCGCGGTACCTGTTATATCGTTTAGTGCCATTAAAGTATACTTTTTACTGGTATAAATATGTTTATACGCTTTTTATTTATCGGAGTTAAAAATGCCAGAAACAGCACAAATTGAAAATAATCCACTAAAGAGTTTCTTTAGAAAACCAGGCATTTGGATACTGCTACCCAGTCAGGGAAAGTATTATACCACACCCTTAGCGGAACTAAATGCTCAGGGAGAGATACCAGTATATCCAATGACTGCCAAAGATGAAATTGTACTTAAAAATGCTGATTCATTGTTAAACGGCAATGCTATTCGTCAATTGATCAATAGCTGTGTGCCCTGTATTAAAAATGTCGATGAAATGCCGGCCATTGATTTAGACGCTATTCTTGTTGCTATTCGACGAGCAACCTATGGCGAAAATTTTGATGCGTCTGCAGAATGTGACTGCGAAAACAAAGCTGTAACAGAATTTACTGTTAACCTAAACAGAGTTATCTCCAGCATCAAAGTGATCAACGATATCAAACCCATAGACTTAGACAGCGGTATCAAAGTGTTTGTTAGACCAATCACTGTTAAAAGTATATTGAATTTAAACTGGGTTCAATTTGAACAAATGCGTAATCTGCAAATGGCTGAACAACGAGATCTAAGCCAAGACGAACAACTCAAAATTGTCAATACCAGCTATGATATACTCTTAGATACCAGTATTAAAACTGTGGCAAACTGCATCGAAGAAGTACTGCTACCAAACGGTGTTGTAGTAAAGGATCAGGCACAGATATTCGAATGGGCCATGCAAATGGAGCGACCTGAATTTAAGAAGCTAGAAACAAGTTTACTTGAAATTTCCGAACTAGGTATTAATAAGAGTGTTGATGTACAATGTTCTAAATGCGACAAGACTTTTAAAACTACATTAGACCTGAATCCCACAACTTTTTTCGCATGAGGCTTTTGACTCTTAAGTCAGGTCCTTAGATTTTAAAGTTGCTAAAATCTATGGAAAAAGATACAAAAGCCTTAATCGAAGATGTTGCAACACTGGCCTTGTACAGTGGCCAAAGCTATAATGAACTTTGGAATTTTACCTATGAAGAACGTGAAATTTTTTCCATGGTACTCCAAAACAAGATAAAGATAGACAAAGGCATTAAGCCAACTACAGAATATAAACAACAACTCTTTTAAAGTTGTTCAGAGAACAACTAAGATTAATGTTTAGCTTCGCTAATACTCGCATAAACATTAATCTTTGAAATTCTTATCTTAATTTAAAAACAGTTATTTAGATTACTTACATAACTGATACTTGTCAAGGTTTTGCAGTCGTACTTTGCCCTGCTACGGGCAAAGAAAATAAAGGAATTCCTGTCGGAGGCCTATTATCGTAATCCATCGCTACAACTGTGAACAGTAAAGGCGGTTATGCGGTACCTTTTTACGTAGTCCTTTTAATAACGCAGAATCTTATTGCTGAAGGATGAACGCAAAGATTCTTGTGGGTTGCAATGACTCAACAGAGCCCACTCTTTTTAGTCTTACTATACATTTGCCAACACGTTTCAGACTGTGTGTTGCGTCCGGTTAAGGATAGTGGCAATCATGTCTCTGTTATCGATGCAGAATTTCCATCCCTGCGACCCGTGGTCCAGTTGTAGGGCACCTTGTTAAAACGGCCAGTGCGGAGCCTATCGATAAATTATGAGCCTAATTTGTTTATTATGTGGGAGCCGTGTACTCGAACCTGTATGTGACCGTTGTAGTAGTCAGTTGATTCCAGTACTTTTTGTGTGAATTGTTCTCGAGCCTCGATATAACTACATTCTGCCTTGGATTTACAATAATAAAGTATTTCTCTTTTAAAATGTTCCGGGCCTAATGTTGCCACATCTTTGTTTAGTGCTTCGTTTGAGCCATAGTATGTTTGCCAGTCGCTGTCGATTTTGCTTCTAATTTTTTTCTTTTTCTTTGTGCCATTTTTTAGTTTTACTGTTTTTGTAGTTGTTTTAGAAAATTTTGCCAATTTTTTACCAATGTACTTGCGTCCATTAGTGGTGTTAGTAATTAGATAAACAAAACCGATACAGTCTTCTGGTAGTGATTCTACTACAGACTCTTGATATAACCATGTCATTGTGTAGATACTTATCTACATGGTACCGGTTTATTTGGTTAATTACTTGACCGACATAGCGGCTTTGGTTTCAGTAATTTCTTTACGTCTAATTTTAATAGCCTTGCTCATTTCTTGCAAGGCTTTACGAGCACGACCTGCTGCCGCTTTAACACCTTTGTCAGTGAACTTAAAGTTCTCTGCAAGATATAATTCAAATTGTTTTACAATCTCTTCGTGATTGTTTACTACTGCTGTTGTTGTTTCGGTCATTTCATTTTATCCTGAATGTAATCTACTAACTTTCTAAAGTTACTAAGAGCTGGGTAATCATCGTCTGGGATTTCAATTTTGAACTCGTCTTCTAAGACAAAAATGATTTCCATGACATCAAGACTGCCAAGTCCGAGATCTTTCCATGTACCTGCTGATGTTATCTCGTCAGCCGATTTTTCTAATTGTTTTATTAAAACATCAAGTGTTTGTTCTTCAATGCTCATTTTATTTCCTTTTTGCTTCAATTAAAGAGATAAGATCATTCAAATTTTTAATTGACTGTGCTTCGTCATCTTCGAAGTGTATATCATAAGTGTCTTCGATTTTCATAACTAGCTCGACTGTGTCCAAGCTGTCTAAACCAAGGTCACTCCATTTTTTTGCATTTTTAATTTCTTCAGCTGATTTTTTAAAATCATCAGTGATCATTTTTAAAATTTCTGTTTCTAAACTCATTTATGCCTCCACCATTTCTACATCTGTACTGAATGTTGTAAATCCATTTTCTTTGATAACCTGTAGAATGTTATTGACTCTACCTACAAGTTCGTCTCGGTGACTAATCAAAAATATGTTTTTATTTTGTTCCCTGGCCATCTTCTTAAGGATACCAAGGGCATTGTCAACTCCGTTTGCATCCATACCACTGTCAATCATTTCGTCGATGAACAATAAATTAATAGGATGATTCAAACTTTCATAAACATCTCTAAATGCCCAACTTAATCCAAGAATAAGCCTATTGCGTTCTCCTCGACTCAGGTTATCAAAATCAAACTCCTGTCCTAGCTGTGTAATATCCACTTCTAAGTCACTTCGGAATTTAACTAAATGCGGTAAACTGAGTTTTTCTAGATAATGAGCAAGCCTATGATTTAAGTAGCTCAAATTTTGTTCGATAATACGTTTACGTACAAAACTATCTTTGGCAGTTAGCAATTTTAATAAAAATTCCTGATGTTCTAGTAATTTAGTCAGCTTGTTCATAAGTTCAAAATTAATTTCTTCTAAAGCTGTATCTTTTAAGTGATCAATTTGCTCGATGTACGGATCCAAATCTAATGCTCGACGCTCAATTTGATCCATGGCTGTTTCCAGTGTACTTTTGTGATTGACAGCATCGTCGATGTTATTATACTTGACATTTGGACGACGACCTATATTACCCAGTTTGCTAATAGCTTGATTAATTAGTTCAATCTCTTTTGTTTCGTTGACAAGATCTTTACGCAGAGATAACACAGCAGTTTGAATTTCTGCCATCATTTCTTCTTGCTTACTATCGTGAATTTCTTGACCACAAGCATGACATTGATGTGCTTCTGCTTTTGATTGTGCTTTTTCCAAATCGGAAATATTAGAACTTAGTCGTTTGACAGCACTTTGATGTGTGGCAATGTCTTTGTTAAATCTAGTCATCTGTGCATCTTGCTCTTTCCATAATGCCAATAGTTTATGGTTAGCAAGCTCTTGCTCGATGTCAATGTTTCTTAGCTCAGTGATGGCCGCACCTAGCTTTTCTATGTCTTCTTCTTGTTTTGCCTGCCATAGTCGACTGCGTCGTTCTAAATCTTCAATGCTGGCTTTGATTTTATTATTTGCATCACCCATGGCCTTGATTCGATATTCTTCTTCTTTAATCTCATCTTTGGTGCCTTTGATAAGATCTTTGAGTAGAACTGCTTTTTCACTGAGCTGTGTGATACCTAATAGTTGTTCAATGATTTCTCTTTGATCATTGGCCTTGAGACTAAGGAATGGCTCGGTGTATGTATTCAAAGCCGCAATATGTTTGAACATATCGTGGCTCATTCCAATAACACGCTCTATGTGTTCCTGTGTTTCTTTATTCTCGCCTTGTTGTTCTTCACTGTCTTGACTGTCAACTTGATTGTCGTTGATAATAAATTTTAGTACATTAGGCTTGCGACCTCGTTCTATTTTATAGTTAGTACCATTCAAATCAAACTCGCAGGTAACTAACATATTTTTAGTGTTAGTCTTATTGATTAAATTATCCTTGCGAATGTTCGTCAGCGCATTGCCATACAGTACGTAACTTAGTGCGTTGACAATAGTAGTCTTGCCAGTGCCATTGCGACTGCCGTCTCCACCTAGGTCTAAGTTGTTACCTAGGACTAATGTTAGTCCATGTTGATCGAAGCGTAATGCCTGTGTCACATTGCCCACAGACAAAAAGTTTTTAATTGTTAGATTTTTAATCTTAATCATATGTTATTATACATGAAGTTGATTATAAATGTCAATGAGAACTTGACGATCGATTACTTCACTTTCGATTGCAGATAGCTGTGAAAGAACAATTTGATCTACACTTTCAAAATGTACATCGCCACTCCAATCCTGTGCATGTTCTTCTTTCTTAATAGGAATTAAACTAACTTCTCTTAGATTAAATGTTTCTTGCCAGCTTTCTTTGAGATAGTTGGCTTCTTCATAACTAATATCAGCATCGCAGGTAATACGAATAAAAGTATTAGCATCCATGTATTTTTCCGGAGACTCGATCAATTTAGTAAGATCAATAGTTTTGAATTTTGGTGCATTAGGCCAAGCAATATACTCAGGCTGGCCACCAAACTCTAAGATCATCATGCCTCGATCGTCATCCCATGCATCGGCAAAATTATGCGGAAAAGCATTACCTGTATAAATTACATTGCCACGTTGTTGTCTTAGATGGAAATGTCCACTGAATACCATTTCTTGATTGGGAAAGTGTCCTGTGTTAAGACCTCCATGATCCGGCATTTCAACCATGGCGTTCATTTTAAAACTAGGCAGTTCAAAATGTCCAAAGACATATCTACTGTCCAGCTTTTTCATCTTGGTCCATTCGTCGCCGACTAACCAAGGAACTAGGCTAACATCTCCTTCGGTATAAACGTCATTGACCAAAACAATGTTTTTTTGATTTTTGATAAATGGTACGCTGTTTAAGTCTCGCTTTTCACGATAGTACAAATCGTGATTGCCAGGAATGAAAAAGAAACGTTCAAAATGTTTACTGATATAATCAATGGCATCAACTGTGTAGTTTAATGTACTGACATTAACAGTGGCTCTATGATGATGCCAGTCGCCCATAAAGATCGCTGTGTCGCAGTTATTTTCTTGAGCTGTTTTACAAAACCATTTAACAAACTCTGTACAATCTTCATTATGGGCTTTGCTGTTTTGTCTCATGCCAAAGTGAATGTCCGTAAACACGGCCGCTTTCTTAAACATATCGGTCATTAATAATCCTCAGTTTTTAAACTAGCAATTCTGTCACGCTCTTCACGCATAACAGTTTCGTGTTCCATCTGTCTTGTAAAACTAGGACTTTGTCCGGTTTCGATTAATAAGTCGTCTCGAATCATTTGATTTTTCTTTTCAATATTAAGGATGCGAGTGAAGCTGTTGTCAATAGCGGCAGTATAATACGCAAAAGGGTTCTGCGATTTTGATTCATCAAATTGTAATCCTATCTGTGATAATTGTAACAGAGCTTGACTACGCATTTCATCTACGTAGGTATAACCACGCCAGTTAAAACGCATACTGTATCGTTCAACTAACAACATAAAACTCTTGGCCAGCTTGTTGGTCATAGTGCCATGATCTAAACGAAATTCTCCAGTTTCGACGTCGCCCTTCCAATGACTCTTGCCCACACAAACCAGTTTGTCGTCGCTGTCAAATTTAAAATGTTGATATGGAGGAAAATTTACTTTGGTATGATGATCGCCTCGACTTTTAGGAGTCTTTTTCCTGCCCGGTTCCAAGGGAATATGATCATGTGTCATTATCCTAAAAATAACGTCTGACTTGGGAATTTTTTTGTAGTCGATTTCTACATCAGGCAGTCTTAATTTCGGATTTGATTTCTGAGCCTCTGTTAATGCAATTTGACTTAGTTTTAAAGCTCGCACACGTTTTGCTTCAGCAGTGGTACGCACGTTGATTTTGCTTAAATCGGGTAAGATTAAATCGTAGTCGGCACACTCTGGGCTAGTGTAAGAACTATATCTGTTTTTACTCAAATGTAGTTCTTTGAGTAATTCTTTATTGGTTAGGTATTGTTTTGCAACAAGTTTGTTTGTAGGATCCATAGCGTATAGTATAACAAAAAAATAGAAGTAAAGTCAACCTTTACTGGTAAAAATGATTATCAGATACTTTAATTACACGATAAATATCTATATGAGTGTATATTTAATATGTAATAATCCTATTGCCGGCTTGAATCGATTGGACTTTCCGTATACTCCACAAATCGATTACAGCCAAGACGTTAAGCATGATATTTATGGTTTGACACATACCAACTATCAGCCCTATGCATACACACGAAGTGAGAATCCAACTATTGGAATGTCCTGCAAATTCAGTGCCCATACAGAATCTCATTTTAAGGTTGCCGAACAAGCATTAAGATTTTTAAGAACTTATTCCAAAATGAACTATGGACGAAATGATGCACAGCGCGGCCTACCTCCAAGGATTTTAAATTTCTTTGCTTACGGAGCAACGGTGTTTAATGATGTACCTGTTTATCTTTCAAAATTTAGTATGGTATTTCCCGAAGATATTGACTATGTCACAGGAACATTTGATTCGAAAGGACAGCTAGTATCAAGCTCTAGAATCAAGGATGCTCCATCAGGAGTGCAGGTAAGAGACCCCGGAGTAGCCAGTACCCAAGTACAAAATCAAGATGCTACTGGTGCAACTAGTACAGCCGGTGATATAAAGAATAATCAAACATATCAAATATCTTTGCCTATTTTATTTACAGTAAATATATCTTTGATAGTACAGCAAAATTTACATAAAACTGTAAATGAATTTACACTGGATAAATTTGCCACTGGTGAATTGATGGCCAAAGGATATATCTGATGACAGCAGTTTATGACAGAAAGAGTTATCTCAGCGATACTCCCATAAGAAGCTTTTATCTTGACGTGGCAAAAATGCCCAGCATGATAGGAGTCACCGGAAAGTATGTTATTGTTCCACCTGAATGTGAAAATAGAATAGATTTATTTTCTTATCAACAATATGGTAGCAGTAGGTATTGGTGGATGATAGCCTTGGCCAATGCAGACGCTATAAAAGATCCTGTATGGGATTTCCACAGTGGTATGCAATTATTAGTGCCCGACAAGTCCAAGATCTTAGATGAATTTTCTACGTTGAGGTAAGCAAATGCCAGACTACAGTAGCAAATATAATATAGGTTTTATACGCAACAGTCCAGTACAATGGCAAAATAGTCAAAACGGCGGCAAGGGCTATGTTGAATTTGCAGGCTGGGACGCCGGTGTGCGAGCAAATACATTAAATGCACAGGCCAAACTTAAAGGTACTCCGGGTCAAGGCGGCTATACAATTATCAATGAAAACAATCAAAAAGAAACTGTTAATCCTAACTTAGGCAATGGCTATGCAGACTTACCCGGACTTACTAGAATTAATACTCCTCCGCGAACAAGCAGTGGCGGAATTGAAAACGATGGTGCATTTAGAGGTAAAAATGGTCAGCCTGGATCAGATGCTTATAATTACGGGCAATACTATGCCAACGTTAAGAATGGTATGACCGACTATATAAACGATCCTGCCAGCGGATATAGTGCCGAAGACAAACAACGCATACTAAATGACTTACAAAGTAATCGATTAAATTCAAATGATCCAAAATCAATGGAAGCATATAATGCTGGTATTATGAGATCGGAACATAGTTCATCTGACTATAAAGATTTTTTAGCAAATAGAGACAAAGTTAGAGATGGAGTTCAAGCGGCCCTGGGTAATAAGGTATTAGACAATAGTCCTCCTCCTAACAATCCAGGCTCCGGTGTACCTGACAAGTATAAACCGCAGAAACCGCAACCGGAAAAAGATCCTATTAATGATATAGTTAAACAAAAAGAAAACGAAGCTTGGCGTAAAAAGAACATGGAAAGAATAATGAGAATGGCCGGACAGGAAAACGTATTGAATAGGTTGAATCAGTAATGTACTACGCAAGATTAACACAGATAAAAACCAATGATATTGGGACCATGGATCCGGGTCGAGGTAAAATTATTTGTGAAACTGCCGCTACCGGCAAGTTTATTATCAATGACATTAATTGGAAAAGTGCTGTTGCTCCTAACGCAGAAACATTTACTGCTTATTTGGTAGAAGGAGAACTTAAGATAGTAGAACCTTTGGGATCTAGATTTTTAGATTATCTTCGATTTGCCGCAATAGACTTGGGAATTATCAATCACTTAGATGCTAGATATTTGTTAGAGATTGAATTCATAAGCCAGGAAACAATTGATCAACCCGCAATAAAATATATTTGGCCTATTATGTTTATCAGTACCGAAGGCCATATAAATGAAAAAGGCAGTGAGTATACAATTAAATTTGTTCATTGTGCTCAACATGCAATGAACAGTCAGGTGCAGCCGATTAAAGAAACGGCCACGGTCAATGATGTCGAAACTCTGGGAAAATATTTTCAAGGCTTGGCCACAGTTTTAGAAAGACAGGAATTTGTCTATGCCAAGGCAGGACAAAAAGCAGGCAAAGGCACACCATGGCCCGGAGGAGATCATCCAGCAGCCAGTGATAACTTCCACGATGAATATTATTTTGTAGTAGATCCTAGAATGGAAAATTGGACCTTTACTACTAAGGGCAAGGCCGATGCTATTAAAAAAGGCGGCTGGTTTGGACTAAGCACTAGTAAATTTAACATTGAAGCAAGAGCCGGTACTACCTTAAACGCACAGATAACCAAAGTATTGTCCAGTACCAATGAAGCAGATAGTTTGTACACTGAAAATTATAATGCCACTGGACAAGGTCAAAAAGCCAACAGCGGTAATACTAGTCCTGATAGATTAAAAGAAATCATGGGCAAGATTTATAATTTTGTTCGAGTTGAAACATATACAGTTTATAAAAGCTATGATTATATACGTGGAAGATACGCATGTAAACATGTATTCTTTTTATGGTTAGCCTTAGAACCAAAAATGTATCAATATCCCGATGAGTTAGATGTTTTAAGTTTACCTGAAAATAGAAAATTAGTTTTAAACAAACTCAAAGCTTATATTCAAGAAGGCCTGTTGTCTAAGTGGTATTATTTTAGTTACACTGGTTTGAATACAGAAGTTCTGAAGTTAGATATTGAGTTAAATCAAGCATACTATTTGCCCAGCTTTCCGGTGATCTGGGCCGATAGAGGAAAAACAGGCCTTGGCGAAATAAATCCCTGGGTCAACAGCAATAAACGATTAAGTCCATTTGCTGTATCGGATAATATGATAGTTCTTAATTCACGTATACAACAACTAGAACAAGAACTAAGACAGATAAAAAGTCAAAAACAAGATTCGGGAACTGCACTGAGAATAGCCGCAAAAGAAAAAGCACTATCAGAAGCCACAGCGGCCCGTGATGCAAAAACATCTGCGTCAAATGGAACAACTAGTACTGCCGGTGCTACCAGCAGGGAAGCATTATTGGCGGCATTGTCTGGATTATACATTGAAGACATTGATTATCGAGAAGGCCTTAAGACCAGTTTAGAGTTAGCTGAAAATTATCCCTCATTGAGACCTATGATGGCTCCAGACGGTTTTATATCATTGGCCGACAATCCACGTGCCGAAGCCGAACGTATCATGGATAAAATTTTTAATGTAGCACTTCAAGCCAAAGATTTATTGAACTTAGACATGGAAGTTAGAGGAGATCCCTATTGGTTTGGACCTCCCAACCTAGGATTCGCTGGCAAGAAAGCATTGATGGAAATAGAAATGCCACCGGCCATGAAAGATAAAATTGTAAACAAACTAACTGAAATAGATCCAACATTTCCTGATCGAGGATATAATTGGGGAGAGTCTATAGATAATCATGCAAATTATTATAAGGGCGGGAACCTTGTCTACTTACATGTACAGTTACCTAACACAGACAGTACTGCTGATAATCAAAACATGACCTTTGACATCAACGACAGCGTTATAGGTATATATCAAATTTTATTTGTTGAAAGTTATTTCAGGGATGGAAGATTCACTCAACGAATAAAAGGTGTTAGAGATTTAACAATACCTAGTCAGTTTATTCCTAGAAGTAATGTCAATGAAGTAACTGCCAGCGGCAGTCCCACAGACACTACATGGGAAACATTTGTCAAGAGTTCGTTGGAAAGTGATAGACGTGCTGTGGATGATATGAGAGAACATCGTATACAAGCTAACACAGAAAGAATGGAACAGCAAGTTGGTCTAGGCGTTGGCGCACTAACCGGAGAACAAGGTATGGGTGCCGCTGGTAGAGCACCTAGTAAAATGGCCACAGGCTTGGACGAAGATATAGCCACTGCCAAGACACGTTATGATCTTGCAAGATCTAAGGCAGATTTGCCCACTGTTAAAAATCCAGTGGAAAATGCAGAACAACTGGTCAAAGACGGATACAGTAAAGATCAGGCTTATAAAATAGCCGCCGATCAATGGGAAAAAGATAAAGCAGACTATTTTGGCAAGTTAAATCAAGTTACAAAAGATACTTACAAAGGCACCAACGAACAAGACATTACAAAGTATCGTCCCTATGATGCAGACGCCATGTCAAAGGTTGCCGGCGACGGCGGTCTAGAAGATTGGAAACGTGGCAACACGCAACGTCCTGGTCCATGGGCATTGAACAATCCAGCTGGACTTGGCCAGGACGTTAAAACTGGCAGATATTATCAGTATCCTACATTAGAAGATGGGCTACGAGCGCAACATGAATATTATAATTATGGCATTGGTGTGCCTGTTGGCAGTACCAGTGCTGGCGGTACAAAATTGCCAGATAGATATTTGTTGCCCACTGAACAAACAACCTATGATCACAGTATCCTAACAGGGCAATATAAAGCAACAGGCACACAGCCAGTGACATATAATACACAGCAACAAGTTGATTATATAAAACAACAAAACAATCCTAGACTAGCATCAGGAGGGAAACGATAATGCCAGTAGCAAATCCCAATGGTATAAGATACGTACAAACACAGCATACTACTAACACCGATAAAACAATTGGTCAAGCAAGTAGCGTTGGTGTTTATTTGGCCACAGTCAAGGATAACAAAGATATTCAAAACATGGGCCGTTTAAAAGTATGGGTAAAAGATTTTGGTGGCCACCCTGAAGAAGAAGATCGTTGGCTTACTGTCAGCTATGCCAGTCCATTTGCAGGCAGCACCAGCATTTTCGAACAAGGTAGTAATGTAACAGAATACAGTGATACTATAAAAAGTTATGGTATGTGGTTTGGAACACCTGACATCGACACACAGGTCTTGGTTACATTTGCCAGTGGTAGATTGGATCTAGGTTATTGGTTCGCTTGTTTATATCAAACTGGAACTACAGCACCTATACCTGGCTTACCTTCAGGCCGTACGCACACAGGTGACGACAAAGTAAGAACAAATAAAAATAGAAAAGACAAAGATCCTGATCTAGATAAAAAAGTAGAACATACTCTACATAAACAATTAGAAAAACAGGGTCTAGACAAAGACCGACTACGAGGCCTAACTACCAGTGGTGCGGCCCGAGAAACACCTAGCCGTGTATATGGTATTCTTACCCCGGGCCAGCATCAGTTTGTCATGGATGATGGTGACAAAGATGGTAACAGCAGTAACATTAGACTTCGCACAGTAAATGGAACACAGATATTATTAGACGACACAGAAGGACATGTATATGTTATCAGCAAGAATGGTAAGTCATGGATAGAACTCAGTGCCGACGGAAGAATACATTTATACGGTGAAGATGATTTTAGCATACACAGTGAATCAAATATTAATATGTATGCAGGCAAAAGTATTAACATGCAGGCCGTTGAAAGCATCAACATACAAGGTGCAGGAACATCCATGGTATACGATAGTTCTGGATTAAACACAGTAGTGTCGGGAAATATGGTAGAAGATGTCACTGGTGATGCTAGTATCAAAGCAGGCGGAAATTATCTAGAGCAGGCCGCAATAATTCACATGAACGGGCCGACATCACCTAGCGGAATAACTCCACAGGCCTATCAATTAATAGCCAATAAATTAGTCACAGAAGCAATTATGCCAGTGGTGCCAGAACACGAACCATGGAATGGACACAGTGGATCTATTATACCACAGGGTCCGGGTAATATTAAATTAAAAGAAGATCCTGCTCCCACACAACCTCCACGTGAGCCTGCACAGGGAGAAAAAGGAATTCCTGTACAGGGAAAACTAGCCGATCCTGCAGATACCACAGCGATTCCTACATCTGTGGATCAAGCCAAGGCCAGTGATAAAGTTGTTAATGTGATTAAAGATGAAAACGAATATCGAGGATATCCCTATGAAGATGGCAGTGGCACAAGTATTGGCTATGGAACAGCCGTTGGTGCTACTCAGCCGGTGACTCAACGCTTTGATGACGGATCAACATTGACAACCAATGCCAATGGAACAATGTCTTCAACTCCGTCAGATCAGTATGAACACTTAACCGGCGAACAAGTTAAAACCACAGCGGCACAACAACAGGATGCTGATAATTATGCTGTGAAAAAACAAGAAGAATTACGTGCAAAACAAGATGAAACTAATTCTAAATTAAGTCAAGTTTATGCTCAGGGCAATTACTCTGATTTCCCTGCAACTCCAGGATTAACTCCTGACCAAAGACTGGCAGTAATAGAAGATGCAAAATCAAAAGGCATACCTACTAGTCAAGCATTGAACAATGCTAATATATTTGGGTATGGTTTACCTCCAACAACCGAAATGCAACTACAGAAAGAATTAAATTCTTCTGGGTACATGTCGCCCACAGGTAGAAATGCTGTCAGCAATGAAAATTTATATAACGGTATTACTAGAGATCGTGCCAATCAACTATTGGCACAGGATATCAGTACCAGCGAACAGGCAGTAAAAAATATGTTAAATGGTGCAGGAGTTACACAAGTAACACCTAGACAATTTGACGGTCTTGTAAGTATGCATAATCAGCTAGGAGATGCTGGCTATGCCTATGTGGGCAGTGAAAAAATAAACTTGACTAATTTATACGCTAATGGAGAATGGGATCGTGCCGCAGGATTTATTGCCGCAGACGAAAGAAACAATCCACGAAGACAGCGCGAAGCTAGCATAATGGTCAACGGAGATTATGGAAACCCGTCTACCGAAGATCAAATTGTTAATAGAGGCCTTAATAAGACCAATGCTTTATATCAACAAGGTAGATTGAATGAGCAAACAGCTACTACATCTAACTATGGACAATTACAGGCCGCGGCCAATAGTTGGCTAGCAGAAAAAGGATTCAATATGCCTGCATTGAATTTTTCACAGAGATTGACCACAACCAATTCAGTGGCCACACCGCCTTATGTTAACAGCAAATGGGCTTATTAAGCTTGTTTACTTTTTTCGATAAACGGTGTTAGTTCAGGTGCAGTCCAGCCTAGAGGTTTGAGTACTTTACCATCTTCACGCTTGCGAACCTTTCCGGTTTCTTTGTCAATCTTAGCAAAGTTAGTACGCATAACTTCTTTCCAAGCACCTTCTGCGTCAAAGCCAGCACTATGGATAGCACCGATAGTAACAACTAAGATGTCGATTAATGCATCTAATTGTTCTACTAAATCATCAGCGGCCACAGCATCTTTAAGTTCTGTGTGTTCTTCTTCAATAAGATCCAAGTACATTTTGTACTGTGTAATTGAATAAGCATCGACCTTTTGATCACAGGCCCGCATAAATTTTTCTTGGTCTCTAAATGGATTTGTCATTTTTTAATTTCCTATATAATGGTTCTAGTTCGGGAAACGTTTGTAAAAAGTTTGTCGCCCGTTTAATATCTAATGTATCAACTGCCCGAATGAATTTATTCTCTATGGTCGAATAATCATAGCCGTTGTCTATATTTTTTAACAGCCCGTTAATGTTAGACACAAATTTACTAACATGGTCGGGTGTTTTTACTGCATTCAGTATATTCAAAGTTCTATACATTGCCTGCTGTAGTTCATCTCTTAGTTCAGGTACATAACATAAGTTGTGTACATTCCATATAATTGGTCCTGTAATAAAGTTCCAGCCCAGCACAGATTTGTCAATGATACCGTTTTCCAAGTACCATGTTACCAGTTCGTCCAAGGTCAATATATTGAATAGTGTAATTGAAGTATCCACGGAACCTTCAACGCCGGCACTGATCAATCTATTATAAGTTTCCAACCACTTTTTGTCTTTGTATCCATATCTAAAATATTCACCTCTTGCACCAAAATGGTCGTGACTCATGTTTATATAAGCATTGCCCCATGGGCGTATATAATCTTCGATGATGTCTATGTTTTTATATGTTCGCACACTACCATTGGTGTGGAACCAAAGCTTGATCTTTTTCTGTAAATTACGCTTCTTTAATTCATCTAATAGAATAAAAGTTTCTTCTTGAAGGAAAGGTTCTCCTCCATTAAAATGCAACAGTTCTAAACTATCGGCATTTCTTAGAATGTATTCAATTTTATCGTTGTTATTGATTTTATCTGGATTAGCCCAGTAGTCAAAATTATTTTTATCATTCATGTCGTTTAACCAAATGTCAAACGTGTCTTTGTAATTAGATGCAATGGTGCTACTTAAATTAGGCAAACAATGTAAACAGGCAAAGTTACATTTATTAGTCCATATAATATCAAAGAATTTTAATTTATGATTCTGCAGACTGCCGTCGGTGTTAGTATTTGAAATAGCACTGACAATCACGTTAGTGGACAGTGAATTACTAAATTCTCTAGGATGTCCAACAGTGACTCCGCTGGCTTCACGTTGCCAACAGCTATCGCAGTCCCGGGGAGATTCTTTGTTTAAAAATTGCAGACGTGTTTTATTTGCTATGGGACCATTGACAATGGCTTCCATGCTCTGTGTTCTGCTATTACCTAAAACTTCTGTGGTAGCACAACAAAATTTTACATCGCCATCGGCGCTGGACCATAGTGTGGTCCACGGAGCACTACAAAAACTAGATCCATGTTTTTCAAAAATTTCTTTCATGCAGAAAGTTTTTCCATAAATTCTTCATGCAAGGGTTGATGAGCCACTACTTTAATCCAACCATGATTGACACATTCTAAAATAAGATCGCGATAATTTTCTGGACAACGTTGACTAACTTCAAGTGCGGCACGTGGCACAAGAGTGAAACCGTCGGGGCTAAAGGAAAAGTCAGGATCAGATGATTTATAAGTTTTGTAGCGACTGTTAGTGGTTGAGTAAATCATTTTTTCATAGCGTCCATGATATGTTGCTCGGCAATGTTTTTCTTATTAAGTTCGTAGATTTCCTGAGCTTGGCCGGCCAGACTTTCAATTAAACCTTTCATGACTTCTATGCCTTCATCATTTAAATGCGAGTATCTAGGATTAGAACTCATATATCCATACTTTGAATTAGATATACATTCTATCAACTGTGTAGCAAGTATATTGCCTAGATTTTCTTTGTTCATAATATAGTCCTTTTTCCTAGTATTGTTAAACAGTCTGTCTTTAATCTTCCCAAGTATTTTTTTCATAGTTCCAGTGCTTAATATTGTAAATACGAAAACTAACACCATAGCCGAGTAAGCCTAATGTAACATTGAAGCCGGCGTGATCTTCTTTAATACTCCAATTAATATCAATGTCAAATAGACTACCTGAATAATACGTATGCTCAAGTTCCCAGGCTTTATTTTTGCCAAACCGCCCAGAGATACAGCCTAAGTTTTTAAACTTGTCAAAAGGTAAACTAATCTGCGCTCTTAGTGAGATTATTTTCATACATTGGATCCGCTGGACTTGTGTAATTCAGCAGATTTATCTTCGGTTAGATTATTGTATTTCCAAAACATCGACTGATGGCCTTGACTGTACAAATAAGTATCGCACAGTAAAAACACAGTCATGAACATCCAAAATCCAAACCATCCTGTGAATACAAATGTTTTCGGTTCGTTATTCATTTTTTAACTCCATGTGCGGTGCAATATTATTGTCAAAAATCTGTGCCATTTGTCGCCAAAGGCTTTGTTGTTCTTCACGAGTCATGCCTGCAATTCCCGGAAACGTATAGCCCCCGTGGTCGGCTTCTTTAAGCAAACCATAATCATGACGCCAGGTATAGCACATTGATGTAATAATGTCTTCACGAGTTTTCATTCTTCAACTCCGAAATGTTTCATTAATGCTTGATAACCGTTTGGACTAGTAGTTGCTTTACCAACAACATCGATACATTCCTTGACAATCAACTCGGCGAACTTTTCCAGTGCGGCCTCCCACTTGGCACGATCCTTGCCAAGACCATATATATCAATATGACTTTCTCTTTCACATTTTCTAATTAGTTCCTTCATTTATAGGCCTTGATGTCTTTGTGTTTTACAACAACAACATTATAAATTTTATCTTCATATTTAATAGGTAAGTCCACGTGAACAGTGATCCTTGGACCCTCGATTTCGTTGATTAATGTATCGTTACCCACTGTGCCAACAAATGGAATTTTATTCCAATAACCAAACACACGATCTCCAATATGCCAAGTTGGCTTATAAGCGTTCTGTTCAAAATATTCTGTTAAATTTCCCATTACTTTTCCTTACCATAAAATATGTTGATGTTTTTTAAAGTTCTTTTTGCAAACTCTCCGGATTTATGATCCGGGTACATTCTAGCGATATCATCTAAAGCAGTCCACATTAATTCATGCTCGTTTTTTAAATCGAACACTTTGCTACGCAAATTACTAGCATCGATAATGCTAACAATTTTAGTAAGAATAACGGGAATCCATTTAGATAATAAATCCATTAAGCCATTCTATCTACATTCTGCCCCACAGATTTATTCATCTGTCGGGCTATTTCAAGTCGTTTTTGTTCATTGACTTCTCGGTCATATTTGACACGGCGTTCTTCTAGAACAAGTTCTTCATGACGCTTGTCTAGTTTTCTAATTTCTGCTTGTTGATACAATTTGAGATTTTGTGCAGTAACACTAGTAATTGCTGTCATAATTTTTCTCCTTGTGCAAATCCACGGAATCCTTTGAATCGAGGAAAGCGCAAACTATAAGTTCCGTCCTGATTCTGTGTTACTGCATCTGCACGTACTTCGACAACATGCCCGTCGACCTTACAACTCCAGAACTCGTCACGTTGTGTATCAGTAAAGCCACTGCCAACATTAACACGAATAGCTTTACCATCATCTACGCCTTCACAAACTAATGCACCCATCTTGCCTACATTCTTACCTGTGCCTTCTTCTGTGGCAACCACAGTAAGACTGACTTCAATGAATGGTTTCAATTTTAACCAAGAAACACTACGTTTACATTCGTAAGGTGCTTCGGGATCTTTAAGCATGATACCTTCATACCCACCTTCAATGGCCTTGGCATTGATTTCTTTGTAACGAACTTGACCCGCTTCTGTGTCCAAATCAACAAGTTCGTGTCCAACAACTGCTACATTAGGCAACATGTCTTTATAGGTCTTATGCCAGTAGTAGACCATCGCACTACGATCTTCTTGACGTTTATCCCAGAAACCTTGTTCAAAATCTTCCAAAGGAATTACATCAAACAAGTTGAGAATAGCATCGTTGGCCTTGACATCACTTTTTCGATGTACTTGCGTCATTAGGTCTTGAAACGAACTAGACATAATCTCACCATCTAAAACAACATCCACGTTGTTGCTGGAACCGTGTGTCTTCACTACATTACTGATCTGTTCTACAATGTGCGGAAAATTAACAAGTTCTTTGCCATTTCGACTGAACATATCCACCCTGCCATCACTACGTACAATAGTAATAACTCTAACGCCATCGAGTTTAACTTCGATATATTTTTTGCCCGATACCTTGCTCTCATGATTAGCACTATCGTGAGCAAGCTGACAACCGAATACAGGAATAGCATAGTCAGCATATTTCTTCTCCACTACTTTGTTAATAGTTTTTTCGCTGACACCACAGCGTAAGTCTTTGATAAGGATACGTCGATACCAACCATTCCATTGCTGATTAGTACAGTTAGACATCATTTGTGCTAACATGTCACGAGCCATGTTTCCGGTTATTTGACGAGTAACGAAACCGGTTATAGCCAATGTAAAACTATCCCAACTTACACCCGCGCCGTCTGCACCTTTGCGCTCGGGTACTTGCTTGATACCAAAGGTAATCATAGGATCAAGGGCTAGTCGACAGCCCTCAAAAAATTCTTTATTGCCCAGTTCGGCCTGTGCCTGTATAATGGCTTCTTTGTTCAAGCGGCTGGGATGATCTTCCAAGGAAGAAATAACTGAGTAGCAGGGATCTGACATCGAAGTCTCCAAAATAAATCTCTATGCCATTATTATAGCAAACTAGGGATTTATTGTCAAATTAACAGGTTTTCTTTGGCCAAAATACTGTGTACAGAGTCATCAATTTCAATGTCTATGGGGGCGTGTACCTGTTGGGACTTGACCAAATCAAAGATTTCTTTTTGCATATTTTTGATAACTACTATCAAATCTTCGTCATGTTTTTCTTGAAGGAAATCAAACAACATTTTTTTACGATCCTGCATGTACTGAATACGCAGTGAAATTTCCTTCTTTTTGACTTCTTCTACCAATTTAATATTTTTTAAATGATAGCAGAACATCAATAATCGAACTGTGTCGTGATCACTTTGTTCAATGTTTTTTGAAAGGCGATAGTCGATCAAATTGCTGTCATGCCGAAATTGCAGATAACAGTCAATGCTGTCAATAATTGTATCTATGTAAGGAAGATAAATTTTAATGATCATCAGGCCAACCAATTTCCTGACTTAGCTCGTAGCGTTGTTTATACAGCATACTCAGGTCGTCTTTGAGTTTTAATTTTTGTTTTTTAAGATTTTCGACTTCAAATTCATTCCAACTTTTTTGGCGTAGAATAGCATCGATTTTGATTCCCAAATCGTCATGCTGTCGAGTTATGTGTTTAATGTGGTGATCTAAGCTGTCAATATTCATTAAAAACTCCTTGCTCTAAAAAATGCATGATGTTATACTAGCATTTTTCTTACTTATCAGTCAAGTTCTTTCGGACATCACAGTAAATATATATATGAGCGACACGTTACTTCTTAACCGGGACGGCCAACCACTTTGCATGATCCCGCCCAGCGTAATCGATTGGCAGCTGGCAGTTAAATTACTTTTTTTGAAAAAAATCATAGTAATCAAAAACCACGACGATTGGGAAGTTCACAGCCAAAAATTATCCCTGCCTGTGCCCAGCATTGTAATGACCACACGCTATGTAAAGCCACGTCACAAGGTAGTGTTTAATCGTAAAATGGTGTACCTTCGGGATAACTACACTTGCCAGTACTGCGGGGAACAATTTACCAGCAAAGACTTGACCCTGGACCATGTTAAACCAAAAAGTCAGGGTGGTAATTTTGGCTGGAAAAACATTGTTACTTGCTGTGCTACCTGTAATTGGATGAAAGGTGCCAAAGTAATCGAACCACTAACAGAACCAAAAGAACCCAATTACTGGCAAATGGTCAAGGCTTCTCGCGGAGTCAATCAATACACTTTCAGAGATCCAGCATGGGCAGAATACCTAGGCTACCCTGAACAACTACAAGCCAATGGATAAGTTAATCGCAGACATCGACTTAAAAATAGGATTAGCCGACTGTGCCCTAGTTTTCAAAGACAACGGCACGTTGGAAATCCTCACGCCCACTGGCATGGACAAAGAAACGCTGAATTACAAGCTTTTAGAAAGCTGTGTCGGACACATCAAACAGTTAGTCAACGAAAATAAGTTGCCAGACTTTAAAAATAGAACAATTCATTAACTACATAGATTATCTGTAAATAAATACTTACATGCGTAAGTTTAAAGGATTTTCTACTGTTAACCGTCAACACACAGATTGGCGCCTCTACGACATCGATCTTGCTAAACAAGATCTTCTCAATGAGATTTATACAAGAAAAGGCGAAAGACTCATGAGTCCTAGCTTTGGCTATGTTGTATGGGATTTACTGTTTGATCCTTTAACTGAACACGTGACCACAGCAATTGAGCAGGATACAATACGAATTGTCAGTAAAGATCCTAGATTTCAATTATTACAAATACTAGTAACAGACAGCCCCGATGAAAGTTCAATCGACGTAAATCTAAGATTATATTACGTCCCGTCTGCATCAGAGACAGAACTAATGGCCAGTTTTTCTAGGAATTTAAGCGATCAAAGGATAAAAGAATAAAATGTCAGCATCTATTAGGCAAGAAAATTTATACGGCGCCGAAGACTGGAGATTAGTTTATACCAGTTTTAAAAATGCCGAATTTCAAAGTTATGACTTTGATACATTGCGTAGTGCAATGATAGAGTATCTGCAATTAAATTATCCTGAAGAATACAACGATTACATTCAAAGCAGTGAATTTATTGCACTGGTTGACTTAGTGGCTTTTGTTGGCCAAAATCTAAGTTTTAGAATGGATTTAAATGCACGTGAAAATATCTTAGACACCGCGGAAAAGCGTGAAAGTGTGTTGCGTATTGCACGTATGCTTAGTTATAAACCCAAGCGTGTGCGTCCAGCTGAAGGCCTGCTACAAGTTACCGCGGTGAGAACAACAGAACAAATTATAGACAGCACAGGCAATAACTTGTCTAATCAATTGGTTACTTGGGGCAGTGATCCCAGCGAATTAGACTACGAACGATTTATTAAAATTATTGACAGCGCATTAAACACTACAAATAAATTTGGAGTGCCTGTACAAAAAGTTACAAATACAACTTCGGGTGATAAATTTGAAGTATATCAGTTTAATAACATTAATAGAAAAACTGAGTACAGCATACCAGCAATAATTAATACAACAAATATAAACTTTGACCTTTTATCAGTTGAACTCAGTGACGCAGGTATTATTCAGCAGGCCGTGCCCACAGACAGCTTGGGCTTTAGTTTATTATATAGAAATGATGGCAAAGGTACTGGTAGTATTCGCACAGGATTTTTTGCACTGGCCAAACAGGGCAGTCAGCAAAGTCAGGTTTTTAGATTTGATGCACCCAAGGCCAATGCAGTAATTGATTTGTACAGCACATCAAATATCAGTGAAGATGATTTTTATGTACAGACCTTGGACATTCAAGGTAACGTAGTTAAAAACTGGACCAGAGTAGGATCCATTGATTCCAGCAACTTGGTTGTAAATCAATATGGTAACTCTAACAAAGACTTGTTTGAAGTAATTTACAGCGATGCTGATATTACCAGCATTAAGTTCGGTGATGGATTATTCAGCAACAGCGCCGACGGTATTATTCGTGTATGGTACAGACTTGCAGAAGACAGTTTCCTAAAAGTCAAAGCAGGCGATGTATCAAATAAAGCAATCAACATTGACTATGTTAACAGCAATGGAGAAATTCATACACTAGAGTTAACAATTACTCTGCAAGAAAGCATGACCACTGGTATACCCAGTGAAAATGTCGATGAGATCAAAGCTAATGCACCCAATGCATTCTATAGTAAAAATCGCATGGTCACCGGCGACGACTATGCCGGATTCTTGCCCACACTGAACAATAATACTTTATTACTCAAAGTAGAAAATAGAACATTTGCAGGCTATAGCAGATACACTGATTTAAATGATCCAACAGGCAAAAGCAGACCCTTGGTCGAACTAGGCGATGATGGCTACATTTACTATGATGAAGATATTAAAACTGTGGCGGTTGCAGATAAACCCGGTGTTAGACCCATTGATTTCATTGAAGAACATTTAGAACTAAAATTAAATGACATCGGCCTATTGAATTTTTATTATGGCAAATTAGATTTAACCAACACTGGTAGTTCTACATTGTTTAAAATATTTAATGTTGCAGATAAACAATATAAATGGAATCCTGCATTCGTGGACAATACCAGCTCAAATGGTTATATTACCAGTAAAAATGTAGATAATGCCGACGTACCGGCTAGACTGGGATTTACTACCTATGGCGATCTAAGATCCATACGTCCCGGCAGTTTATTAAACATACAAACCGGCGACACTAAACAGTGGACCATTGTCAATGATATCAAAGGCAATGGCCTGGGGCAGGAAGATGACACTGGAAATTATACAGGGTTATTGCTCAACGGTCACGGTGCAGTGGAAATTGACAAATCAATCAGTGCTAGTTCTACCATAGTAAATATTGTGCCTGCATTTCCAAGAATATTTGACGAAAATACTCGTGCTAAAATAACAGAATTTTTAGTTAACAACAAACCATTTGCTGTGGCCATTGATCATAAACAACCTAAATGGACAGTGATCGACACTACATTAAATGCCATAGATAAAACCAGTGACTGGGACAACGCCGACGATAAAAAATATTGGTTATTTTATCTGGAACGCAGTTCAGACAGTTGGATTATCAACTTCAGAACCTTAGACTATGTCTTTGGCAGTGACGCATTATTAAGATTTTATAATATTAATTTTGCATCCACAGACAATCCGAATTTTAAGAGCATAGGCAATGATTTTATCACTGTGATTAATTCAGTGGCAGGTAAACTTACAGATCAAGCCACTTATAGAATAACGGGTTATTATAACTATAAAGATGGCTACACTGACAACAGTAAAGTTAAAATTACACCCTTGGATGTAGACAACAATTTGTTGCCCGACGATCCCAATCACTTTATCAAAGTTGTTGGCAACAGTACAATAGCACTTAAAAATTACGTAGAAGATGATTTTACATATTTGGTGCCAACTACAGCAGATGATACAAATAAAGTTGTAGGTCCTATACCAGGCATACGTGACCTGATGTTCCAATGGACTCATAATACTTACACCGATCAAACTTTAAATCCCGCGCTGACAAATATAATAGATGTATATGTGTTGACCAAGAGTTACAACAGCGAATTTAATGCTTGGAAAAACAGCGGTAGCATTGGCCTACCTCCAGACGCTCCTACCAGCGAAGAATTGAATAGAGAATTTAAAAATATCGCTGACTATAAAATGTCCACAGATGAAGTAATATTCCATCCTGTAAAATTTAAATCTTTATTTGGCGTTAGTGCTGATGAAAATCTACAAGCAACATTTAAAGTTATTAAGAATGCCAAGAGCAAGATCACAGACAACGAGTTAAAAAGCAAAGTCTTATCTGCAATCAATGGTTTCTTTGCTGTGGGTAATTTTGACTTTGGCGAAACATTTTATTTTACTGAATTAGCGGCCTATGTGCATGCCAAGTTAAAAACAGATATTAACAGCGTGGTCATTGTTCCGGTAACTTCTTCCAGTAAATTTGGCACGTTGTTCCAGATAACACCAAATAAAAATGAATTAATAACTAGTACAGCAACAGTTAACGATATTGTTGTTATTAAAGATATCACCGACCAGAATATCAGGAAAGCATAATGAGTAAAATTAGTAATATTCCAGGCGAAGAACCATCGCGATCAATTAAAAACGAAGATCTACTGCCTGTTGTTTTCAGAACCGATATCAATAAAAAGATGTTGGATAGTTCTGCAAACCTTATGACATCTAAGGGTAAAATGCAACCATTTTATCAAAGTTATGGTACACAAAATGCTTCTGATGTTGCAGGAAAATTTTTAACAGAAGATAATAACATTGTTAGAAAAGAAAGTCAGACTAATCTAGCAATTAATTACTACGATTCCAATGATGAATATAAAGGTAAGTTTTCTTACATTGACCTAGACAATTATTTTAAAATACAGGGACTGCCATTGAAAGATGGCGTAGACCTGGATAAAGATGTTAAGTCTTTGCAACTGCCTATTAGTCAGTTTAGAACCACAGACTATCAATTATACTATTGGTTGCCTGAAGGTCTGCCACCATTTAGAATTCATGTTGAAGATCGTGGCACAGGAATTAGATTAGCTGTAGCCGATAATATTGTGGGCAAACCGTTTGCAATTTTAACCGACGACACTTCGGGAAAAACAGTTACACTATCTAATTACCAAAAAATATTTTTTACAGGCGCAGTTGATGATGCATATCGAAGTCAGGATCCTGAAAGCCCCGTGGTATACATTGTATTAAACGTGGGCAACAGTATTAGATTAGTACCGGAATCTTTCTATGAAAAGAGAGCCAATACCACAGCATATACTAAATTACCCTGGGACGAAGACAGCGGTGAACCTCCTTACATGGGCAAAGAATGGGCGGCCGCACCCTGGGACACTAGCAGATATCTAAATTTAGAACCTGAATATGTTTTAGTTGAACAATATGCCGGTGATAGAAATCCCTGGAGTATAATCAACTGTTGGTATCATGTTTCTAGAATTAGAGAAGTAATGAATTTCTATGACTTGAAATTAGAAGATTACATCAGTGAAAAAAACAGAGCACAGCGTCCTATTATTCAACTGTCTGCGGGAACAAAATTATTTAATTGGCCCACAACATGGATCACTGAAGTTGAAACAGTTATAGAAGGAACTAAGAATAAACATTCTGGTATTCATATCAGTATGATCAAAGACAGGTATGATCATCCTATTGCCGAAGGAAAATTAGTTGCCTTTACCGAAGAAGCTACAATCTATAGACTGTCAACTGTTGTACAAGACAACCAACATTTATCTGTGTGGACACCAACTCAATATGTTGGCACAGACGGCGCTGGAGTTTTTGTTGTAGGTGCTACAACAATTAGATATTATTCATTTATATTTAAAAACAACAAGTGGCAACCTGCACAGAATAAAATTCAGCCTAATCAGTGTCCACTAATAGACGTATTGATGAAAACGGTGTTAGTTACAGTGATTCTTCTGTTTATTATAATTCTAATTTTGCCGGCGCACGAGTATTGGATTTTGCACCAGGCACTACCTACGACCCTGTGCTAAAAAGAAATATAAAATTAAGCGACATTGAATTTGATGCTTTGCCCACTGTGTCCGATGTATTGTTGTCAGGCCCGAATCAATTACAAATGGTCACTGACATTGATCGAGTATGGAGCTACGACGTAGACATCAACGAAAAATCAACGTCCGGTGTTAATTATTACAAATTCTTCAATGTTCTAAATTCTTTCTGGAATCAGCGCACAGGCTTGGACATTACCATGTCAGAACAGGTCATCGAGTACACAGAAGACACAGACTTGATGTTCTCAGCTGAAACAACTGCTCCTGTTGATGGATTTAACACTATACATGTTTTTGAAAATGAAAATCGTGAAACAAACCTATATTTTTATCTCAAAGATTATGGTATGGTACCATACACATCTCGACGTGGATCTAATTTAAAAGAATTAATACTGCCTGTAATTTCCAGTGATTTATACAGCGAATACAGAATTGTCTGCCACAACTTATCCCTGCCCTTGGCATTGTATGAAAATAAATTAGTAGACGGATATTCACAGCCTGTGCTATTGCCAGAACCCATAGTACAAAACAATAATATATCACATGGTGTAATTACAGTTAACCTAGAATCTACGTATATTGATTCTTCTTTAGTGGTTCAAACTAATCCTATCAGTGCTGACGATTCAAAGTTTTTATGGAATTATAATAATCAGTGGCGCCTGGCCATAACTCGTCCCATAGACAAGTTCAAGTTTATTACCAATGCATTTTTACGAGATAGAACAGTACCTTTATACAACGGATTTGATTATAGAAATGCAACAAATTCTCAGACAGCCACTGGCATTGACGTTATTGAAGCCACTAAGTCATTGAGTAAAAAAGCACTGGTAGGCGATAAAATTGTAATAGAAAGTCCTGCACTGGTGTCAGGAAAGAAAACAGCACCATATGCACTGAGCAGTAATCCAGGCAACGAAGGTCTTTCTAACTTAGATTATTATAGTGTATATCAACACTTGACCTTTGAACAATCTACGTCTCCTAATTCCCGAGAATTTTTAGATCCAGGTAATACCGATGGCACATATAATGCTTTGCTGGTGCCGCTGGGATCAGGTACAATTCACAAACATAATCAACCTATAGGTTTATTTGGATTATTGTCAGCTAACACAGAATTGGATCTAATAGACACTATTACAAAACAGGCACGACACTATGACACATTTATGTCTAGATTTAAAGCAGACCTGCAACAGGCTATTAACAGGGCAGAAGATTTATCCACGGCAAATTATCAAAATATTCTAACAGTGGCCTTAGAATCAGTGTACGTTAACCAAGTTGAGGATACATTCTGGCATCACAGTAATATGATTGGTTGGGGCATTGATTATAAAGAAAATTCCACAACACTTACAGATAATAATTATGCATTTGTATACCCTATAGAATCTATATCCTTTGGAGCAGGCAAAGAATTATTAACTCATATTTTCTGCAATGGCATACATTTACAGCGCGGTGTTGACTATAACTATACTTCCAACATTGACGGGTATTATACCGGCGTTAATATTAATTCCAGATTCCTAGGCCAACGCATAGTTATTAGACAATGGGCGGCGACGTTCTCTAGTAGAATACCAGCAAGTCTTGCCAAGCTTGGACTTAGTCCATTATACATGCCAGAGATATATAGAGACGCTAGTTATTCAACTGACAGTTATTTTATAATCCGACACGATGGCACACGATATTATTTAGAAGACGGTGTTGACAATAATTTATTGCCACGCGGCATTGTTGATGCATTGTTGTTTGAATATGAAAAAATGATATTCAGCAGTATTGCACACGACATTGAACAAATAGATCGCAGTCAATATATTGAAAGAACTCCTGGTTATTTTAGACAAACTAAACAGTCCCAGCAAGACGTTTTAAATTTTAAAAATGCCAGCACAGTTACTTGGCAAATAGAAAATAGTTTATTTGTCCTAAACAATGACACGTATGATACTAATAATAAATTTACCTATCGATACGTTATGCCAGAGCTCAGCGGATCTTGGAGAGCAGTATATAGATACTTGTTTGACACAGATCGTCCGCATACACATCCATGGGAAATGCTGGGTTACACATTAAAACCCGCTCAGTGGGACACATATTATAGTTGGACTGATCCCAGTAAACGTCAAGCACTGATTAACGTATTATTAACAGGAAGAAGAATAGGCACCCATGGACTACCTTATCTAAGCCGTTATGTAGAAGCTGTTGGCAACGTTTTCCCGGTGACCAATACCGGAGAACTATTAGCACCCATGGATGTGCCATGGATAGCTGAAAAAATTATCAACGTTAATTTTGATTCCGATTTTACAGTGGGCGAATTAAGTCCACAAGAATTTGTTTTCAAATCCACGCAACGAGGATTATCAGTAGAAGTCACAGCAACTTATTTGTTAAACGCATTAAAGTTTGTCAATGAACTATGGAGACCAGGATCTGTTAAAACTAATAGATTAGGCATTAACACCACAGCACAGTCAAATAATGGATGGAACACTGGATCTATTGATTCTAACTATCATAGATCTACCAGCACATGTTTTACCTCTGGCATAGAAGCTCTGCTGGCCGAACACTATATCTTACAGAATAAAGATTTTTATGCTGATATTGTTGATAAATCTAATCATACAAAAATAGTTAAAGAAATTTTACTATCTGGATTTACAAATAAGAGCAACCTGAGAATACAAAGTACAAGTATTAATTCACAGCGTACTGCCTTATATGTTCCCGAAGAAAACTTCTCCGTGAGAACTGTTAATCATTATAAAGACAATGAATATTTTTATAGTGGACTGAGAATTATATGGACTGGCCAAGCTTGGATGATTTATGGATTTGTCAACGAGACTCCTTACTTCTCGGCGTATACTCCAAATCCTACCAGCACAATTACAAGTTATTCGATTGGTAATTTTACATACAGAGAAAAGAATACATATAATAAAACTGTGGTAAGATATCCTTATGGACATTCGTTTACAGACAAACAAGAACTTTATGATTTTATCAAAGGCTATGGTTACTATCTAGAAGATCGAGGCTTTATATTTGATCAAGTTGAATCCAATGATTTAAAGAATTGGCAGTTGAGTGCCAAGCAATTTGCTTTCTGGTCCGGAGATCCTTTGCTGGCAGGAAATTATATTGACTTAAATCCAGCCGCAGATATAATTAAAATAAAAATTCCCCTGGGACAACTGGATAACCTAGTAGGTAACAATCATTTGCCGGGATTATGTGTTACACGTAACAACAAAGCATTGTTTAGCAAAGACTTGGTAGTTACTAGAAATACTATAACTGAAGTAAAAACCAAGGATACTACCAATCCAATCTACGGCATTAAATTTACAACTAGTACCTATGAATCAGTGATTCATTTGGATGAAACCAGTGTGTTCAATGACATATACTTTCTTGCCAATCAACGACTGTCTAAGCGAAGATTCCTAGTAGCAGGTAAAAAGACTCAGGCCTGGTCGGGTAGATTATATGCTCCGGGATATTATTTTTACAACAACAGTCTTTATTCTAACTTGGATAATATTGCAGATCAGGGTAGAAATTTCTTGTCCATAGAGGACACTACCTTGGATACTACATTAATTGAAGCGGCCAAGAGTCAGTTCGGCTTGGATAAGAATGCCGAACTTAGAGAATTGTTTTTAACAGAAGAAAGTGAATTACAGTTTAAGAATTCAGTGCCTTTTATAAAAGGAACGAACAAAGTCTTTACCAGTTTAGAACCATTGACTCACACTGACGGAAGTTCTACTATTCCCTATAACGAATATCTTGTTAAACTAGGAGAGTTTGGCAGCACAGAAAAAATTCAATTCTATGAATTCCAACTAAGACAGTCCGACTATATTAATAAAAAACAAATTGTTAATTTTAATTTAGATAATACATACAGCAAAGATCAGGCACATAATATTACACGAGCAGACTGGGTTTATAAACCTAAAACTTCTGCGACCTTGGAATTTTTAACACTGGGACGACAGTCTATGTTAGAAACAACAGGACCTGTGGCCGGCAATGACACAAACTATAGTATTCAAACATTGGACGACATTGATTTAATGTACAACGAATTTAAAGCACTTTGGTCTATACCCAACTTTGACAGTACTAAGTCTTATGCCGCAGGCGATCTAGTGAGAATTGCAGATCCAAGTGCTGGCGCCAGTATTCGCGGTAAAGTATATGTTTTTGTCAGCAGTCAAGGCCCAAAAAATCTTTCATCGCAGTTAGATTATTTACAGCATGTATATGAGCCATATCTTCCTAATTTCTTTGTAAACAATTATTCTTTAAAGAATACACAACTATCTACAACCAATAAAATTTATCCTCCTGCCACTTGGCAAGTCATGCAGACCACAGATGCTAATCTTGTTATCAAAGAAGCCTGTCCAGGTCTAGCAGATAACAGTAAAGTTCAAATTGAAACTATAGACAACCACTATCTAAGAACCGGCGACAAAGTATTAATTGTCAACACAGACCAAACATGGGGTAGTGTCAATGGTATTTGGACTGTGGAGCGTATAGATGATAAGAATTTCTATATTCCTAGTAAGTTAACTAAGAAAATCTATGTAGGCAAAGTGTTTACATTTAAAACTGTGAGGTTTGCCACTCAATCAGATTTATCCGTGGCTCTGCAACAGCAAAATGGATATCGCTGGTTTAACAGATTATCAACCACAGAAAGTAGCCTAGGTCTGCCGTCAGCTTTAAATAATTTACCTAAAACGCTGTCTGGATATTCTCAGGTCAAACCCCTGGTCATTGTTGACCAAGCAGTCAGTGTACCGGAACCAGCAACATCCTGGGATACTGGTGGATATATTTCTTATCAAATTAATATTGCAGGCAACGGACAAATATCCTTGTCTATTATTAAAAATGAACAACTGCCAGTACTGGCCGAAGATATCGAACATGTTATAATATGGGATCATGCCACAAAACAAACTGTGGCAAAAATAGAACTATTTGATCCTATTAGATTGGTTATTCCAAAAACTTTTACACGAGAAATAGATGTAATTAATCGTGTTGACCCTGCAAGATACAATAGAACTAGCAGTGAATACAAAGCAGTATATAGTAGCACAGCATGGTACGATGAAAAAGTAGGCAAGCGTTGGTGGGATACTAGTACTGTAAAATTTACCGACTATAAAATCGGTGGCGCAGTAGAACGTTCACTAAAATGGGCCTTAGAGAATTCGGGCTCCACAGTGGACGTATACGAATGGACTAAGAGTTCAGTACATCCTGCTCAGTGGGCAGATTCTGTTAGAGCAAAAACAGAAGTATATGGACAAGTTGCCACAGGCTCGGCCTATTCTGAAATAATAAACGGCGGCCCTGCATATAATTGGACTGAAACTGAAGATTATGTCAATGGTAAAACTGTCAAAGTTTATTATTTCTGGGTTAGAAATAAAACTACTATTAACTTAAATTCTACAAGAACTCTAACAGCATATCAATTATCTAAATCAGTGCTGGACCCTACTGCGGCAGGTATACCTTGGTGTACACCATTGACCAAAGATACTATGATGTTTGTGGGCTTGGAAAATATACTGTCAGAAACAACAGTGGTACAAATTAAGAGAAAATCTACATTCGCTCATAAACATCAACAATGGATGTTCATTGCCGACTACAACTCTTCGCAGACAATTCCAGAATTCCTGCATATACGTCTACGAGATAGTTTGGCCAGTGCAATTTTCGATGAAAAGTATTATGGCGCCCCTTATAACAAAATTATGTACTTGGAAAGACCAGTACCTGATCATAGATTACATCCCTTAAATCGTTTGGGAAATTCTATTAGACCATATGCACAGTCTTGGTTCATTGATTTATACGAAGCAAGAAGAACATTGATCAAAGAAGCCAACATTGTATTGAAAAATATCGATGTTATAAATTCTATAGCCGGCTGGAATAGACACTTAAACGATGCTGTTAGTATCGGAGAAGAAACAGTGGATGTAACACAGTGGTGGAGCTATGTTGATTATACCAGCATTGCCTATGATCCAACCAAGAGCGTCGCTGTGGTGGTTGGCAATAACCATGAAGCTATCATTGAATCAAACAATGTATCGTCGGGACAATATATTAAGGTTGCCAATGCACTTAATCAAACAGATGTTATCTATGAAAAAACAGACAATGGACTGGTTGTTGTTTGGCGCAAAGATGGCACAATAGCATTCAATGAACTGAGTAGAGATACCTATGATAAGAGAACATGGGACGGTGCTCCCTGGGATCATTATACATGGGACGACGATTTAAGTTTGATATTCTATTGTATCATGGAAGCCCTGCGTAGAGATCTTCTTGTTATAGACTATCAAAAGTATTATAACAAATTAATGTGTGTTATGTTCAGACAGGTATTGTCAGAACAGTTCCATGTTGATTGGTTAACAAAGGCCAGTACAATTCAGCCTTATAATTTACTGGGCGCAGACCTAAGAGAACGAGTTGAATTGGAGCGTGACAGTTCCGGTACGTTGATCAATTACTTTAAAAATGTAAAGAGTTTTAGGGACAAGCTCAGAGACAGCGTTATAACTAAGAATATATCTTCGCCATTGGATATTAATATCAACGATCCTCACGCAATGAATATTGTTTTAACCTACGACAGACACGGTTTGGGCAATAACACAGATGCAGTTATCACAGGCCTGCCTTTTGTTGACATTGGCTGGGATGATGAACAAGCACCATGGGACAAACTTCCACTGGATCCTATAGAGTCTAGCTATGATTATCTATTAGAAAAGATTTACACAGGATTATCGGGTATACCTGCCGAAGTTGTAGCACAGAATATTGCAGGCCCTACTTATAGCAAGTATAAATTAAATACTAATCTAGGTGAAGAATTAGTAAATTGTTATATCAATGAATCTAATGTTATCATCGATGTTGAACATTACTTTGACACTACTCAGACTTCGGTCAAAGTTAGAACTTATTATAATAATCAAACAGTTAGACACGTCATGATGATTGACAGTAAGTCTGCGATGTTAGTAGATGATCTAACTGATGAAACTACATTTATAAAAATTTCGCCCGATGATATTAATAAATTACCTGAAGCAACCATTGATAGCCCACAGGCTATTTGGATTGACAATGAAAAAATCTTGTATTTTATCAAGACGGAAACAGGTATTACTAGATTGATTAGGGGTGTATCCGGTACAAGCATAACTGACCACTCTGCGGGCTCAACAGTTTATGTGGAAACTGCGGAAACAGTCTTGCCTTATAATAAAGACTTTATCAGCTCGCATACCACTGGACCGTTCTTCAGCGATCAGGGAGAATCATTAGATTCTAGCACAAACTCAGTGTCGAAGATACTTAAAAGCAATGCAGGGTGATTAAATATGCAGTTAATTAATTTGATAAATACCATTGGAGAAAATAATGATTGATCTAGCAAATATAAATGTAGACGGATTCGTAAAAATTTGGGATCCGATTACCGAAGAAATTTTTGTTGAAAAGCATAATGCTATCAACCCAGAAGTTATAAGCTATGTGTTCGCACGTATGCTTCAAGCCAATACCAGCCAATATATAACAGAAATGCATTTTGGCAACGGCGGCATTGTAGTTGACACTACCAGTAACATTACATATAAAGATGTAGAATTAAATTTAGAAACAGGTTTTGGTGCTAGTTTATTCAACCCAACATATTTTAAAGTAGTTGATACAGCAGACACTGAAAACAACGATGATATTACAAGAAACAAAGTGGATCTTGTACACGTAAATGGTTTACACTATACAGATCTAGTTGTGACTTGTACATTGGATTCTGATCAGCCCAAGGCCGCAGACATTGGAAATCTTGTACAACAAACACAGATGTCCTATGATAATGGAAATTTAACAGGAAACTTTGTATTCAATGAACTAGGCCTCAAGCTCAAAGGAGCAGATGGTATAAACACAGGATATCTAATGAGTCATATTGTGTTTCATCCTGTACAGAAGAGTGCAAACAGAACAATTCAAGTGGTCTATACTTTGAGAATAAGATTGGCCTAATTTACAAAAAAGGTAAATATAAGAATAAAGGAATTAGATAAATGGCATATGATATAAACTTATCAGACGGTTCTAGACTAACACTGATCGCTGATAGAACATTAGATACCACAAGTAGCATTAAACTCTTGGGAAGAAATTACCCGGGTTACGGCGAAATTATGGCAGAAAACATGGTTCAAATGTTGGAACATTTTTCTAAAGACACTGAGCCATCTAATCCAATACGCGGCCAAGTTTGGTACAACACAGTAACTGAAACACTTAATGTATACAATGGTGATCGTTGGAGTTATGCTGGCGGCGCTGGCAATTTTAATGCTAATACAACGGCAGTTGACGCTACACCTATCGTAGACACACTGGGCAGATCGCATCATGCAATTAAATTTAAAGTAGGCGGTATAGTTGTTGCAGTTTTTAGTTCTGAAAGTATATTTTATACACCGGCTAATAACACAGGTATAGCCAATGCATTTCCAACAATTGGTCCTGGTATTAACTTGAACGTGGCCAATGGCGGCGACGGCAATTTGAGCAACTTCAAAGTACGAGGTCGTGCCATTGAAGCAGAATTTGCTGACTTGGCAGAAGTCTACGAAGCAGACATGCCATTATCTCCCGGCGATGTTGTTAAACTAGGCGGCGCCAAAGAAATTACTTTAAATGATGAGGAAAACGGTATCAACGTGTTTGGTATCATTTCTACAGATCCTGCGTTCTTACTAAACAGCATAAACAAAGCAAAAGATTTACACTATCCAGTGGCACTAACAGGTCGTGTTCCTGTTAAAGTTATTGGTCCAGTTGAAAAAGGCAATAGAATTGTTGCCAGCAATGTACCTGGAGTTGCTCGTGCAATTCCAAACAAAGACATTAAATTTGCACTTCAAATCATTGGTCGTGCAATTGGATCCAAGGACACTGACGAAGTAGGCACAGTAGAAGTAGTTGTAGGAGTTAAGTGATGCCTAATGGCGTTAAAACATATATTGTTGCGCTTAACAAAGGCGTTGACTATAACACATTTTGGAATCAGATCGAGTCTGCTACTGCTGGCATTGCTAACATTCCGGATCGTCCAGTTGCAGTTACCAACGAGCGTACAGCGTTTGAGCGCATTTGTGAATATGCGTTAACTGATGCCGAAGCAGAACAATTAAAGAATGATCCTAGAGTTGCCGCAGTCGAGCAACCAGTAAGCGAACTACCTTATGTTAAGATTGTTTATAACTCTACTGTAGAAAATAAAAATTTTAACAAAACTACTTCTAGCACAGGTGCAGAAGTTAACTGGGGATTAGTTCGTCATAGTAACACTTCCAATGTGTACGGAACCGGCACAACTACATCTTCAAAATATACATATGATTTAAATGGCACAGGAGTTGATGTTGTTATTAACGACACAGGTCTCCAGGCAGACCATCCAGAATTTGCTGGCAGAGTTGAATTAGTTAACTGGAATAGTTATTATAGTGGATATACTGATAGCCAAGTTGATACAGAAGGGCATGGCACACATGTGGCTGGTATTGTTGCCGGAATTACATACGGCTGGGCCAAAGGAGCAAAAGTTATTCCCTTAGCGACAGGCGATAACAGTGGCACAAGCTCAGCTGAACCACTTGATTTCTTTGAAGCACTAATTAATTGGCATAATGCAAAAACAAACAACCGACCGACTGTAACAAATATGAGTTGGGAATTGAGAGTAAACTGGCCAAATAATGTAGAATATAGAAATTATATCACAGGCGGTAATCACGCATCAGGCCCGATATTGGGAGGACAAAGTGTAGAATATTATAAATCTAAAGGACTAATAGACTTACAACAGGGTTTGCCAATTCAGTCAACTTCTGATCTAGGCTGGCCTTACTTTAGCGAGGCATATAATAGTGCATTAGGTGCAGTAATTGATTCCGGGATTATTGTAGTCCAAGCCGCCGGTAATAATAGTTTTAAAATGGACAAGCCTGTAAATGCAGGAGGCACTGGAGACTACGACAATTATGTTAACATTTCGGCGACAATACTAGGACAAACATACACATATAATAATATCTACTACCATAGAGGATCAAGTCCTAAGGACCCAAGATCTATTATTGTTGGATCTTTAGGCGCCTCCGGCCGATATGATACCAGCGTTCCTGCAAATACCGGCGGGGATAGACAAGCAGACTATTCAACTAAAGGTCCTAGGGTAGATATATATGCCGCCGGCACTTATATTATGAGTTCATGGATGACTGCTAGCGGATCTGCGTACCAACACGGAAATTCATCATACAAACAGAAACTTGAATCAGGCACATCAATGGCCGCACCACAAGTGGCAGGTATGATTGCCCTAAGGTTACAGCAAAGTCCACTGGCAAATATTAAGGCATCAACAAACTGTGAGAGTATTAAGTCTTGGTTAGTTGGAAATGCACTGACTAATCAAATTTATTCTCCGACAACATCAACTACAGATTATACAAACAGAGTTGCGTTATTAGGTGGCCCAAATCGTATTGCTTACATTAATCCTGTAACAGCAACTCCGCCGCCTGCAACATATACGCTAACTGTTAACAAAGCCGGATTGGGTAATGGTACTGTGACTAGTACGCCGACAGGTATTAACGGTTTGGGTACAGCAACATTTACATCTGGTACAGTTGTCACGTTAACGGCTCTAGCATCTCAAGGTAGCACATTTGCAAATTGGACAGGAGATGCCACCGGTACCGGCGCTGTACAAATAACAATGAATTCTGATAAAACAGTAACATCGCATTTTAATCTAGTAGCAGGCGCATTAATAAGAACAGAATGTCGCGGATATGATAAATGGAACGTATATGCTGATGGACAAGGCGGATCTTATAGCACGTTAATAGAAACAAATAGTGTTCAATGTGGCTATGTTCCAACACCACCAACAAGTCCGCCACTGACTCCGTCGGTTGCAGGACAAAAAATTACAGCCGCTGACTGGAATGAATTAACAACACGCCTTAATAAAATTTTTGCAGATACAGCAACTGGTAGCCAGCCTGCCTTTGATGCTCAACAAAAGAATTTACAGTCCTATGGGTGGGGTAACAGTCCTAGTAGTCCGGTTGCCAAAGGTGATAAATTTTCCGCAGTAGTTGCTAATAAAGTAATTGACAAAGTAAAACTAAGCGCACAGCAAGTAGGCAGTTCTTATTCACTGAACAATGTCCAACCCGGTCAGAAAATTACAGCCCTGGCAATTAACCAAATTAAAACAGTATTAGATGACGTCGATCCCAAGCGAAATACTGCCGCTGTTAATCAATTATCATTGGCCCTATTAGGCGATGTCATGATGCAAAATCCATGGACCAGGAATATAACATTCTTGTCCTCATTGAATTTTATTACTTATGATAGAGCAAGATATTATTTCAACTCGGGCAGTAGCATAAAACTTACAATGAGTGTTCATGGCGCGAATGCTGCCGGAAATGCAATGAATTCTTTATACGAAAAAATGGGCACAGTTAACATAGGTCTGCGTAATACCACAAGTTCAACTGCAAACATAATCAGCGAAGGCAAAGGATTCCAGGATCTAAATGCCAATGATTGGACAAAGCTAATTAAAATTGGATCTAATGGCGGTTATGGTTATGGTTATGGTTATGGTTACGGGTACGGAGGTGGTGGTGGCGGTTATGGTTATGGATACGGTTATGGTTATGGTTATGGATACGGCGGATCACACGGATCTATTACTGTATACGGCAAGATACAAAGCGGCCAAGTCTTGCTAAAAGTTGTTGTACACGCTGTAACTACTTCGGAAAAAACCGGAAATCATAAATTGAGTCACAGCTTACAAAAAGCCATAGACAAGTCTTCAAACAACCAAAATTTCCATATTAATGTACCATTATTCAGTGGTAGTGTTTCTTAATTTAATTCCACGCAACTAAATATTAACATGGTATATAATACCTGGAGATATTATGGATAAAAAATTGGAAGAAGCACTGGATTTTAGTAACTTTAGATTTACACTTAACACCCGCAAACAAAATCTAAAACTGCGTATGAAAAGTATGCTGACTGTGGGCTATAACAACACTATCTTTACAGCGACCATTGAATTAATAAATTTTTCAAAACTGGTACTGGACTCGGGTAATAAAGAATATGTGTTCATCGACGACAACGACAACCCTGTGATGATCAATGACATCGGCGATTTTCACGCTAGATTGTTGGGAGCATACACTACAGCAGCCAACGAATTTTACGTGGAAAACGAAAAATTAAAAAAACTTAGATCTACAAGACAACTAGCAGGAATTAAATGATAAAGAAAAAGTTTCCTCGAGGCATTTTGCTGATAGCGTATAACAACAATCAAATTGACTATGCTAAATTGGCCTTGCTTGCTGCCAAGCAGGCTAAAATGTTTATGAACAACATTCATATCACATTGATGACAGATGAATCTACTCTGGGAAAATTATTGGACAATAACAAAGCCGAACATGTCAAAGTATTCGATCATATTATTGTAGAAAAAATTGAACACGAAGCTAACACTCGTGTACATCACGACAGTCCGTGGTACGAATTTAGCACACAGTTTAGTAATAAAAACAAGCATACTATCTACGATAATACACCCTATGAACAAACTCTGATGATTGACGTAGACTTTATGATATGTAATAATTCTTTTGAACACATATTCAACAGCGACTGTGAACTGGCCATGTACAAGGATGCTATCAGCACAAGAAACTATAAGCCACGTATTTGGGAACAAAAGTTACATCCTAACGGCATTGACATGTGGTGGAGTACTGCTGTATACTGGCGCAGTGACAGTGAAGAAGCAAGATTATTCTTTAATGTGTGGCAACATGTCAAAGAAAACTATGACTACTATAAATTCTTATACAAGTTTCCTGGTAAATTGTATAGAACAGACTATGCGGCCAGCATTGCTGTACACTTGATCAACGGGCAATATAAGAATTCATGGACTGGTCAGTTACCCGGTAAAGTAATGCGTTACAGTGATCAAATTGACGAGCTCTGCCATGTACACAGCAACAGTGATTTTTTATTTTTGTGTCCTGATCCTAAAGAACCGTGGCGAGTGACTACATCAAGAATTACAGATGAAAATGTTCATATTATGAATAAACTATCACTGCTACGTCACTGGGATCAATTAATGGAATCGGAATCCGCCGAATGAAAGAAATTTATATCATACATTGTGAACAATCAGACGATGTACTATCTTCTGAATTACTGGCAGAATCTATTCGCAGATTCGATGACAGTCGTGACATCATAATAACTACACCAGTGCCAGCTGTGGAATTTAGTAAAGGCACTAACTTACATTTATATGAAGCTACTCCAAATCCCACATTAAATTATTTTAAATCTGCGGTTGATGTTAACTGCGACCGCGCAATATTTTTTAAATCAGATCAAATTTTAACACATTTTAGCACCGAGTGTTGGGAAACGCTTAGAAATTTATCTAGTATAGTAACATTAAAAACTAAATTATCTTTTGCAGGCGAAGAGATTAATCCCAAGGTATATTATTTAGACAGCGTAAATATAGCCAATTTGGGATCTACAAAAAATTTAAATGCAGTCTATTTTGATTTTAGTAAAAATGCAAGACAGCTTCTGGGATTCTGTATTGATTTTAGCAGTAACTATGATTATAATTCTATACAACAATTTACTCATGCACTTAGAGAAAAGAATGCCACTGTGGCTTTGCCTGCATTTCCAGAATTTACTTGGCCTAGTTGGGTTTTTACCTATGTAAGTTTATTATTCGAAGAAGAATTTATAGAGTTTGACTTCTTAGACAACATCGACTTGTCCAAACAGGATTATAACATTGAAGATCATATATGGTCAACTCGTAGCTGGCATCAGTTTTTAAGTTACTGGGTAACGGACATTGGCCAATTAAAAATAGAAAATTTCATTCAAAGTGGCTTGGTTAAATATCAAAATACCAATTGGCTAAACGACATTATATTAGCTAGATTAAAACAAGCCTATGATCAATGATGACAACGACTTTGAATTAATTACCGAAGATGCAATAGAGAACGCACAAGAAGCGGACTTGTTAGTTCGCGTCGCAGTTACACCTCCTGGTTATTATATTCTGTTTAACAAGGCCACAGGTAGTATCACAGCTATAAATCCAGTATCGAATACAAACCCTCCCCCAGGTACAGCAGAGCTACATGTTGAACACAGCAACGACCTAGACTCGATATTTTCTAATAAGTTCAACATTGAAAAGTTAAAAGTAAAATACGATTTACAAAAGAAAATTTACATATTGACAGCAGTAAAGGATTTTTCCGATTTATTTGTCAAGGAGTTTGTTGTACTGGATATCAAAGATTCCGCAGAATTTTTCATTGATATAAAATTTAATATTGTCAGCAAGGTAGTATATTTTAAACCAAATTTTAAAAACTTGAATTTGTATCTTAGCACTAATACTCCTGAGTATGTTTTGGAATTGACCAACAGTAAGATTACATTCTACGTGTTTGACCAAACTAATCCTACGATGTTATACGATAGATATGATGTTAACATAGTCGATCTTATTAAAAATGAACATGCGGCATTTAAAGCAGATTGGTTGGATCTAATGAGAACAACTAAATTTCAAATTTTAACTTCGAATGTGGGATTGGAATACAACATTGTCATTGATCAGCAATATGTCAGGGATCATTTGGACTATGAAATTACTCAACCCACTGTTCACCCAGAGTCTCCCACACTACGACTAATTATAACTGATGATTTTTTAGAACTGCAAAGTCTAATAGAAAATCCAGAAAATTTTAAAATTGAAGAAACATTAAACCTGTATCTACATAAACAAGGCGAACCCGACTTCTTACTGCGAAAGTATGTTATAAATAGAAACGACTTGGTCAATCAAAACAGACTAATATTGGACGGCAACGATCTAATAGGAAAAGTTTCTGCGGTGTGCGATTCAAGACATATTAATGTAGAAACTATATATGAGTAAACCAATCCCTATAAACGAATATGACATTGTGTTCATGAGCTATGATGAACCAAATGCAGATTATAATTATTCCAATTTACTGGAAAAAGCTCCATGGGCCAAACGAGTACACGGAGTCTTGGGATTCGATGCTTGTCACAAAGCCGCTGCCAGGGCCGCTGAAACAGATAGATTTATCACTGTTGATGCTGACAATATTGTACGCGAAGAATTTTTTAATCTAGAACTAGACATGAGTAAAGTGGGCCAGCATGATGTTATCAGCTGGGCAGGAAAAAACTATATCAACGGATTGACCTATGGCAACGGTGGCATTAAGTTTTGGCCCAAGCATGTAGTTGAATCCATGAAAACACACGAAGTAGCGGAAAATGCAAAAAGCCAGACAGATTTTTGTTGGGACATTTATTATCGTCAAATGAATAACATATACAGTGATGTATATGCAAATGGCAGCGCATATCAAGCTTATCGCGGAGGTTTTCGCGAAGGTGTCAAGCTGGGCTTAGAAAGCGGCACAGTTGTTGATGCTAGACAATTAAAAAATAAAGTCTATGATAGAAATTATAAACGCTTATTGGTATGGGCCACAGTGGGCGCCGACGTGGAAAACGGTCTGTGGAGCATGTACGGCACACGATTAGGAATATATCTAACAAACATTAAACGCAGTGAATGGGATTTTACTGCTGTGCGAGATTTTACATGGCATACTAATTATTGGAACGAAGAAATTAAATCAAAATTCACAGATGACAACGGAGATGGAATGTGCAATGCCACAGGATGGAAATACAGCACCACCAAGCTGTGGACAGAAATAGTAAAACTGGGAGACCAGTTAAGAACAGAACTGGGCTTAGAAATCGGAGAGTTGGATCATAATGGCAGTAAGTTTTTTAAAGAAAGCTTTATTAATCCACCTAGACTAGGCGCATTGGTTCGCGAAGACCAAGTAGATAATACAATAGAATAATATATGAGCTTTCATGAATTCAGGGACGAGCTCAATGCCGTCAGCAGTAGTTTTTGTATTGCCAAATGGAAACAGGTAACTCTGCATCTCCAAACAGGTCATACACACAGTTGTCACCATCCTACCACACACAAAGTCCCGTTAACAGAAGTCTTGGTCAATCCCAGTGCTTTGCATAATACAAAATATAAAAAACTACAGCGTAAAAAAATGCTCACAGGATCTCGTCCCAGCGAATGTGACTATTGTTGGCGTGTGGAAGACAGTGGTGCCGATGTACTCAGTGACCGTGTCTATAAAAGTTCAGATGTATGGGCAAAGAAATATTTAAAAGAATGTACAGATAATCCCTGGGACTTTGATTTTGCACCCAGCTATTTAGAAGTTAGTTTTAGTAGCGTGTGTAATTTTAAATGTAGCTATTGCAGTCCCGAAGTCAGCAGTAAATGGATGGAAGAAAGCGAACGTTTTGGTCCTTATCCCACTAGCAGAAAATTCGGCGACATAAGCTGGTTAAAGGATGCGGGAAAATTTCCTATTCCCCACAGCGAATATAATCCCTATGTGGATGCCTTTTGGGCGTGGTGGCCCGACATCTATCACAGTCTAGAACATTTTAGAGTCACAGGTGGTGAACCTTTGTTGGCCAAGGACACATTTAAAGTCTTGGATTATATCATTGAAAATCCGAATCCAGAATTAGATCTCAGTATAAACAGCAATATGTGTGTACCTGACGCAGTACTGGACAAGTTCATTTCTAAAATTAAAATTATCTGCGGTGAAAAGAAAATCAAAAAATTTAAAATCTTTACCAGCTGTGACGGCCATGGCCGGGCCGCTGAATATATCAGAGACGGCTTGGACTATGAACAATGGAAACGTAATATTCAAAAAGTATTGGATCAAGTACCTGAATGTACATTCACCATAATGAGCACATACAATGCATTGAGTATCAGTACATACTTAGACTTTTTAAAAGACGTAGTTGAAATCAAACGCAAGTACGGCGGTGCAGATGGTAGGAACAGTCCTTTCATTCTAGATACACCTTACCTAAGACATCCCGAGCATCAAGCAATTTTTATACTGCCTAATCGTTGGGCTGACAAGATCAAAGAACAAGTGGACTATGTATTTGAAAATATAGAAAATCCCACGGATCCCAATAGAACTAATCAGGGTTTTTATCCCTGGGAAGCTGATAAATTCAAACGCATACATGAATTAATGCTGTCCAAAGAAGAAATGGAATTTAAAGTAACACAGGCACAAAAAGACTTTGTGGCATTTGTCGACGAACACGATCGTAGACGCGGCACTAACTTTTCCGAAACGTTTCCTGAGTATATGGATCTATATTACTTTTGGAAAAATAATCCTATAACAACATGAACCTGCAAGACAGAATAGCTATTTGCTTTTCTGGGCAAATAAGAACCGGAGTTGAAAACAGCATCAACTTATTGCCTTATATAGGAGATTTAAGAAATTCTGTTGATATCTTTATTCATACATGGGATATTGAAACAGAAAGTCCATGGTCGGAAAAAAATAAGGGAGATGTTGGCGTAGCTAATCTAAGACGATATGTTGACAAACAAGCATTTGAAAAATTAAATGGAATTTACACTCCATTGGAACTAAAAATAGATAATTTTGACATTTATCAACAATGTCATCTGCGTCGTGTAATTGCCCGTGGAGAAACCATCGTGGCGCAGATTCCCATGTTTCAAAGTATATGGGAATCTAATCAACTAAAATTATCTCATGAAAAATTATCTAACAGCAAATATGGTTATGTGTTTCGTATGAGAATGGACGTTAATTTTGGTCCTGGTAGAACTCTATTAGAAGATCTACAATTTGTTTCAAATAAGAGAGATTTATTTTATGTTGTAGATTTTAGCAATAAATTGCCCGAAGCTATAGAAGATTTATGTTGGCTTAGTAGCAGTAAAATCATGGACCGGGCCTGCAATTTTATACTAGAAAGAGAAACCACACAGACAATGAATCACATTGATTGGCAACATCATATGAGCAGATATCTTGCAGAGGAAGGTATAAAAGTTCGCACCTTCAAAAATAATACAATATCAATTGTTAGAAATGATTTTATAGTTAAAAACGCTGACGAAGAAATTTAAATATTAATATGAAAATAGCATTTTGTTTTAGTGGACAGCCAAGAACATGGGATAAGTGTTACCCAACTTGGAAACGATTCGAAAAGAAACTTTGTAATCTAACCGGTGCAGATCAAGTTGATTATTTTTGTCACGCTTGGGATTTCAATACTCCTCCACATGCAGTACTGGCCGCTGATGACGGCCCAAGCACAGATGTAGTCGATGATTATCTAACTGTAAAAGGTGTTAAACTATCATATACAGAAACACAGTCGTTTCTCAATACTATCAAGCCCGTTGGATATATATTCGAAGATGAAGAACACAGTAAAAGTCGTATCAAAGAAATAAGACTGCAAGCAGAAGCCCATGTCAACGAGCATGGAAAGAATACACTAGAATGGATTGCCAGTCAATTTTACGGTGTTATGTATGCGGCACAGCTTATGAAAAAACACGAAGTAGAAAATAATTTTAGCTATGACATGGTGTTTCGTATGCGCTATGATTTATTCTTAGACGATCACCAGCTGGACTGGTTCTTTGATGATCGTAGTAACGATTTTCAAATACCTAAATTTAATCATTTTTATAGCTGTCATACTAGCAAAGAAAAAAATCAATTTCCATTTCATAGAATGGGAGACATATTTTGGTATGCCGATGGTATAACATTTAGTAGAATCTGTGATTTCTATAGATGGTTACCAGTACTGGGCAGTAAGTGTTTCAACAATGGCCGCGTGGGAACAGAACATGCTCTATACTTTTATGCTAAGATGTTGCGTATGCAAGTAGTGCCTATTAGTATAGATCCAAAAATATATCGACAAAAAGATTATCTAGATAGAAAACGTCAAGCAGGCCTGGAAGAGAGTTTAGGTGGACATGAGCTTATTTGATTTACAATTAGATCCTAGTACAGGTAATTTATTTTATGCTGAACGAGTTATAAAAAAAGAACCTGTGAAAAAAGAAAAGAAATTCAGGATCGCTGTCTGTTACAGCGGCCAAGCTAGACATTGGCAGACCTGTGTGGATAACAATAAAAGATTTTTTGATAGTTGGACATCGCATCCTGAAACTGGCCTAGACATTGAAGTAGATTATTTTATACATACATGGGATCGTAACACTTGGCGCTTGCCCAAACAAGGACACGAACATTTTACTATAGAAAAACACAGGGATGCAGATTCAATTGAACAAGCATATAGTCCAAAAGGTTTCATATGTGAAGAATTCGATGCTACCCAGTTCCCCCGAGCATGGGATCCTATGTTTTATAGCCATGCAAGAAGTTTGATGTTAAAGCGAGACTACGAGCTTAAAAACGATGTTAGATATGACATAGTTATTAAAGCAAGACTGGATGTGGTATATCCGCCGAGTATGCCTTTTCCCCTGCAACGAGTATGGCCAGGCGTATGCTATACTTGTACACCTATAGGCAAGTTTCCCAGCGAATTTAATTACAATAATTTTGATGATGTATTATTCTATGGAGACAGTCCTACCATGGACCTAATAGGCGACATATATTTTAAACTTAGACAACAGCATACTTCTGCCTACATTGACAGCGTGGAAGCCACTGCTAACCTAGATGTTACATTATGGTACGGGCCCGGCTGTTTAATATATGATCATTGCACAGACCTAGGAATACATCCAGACGGTAATAGAGTTATCGAATATGCAGTTGTAAGAAGTACTGCAACTGAAAAAAACTTAGATGGTATATACGACTATGACGAAATCAGAAAAAAATGGTTTGAGTGGTATATCTAAATCTATCTTAGATAGAATTGCTGGTCCAGGTCCGCAACTAGATAACGACGAATTGGAAATCATTTGCGACGGCGATTCATGGGTATTTGGCTGTGAAATCGTTGACCCTAAATTAAAAAAGAAACAGGATGATGACACACATCCAGGCAATTATGATTTTGAAGAAGCCAACGATCAATATCGCAGGCCTAGAATTTTTAGCCATCATCTCAGCAAACTATTAAAATGTCGTGTAACAAACCTAAGTTGGCCCGCCGATGATAACAATACCATAGTTAGAAGAACAATAGAATATATTAGCAGTGAGTATATTGCAAAAAATCGCAGTACAGATAATTTGTTTGTAATGATCGGATGGAGCAGTCCTGAAAGAAATAGCTTTTGGTACAAGGATGACACTATGAGTGCTCCTTTTAGACTGTGGCCTCAGGTAGCTCATTTTGACGCACCGGCACAAAAGAAATTTTGGGAATTATATGTACCATACCTATGGCACCCAGAAGAATACATGCCCAGGTATGTATATAATGTAATACAATTCCAGAATTTCTGTAATGCACACAACATTAAATGGATGTGTTGGAATAGTTTTTATCAAACTCCTGCAAGAAATCCCAATGAATGGCATGATCTAGATGTACGAGAAGAATTATTAAAGTTGACTAACATGGTTGCTGGTTATCAATATCAATGCACAGATACTCCAGATATCAGACATAACAGAATGAACAACTATTTAAATTTATGGAATACTGTTGATCCTCTACGTTTTTATAAAAAGGATCAGCCCAACAATACTTTTAAGAGTTATATAGAACAGCCTGATTTAGACATCAAAAATGTATTATGCGGATGGCATCCTAGTCCAGATAGTCACAAGGCCTGGGCTCGAGAGTTAGTTAGATATATTAAAGAAAACAATTTATTGCCATGATTAAACATCTAGTCACAAATGGCTGTAGCTGGACGTCAGGCAATGAGCTAGAATTTGATCCTGAGTTTGATAGACTGCTACAACGATTAAAATTAGTCAAAGTAGATTCTACTAATCCTCTTAACTGGAACTTAAATGACTTAGATGGAAACTGGGCAACAACATTTGATGTACTTTACAATCATTTAAATTGGTCGGGCTATCTTAAAGATAAAATCGGTGCAGAACAGCTGACAAATTTAAGCACAGGCGGCGGCAGTAATGCTAGAATTCTAAGAACAACCTTAGACTATGTATTAAAATTACCACAGGAACTACGCAAAGAAACATTAGTAGTAATCGGATGGACAGTCAGTGAACGAGATGAAATGTATATTGCCAACAGTTGGCAACGCTGGAATGCCACACAGCCATTTAATATAACTGCTGATCGTATTAAGATGCCCGATGATTCTTTGGTAGATAAAATTACTCGTATACAAGAAGATTATATTGTATACCTTTACAATGATTATGCGGCCGCGGGCAAATATTTTCAACAATCATACTTACTGGCAAATCTATTAGAAAACCTAGGAATAAAATATTTCTTTTTCAATGCGCTGCCAGCTTGGTGGGAATCTGGAGAATTGGAATTTAAAGTTGACGTTGGCAGAGAGTTTAAAGAACAAGTACACTGGCAAGAAACACACAGTAATTGTCTTAGCAATAGTAATACAATGTATAAGTTTGTTAATGATCACAAATATCCTGTAGCTCCTTGTTTTCATCCCTTAAGTCAAGGACACTTAGCTTGGGCAAATTACCTCAATGAGGTTATGCTGGAAAGAAACATTATATGAAGATTTGGGTCTACGGTTGTAGTTTTAGTGAGCCTTTTCAAATTCAACAAGGCGGAGCCGAGTGGGACGAGCATGGGTATAGAATAATAACCTCCGACTATTGGGGAACACATCTTGCCAAAAAACTTAATAGAACCTGTGTTACTAGAAGTCTAAGCGGTGTGGGATGGAACTATATAACTGAAAAAATAGACGAAGATATCATGGATTGGAGTAAAGATGATATTATCATTATTAGTCCTAGTTTTTTCAGTAGAGTAACATTTGAAGAATTAATAAAACGTGACAGTCAAAGTGAACTAGCAGGACAATTCTTAGAATGGGATCAAGTTGCCAAATATAATGAACTACGCTGGGCTAGAAAGGTAGACACGCTACAATATTTCAATTATAATGTCTATACTTGGGTAGTAGATACTCCTAGATTTTCAGCATTGCCAAAGAATTTAATTAAAGCAGAACAACACATTTCTTGGAAATCCTGGATGGATGAGAATAAACAATATTGGCAGGATCCTACTACTAATAAATATCCCCTGGGAGATTGGCACTTTAACGAACTAGGCCATAGTGCAGTAGCAGAGATAATGTATAATTTTATATGTCAACAGCAATAATTGTTTCAGGAACACTACGTCATTTAGTCAATGCTAGCAGTAGCTGGACAATTCCCGGCGACTATTTTTTAGTCATTGATCAAAACATTTATACCACACCTGATTTAACAGTGGTAGGGGATAGCCTAGATATTATCTCTGAAAATATAAGGCACAGTCACGTTAAATTTAAAAGTATATTCATTTGTGTAGACAGTAACCTGCCCAAAGAAGTAAAACATCATTCCAGCATTAACATGATTAATAAATGGAAGTTGGCCTACTATAACATACTTCCGTATAACACTATTAATAACTATGAAAGAATTATTCTTTTACGTCCAGATTTATATCTATACAAACGGGCACCAACATTTAAGATGTTGGAAATAGTTCCTGAAAATAATACTATCTATTCAACTATCGGAATAACAACAACTGAAGTACCCGACATAGGCACAAGGGAAATAATGAATGATGTATTGCTGATGTGCAACCTGCAGACATTTTCTATATTGGCCAATGAATTTGGTCCGTATTACCTAGAACGCTATGCCGAAACTCAAAATGGCGGCTATGAAATACACAGTATGCTGGCAAGATTTGTCAAAGAAAAAGGCATTGCCGTGATGCCACATATCGATAATTATTTTGAATTCTCAGTATTAAGAAACAACAGCAGTGAATTATTTGTTAATGGAGTATTATTACCCACTGTTGATTATAATACGATCAGAGAAAGATCACGGGATTGGTGGAAGCAAGTACATGGAAAATAAAAAATTAGTTGTCTGCGGCGATAGTTTTGCTGTAGGAATAGGCTGTCATGATCTAGTCAATGAGCCCGTGGGTAGTTTAGTTGCCCGGGAGCTGAATAAACCTTTGATAAATTTAGCCAAAGGATCTAGTACAAATTTCAGTATATTCTTGCAGATGCAGTATGTTGCGGATAAACTTGCCAATGATGTGGACTTAGTTCTAGTGGGTAATACCAGCTATGACAGAGTAGAATGGTTTCCCTTGGACACAGATTTTACCGGAGTCAGTGATATTACCAATGAGATGGTCAACTATCATGAATATCCGCCTTACATGGAAAACAGCTATCATGTACACGGAAAAAATATATCACTGCCTAATCCCATGGCCGCTGACCCTGACTATTCTGGAGAAATGTTCACTGAGAATTACATGGGAGTCATCGACTACTGGGAAACTTATGGTAAAAAGAATCAAATAACCGAATATTATAAAAGATTTGAAAACGAACCAAAAGCTCGAATGAACACGCTTTACAATTATGCTACTACTATACATGAAGCACGAATCAATCGCATATATAGTATAGGAGTATTAGCCATGGGTCATCAACGATTAAAACGACAGGGTATTAATCACTTAATTTTTAGTCAAGAACTTGAAGCCTATGCAAAATATATAGATAGAGAAAATCTAGTGGATATTAGTTGGGGGCAACTAAGTTTGGATTACCCAGATGATTTGCCAACTTGGCATACCAATGCAGAAGGGCATTGTGTGGCACGTGATAAAGTTATGGCAAAGTTAAAAGAAAATGGATGGATATAATGGAAATTAAAAAAGTCAATAAACACTGGGGCTATGAGTTATGGATTGCCGATGGGGTTAGAACACCCTACGCATCAAAACGCATATTGTTCAAAGCAGGGAATAGAACCAGTTTACAAGTTCATGAACACAAGTTTGAAACTAATTATGTACTCAGCGGCACTGGCGTTCTGCATCGCAGTAAGGATCCCTTAAACATAGAACAATTTTTGGCAAACGGCATGACATCAACTCAGGTAGAAGAATATGAAGCAACATTCGAAGTCATTGAATTAAAAGAAGGTGTTGTATTTGATGTGCATCCTGGCTATGTACACAGAGTTATAGCTACCACGGATTTAGAATTCATGGAAACAAGTACAACAGAACTTGATGATGTTATTAGACTGCAAGATGATCAAGGTCGCACACACGGAAGAATCAGCTACGAACATGGGTAATACTGTTATTATACCCACTGCTGGTCTGGGCAGTAGAATGGGAAACTATACTAAAAATCTTAATAAAGCATTATTGCCTTACAAGGACAAGCCAGTACTGGCGCATATAATTGACAATTTTCCCCGAGATAGTAAATTTATTATACCAGTGGGTCATTTAAAAGAACAGATTATAGATTTCTGTGGTGTAGCTTACAGTGACAGGGACATTGAATTTATTCACGTCGACGACTGGACCAGTGCTAAGTCCGGCACGGGTTATACGTTATTACAATGTAAAGATAAAATAACTTCACCATTTTGGTATGTGCCCTGCGATACATACTTTGATCAGCCTATAATAGACAAAGTCAGAGACAAGGACTGTTATTTTGTTAAGTCAGTGCCTGAACAAGACACACATTTATACACGATGTTTGATCAAAATAATAGTTTCTACGTACACGACATTAAATTTAAAAAAACAACTCCTGAAACATGGCGAGCATTTACTGGCCTAATGTATATCAATGACTATGCTGATTTCTTCAATAGCCTGGAGCAAAGCAACAGCAATGAGTTTATAGGAATTATTAAACTAGGCAGCGACACAGCTAGCTTGAATACTTGGTTGGACTTTGGTAACCCCACAATATATCAAACTGAATTAAGTAAGAGTCAAAAGTTTGATTTTACTAAAAAAGACGAAGTCACTTATATATGTAATAATCGCGTAGTTAAATGGTGGCTAGACACCACAGTGGCCAAGAAGAAATATGATAAAGTTCTGGCCAATCCCCATGTATTTCCCAATAACTGTACGCACAGCGGCAATTATATGGCCTATGATTTCTTTCCGGGTAAAACATTATATGAATTTAATAACCCAGTGGCATTCAATGAATTACTTAATTGGCTGGAAACAAATGTATGGCAGGATGTAGATGCTGATATACACACAGCCAGTATTGAATTTTATCGAACAAAAAGTCTAGCACGTATTAATAAGTTTTTAGAAAAGTATCCAGGTTTAAAACCTGTGACTATTATAGATGGAGTGGAAGTCAAAGACTACAGTTATTACCTAGATAAAATAGACTGGGAATACTTGGCCACAGTTACTCGCCCTGGATTCCTGCACGGAGATCTACAATTTGATAATATTGTTATCAGCGACAGTGGCGAGTTTAAAATCATTGACTGGCGTCATGAGTTTGCAGGCCTAGTCGAATACGGCGATATATACTATGACCTAGCTAAAATGGCCGGCGGATTAATTATCAATTATGCTAATATTAAAAATCATAATTTTAACATAGAAATTGATAGTGGCATAGTTACATTAAGTATACCTAATATTGACCATATTACAGTATATCAAGACAGACTAAAGAAATATATACTAGCCAACAATCTGGACTACAATAAAGTTAGACAGTTAATTCCTGTTATTTTTTGGAACATGGCACCTTTGCACACAGCACCATTTGATATATTCCTATGGTACCTAGGCATTAAATTATTTGCGGAGTTAGAACAATGAATACTGCTCAACTAGCAATACGTTATTTTAAAGCATTTGCCGAAAAAGATCTAGGTTCCTTGGATGTACTCCTAGCAGACGACATAGTATTAACAGATTGGGATGGCCAGGCCATTGGTAAAGAAGCAGTTTTAAAATTCTGCGAGACTTTATTCAAAAGCGTGGGACGGCTAAATGTTGACATTGAAAAAATTGCCATCGGGCAGGATACTGTCATGGCTGAATTGGGAATAGCCATAAACGGTGCCAATAAAATACATGTTGTCGATGTACTGGACTATGATCAAGACAAAAAAATTAAAAGAATCAGAGCTTATAAAAGATGAAAAAATATATAAGTCTTAGCAAGTATCCCGGCCGGCAGGGCTTATATTATTACACAGAATTCTTTAATAGAATGAAAATAGATGCTGTTTACCAACCAATTGGCACAGATAATCTCCGAGAAGAACTGCAACGAGCGCGAGACGAAAATGTTGCAGGCATCAGTGTTAGCATGCCATTTAAACAAGAAGTAATACAGTATCTGGATCATGCAGATGCCAGCGTGTTAGCATATGAAACTTGTAATACTGTTGTTAATGTAAACAATCAGTGGCATGGTTATAACTGTGACTACGCAGGCGCACAACGAGTATTGCAGGGAATACTATTAGAAGATAGTGTAACTATACTTGGTGCTGGCAGTATGGGATCAATGATTTTTAAAATGATCAAGCATAATGCTAGATTGGTATCTCCTAGATTATCAAATTGGCAAGATCGGCACCAACCTGCCAGTGTAATAATTAATTGTACTAATCAAGGCACAGTTAGTACAGCGAGTCCCTTGGATTATATACCAAAAGAATGTCGAATGATCATTGATTTAACTGTCAATGACTGTGAACTAGGTCAGCAAGCCGCGATTGCAGGTGTTAAATATGTGTCTGGACAAGAATTTTACAAGTATCAATTTATGGATCAGTTTAACAAGTATACAGGTAAAATTATTAATTCCACAGATTATGACTTAGTCAGATTGGCGAAAAATGAAAAGATTTAAACTGGGCTTTGGCCCAATGAGTTCGGAAATTGTAGACATACTTTGTGGCTACACAGAAGAAAAAAATTATCCGTTGATGATTATTGCTAGCCGAAATCAAGTTGACTATGATAGCGGCTATGTAAAAAATACTGTTCAGCTCAGTGAGCAGGTACGTAGTTTTGATAGAAAAAATATATTACTCTGCAGAGATCACTGTGGTCCGTATTTTGCAGATCTAGACAGGGAATTAGATGTATCCGTGGCTGTTACACGTTGCGAAGAAACTATTTCCTCTGACATACAAGCTGGATTTGATTTAATACACATAGATGTTAGTCGCATCAAAAAAGATCAATTAAAGTGGGCCAAACATTTAATTGAATTTGCATTAAAATTAGAACCGACTATTAAATTAGAATTCGGCAGTGAAGATAATACAGGGGTCGATGTTAATAGTAGTATTGCACGTATCGATGATCAATTAGAGTTTTTAAAGCTATACAAAGATAACATAGTATTCTTTGTCAGCCAAACAGGTAGTCTTACCAAAGACGGACAAATTGGAAAATTTAACATAAAACAAAATAAAAAAGTTTCCGAACAATTACATGAACATGGATATTTGTTCAAAGAACATAATGCAGATTATTTTACTCCTGCAGACATTGACAAAAGAGTCTCGGCAGGCATCGACTCACTTAACATTGCACCTCAACTAGGTAAGATACAAACAGATCTACTAACTGAAATGGCAGGCAACACAGAAGAATATTCTAAGTTCGCCGACTTAGTTTATAGTAAACCAACTATATGGTCTAGATGGATGAGCAATGGTAATACAGACAAGGCCACAGCAGTCAGTGTCAGCGGTCATTATCATTTTGCCAGCAAAGAATATCAACAAGCCGTGGCCATGATAGATGGACAAAAGTTTAACGAAGAACTTAAACAGCGTATATATGCACTAGTGGATATGTACAGAACATTTGATCAGGAGTAATTATGTCTATATTAGATATGTTTTCTAAAAAAGAAGAACCTAAAAAAGAACAAGATTGGCTTGATAAGCAGGCCGACGAATTAACTGAAGCTTTCAATGATCCTCAGCTAACTGAAGAGGAACGTAAACATCAAGAGCTTCTTGCTAAACGGTTAGAAGAACTACGTAAACGAGATCCTTTTATCTACAAATGAATATATGGGGAATTAGTGCCAACAGTCACGACGCGGCCGTCAGCGTTTGGCACGATAAAGAAATACAATTTGCCGCACACAGTGAACGTTATAGTGGAATAAAAAATGACGGGAATTTATGCGTCGGCGTCATCGAAGAAGCATACACACATGGCAAGCCTGATTTAATTGTTTGGTATGAAAATCCATTAAAGAAAACAGCTAGACAATTTTATGCAGGTCAAGGTCTACGCTGGAAAGAAAATAATATTAGACAATATCTAGACAGCTATGGTCTAACCCAAAGAGTTGTCTATGAACAACATCATAGAAGTCATGCGGCCGCAGGTTATTATACCAGTGGATTTAAAGATGCCACAGTGGTTGTCATTGATGCTATTGGAGAGTTTGAAACATTGACAGTATGGCAAGGCCTAGGCAATGACTTAAAACAAGTTTACAGTCAAGGTTATCCCGACAGCCTGGGACTTTGGTTCAGTGCTATGACACAGCGTATTGGCTTAAAACCCAACGAAGAAGAATATATTTTAATGGGCATGGCCGCATATGGCGACCCCGAGAAATATAAACAGGATATCTACAATGATTTTTTTAAATCTATAGATGGACCTAATATCAAATTTAAACATAATTTACATAGAGGCTGTTTATGGTGGCGCCATGATTTATTAACGGACCAAGACTACTTTGACTTAGCGGCCGCGACACAGCGCATATACGAAGAACTATTGCAGGGAATAAGCCATTGGGCGAAAAGAAAATTCTCCAGCAATAATCTAGTACTCATGGGTGGCTGTGCTCTTAACTGTGTGGCTAATAGTAATATAACCGGAGACTGGGCCAATGTGTGGATCATGCCCAACCCCGGAGATGCAGGTAGTGCCATTGGCGCAGTGGCTTCTTATATCAGCGAACATGTTACTTGGCCAGGTGCATACCTTGGCACAAACATGGGCGACAAGTATCCAGTTGATGAAACCATTGATATACTTACAAAAGATAAAATTGTAGGTGTTGCCACAGGCTGTGCAGAATTTGGTCCTAGAGCACTGGGGCATCGCAGTTTATTAGCAGATCCACGCGGACCTGAAATCAAAGATACAGTTAATGCAATTAAACGTAGACAACAGTTTAGACCATTTGCACCGGCAATCCTGGAAGAACACGTACACGAATACTTCGACATGCCTACGGGAATAACTGCCAGTCCCTTTATGCAGTTTGTGGCCAAGTGTAAAAAACCCACAGAGTTTCCTGCAATCATACATGCAGACGGAACTAGTAGGGTTCAAACTGTGAGTAAAACAGACAGTCCGGGATTCCGTAAATTGCTGGAAGATTGGCATGCTCTAACAGGATGTCCTATGTTGTTAAACACCAGCTTGAACATCAAAGGCCAGCCCATGGTTAATAATTTGGCAGATGCGTCTGCATTTACTAGTAAATATAATGTTCCGGTGCTGACCTAAAACATTAAATACTAGTATAATGTTAGATGTATTTTTTCTTAGCTATAACGAACCTTACGCTGATCAAAATTTTCAAAGATTGATTAAGTTTGCACCATTGGCCAAAAGAGTTAATGGTGTTAAAGGCTTTTATGAAGCACACAAACGCTGTGCCGAATTAAGCATGACCTATAACTTTTATGTTGTGGATTCCGATGCTTGGATTGTAGATGATTTCAACTTTGATTTTAAACCCAGCACAGCACCCGGATATTATAAACCCGAAAGCGATTTCCTTTATGTATGGAGCAGTCAAAATCCCATTAATGGATTGACATATGGCTATGGCGGTGTTAAACTGTTTCCTAAGATGGCCTTGCTTAATAAAAAAATAACCAGCATTGACTTTACCACTGGAGTTGGCCTAGAAACAAAAATCATGGCACAGGTCAGCAATGTAACTAAATTTAATTTCAATGAATTTTATACATGGCGTGCCGCTTTTAGAGAAGTTGTTAAACTTAGTAGCGGCGTTATATTAGATTCTATTAAAGATAGATTCACCGAAGAAGAAATAGCAAAGATTAAAAAAGAAAGCGAAGACAGAATACAGTCTTGGTTAACACAATTAGATGGTGCAGACTACGGTACATGGGCAGTTCTAGGAGCAGAACAAGCTATTGCTTTTAGCAAAAAATATGACAATGATACACGAGCACTATCTTACATTAATGATATAGAATGGTTAAAAAATGAGTTTACTAAACAATATACTTAATCAAGTACAAACAAAATCTGATGAATTAAATCTAGGAAAAATACCAGTAGTATTTTTAAGTTTTGATGAACCCAATGCCGACACGCACTACGAGTTTCTTTATAATAGTCATCCTAGAAAAGACTTGGTTAAACGTGTGCATGGTGTCAAAGGTTTTGATGCCGCACACAAGGCCTGTGCAGATGCGGCAGGCACTGAAAGATTTTTTACAGTAGACGCAGACTGTTTAGTGGATAAAGCACTATGGAACAAGGCCTTGGAACTTACTCCCGAGATTAGCAAAGCAACATTTAGCTGGAGTAGCAGAAATGCTGTCAACGGCTTGGTATACGGTAACGGCGGCATTAAATTATGGTACGCAGAGTATGTTAAGAATATGCAGACACACGAAGCCGCAGATGCAGCCAATGGAAGGGACAATGTAGATTTTTGCTGGGACTTTGAAAATTATAAACAAATGAATAACACTTATGGTACTGTATATAATAACAGCACACCATTTCAAGCTTTTAGAGCAGGGTTCCGCGAAGGTATTAAAATGTGTTTAGATCGCGGAGAAAAGATTGCCACACAAGATTTTAAAACAAAATTCTATCCAGCCAACTATAGTAGATTATTAACATGGATGACAGTGGGCCGTGATGTAGAAAATGGTATATGGAGTATGTATGGTGCCAGATTGGCATCAGTTATGTTATACACAGACAGAAAATTTGATCATACATATATTAAAGACTATGATTGGTTTGCTAAGTTCTGGGAAAGAATTTGGAAAATAACTAGACAGGGTGCTATAGTAGAAGATCAATGCACAGGCCTACAAGGCATGTTGTCTACCGTTTTAGGATTACCTATCACTGAACTTAACGCAGAACAAAGTATATTAATTAAACAAATCAGCATAAGTCCTTTGAAGAACAACGATTGGGCTACATTATTAAATGCCAGTAGTTTGCCATTGTTTGGTTTTACCATGCCCAGATGGAGCTAACATTGAGACCCATATACTTTTTATACAACGACGAACTCAATGCAGAAGAAAATTGGCAACGATTAAAATCATTGACCAAGGGAGATGCCACAGCATTTAAAAGCATAGGCACAATATTTGAAAGCCACAAAGCCATTGCTGATAGTTGTTATGACAGTGAATTTTATGTAGTAGATGGTGATTGCTGGATACTGGACAACTTTAATTTCGATCAAAAAATTGATTTAAAGCCCAGGAGTGTAGCAGTATTCAGAGCGAAAAATCCCATCAATGGCTTGGTTTATGGACATGGGGGAATTAAATTATTCAGTAAAGATTGTTTTAGCACGGAAAGGCTAGACAGTCCAGACATGACTACTACACTAGCAGATGCTTATATCAAAGTAAATGTATTGGCCAGCGAACATAGATTCAATTATACACCCTTTAGTACGTGGCGCACAGCATTCAGAGAAGCTGTTAAACTCAGCAGTGGAATTAATAAAAACAACAACGATCAAGAAAGCCAGGATCGGCTAACAATGTGGTGCCAAGCAGGAATAGAAAATAACTACGGATATTTTAGTTTAATTGGTGCCAGGCAAGGAGTTGCTTATGCAAAGAAATATAAAAATAACTTAGACAAGGTCAATGAGTTTGAATGGCTGGAAGAACAATTCATTAAATGGGTCGGCATATAATATGGAACGCAAAGTAGAAGACGAATTTAGTTGGTTGTTCGGACTTAGAAGTTACTTTATGTTTGTCAATGACACGGATAAATTACGCATTGTAAAAAATCTAATAGCATTGAAATACGGCAAAGCCGAAGACATGCATCATATTATCAGACGTGTCTGCTTGGAAGATGTTGAGTTTTATACCAACGATTATCAAATTGAAAATAGAGCAATGAGATATGAAATATACTTTGACTTGCTGAACAAACAAGCTAGTCGCTGGAGCGTTGACGGTATATTATCATTGATGAAATTATTGTTCAAAGACAAAATGATTGATAGTCTATCGGAAATAGTAAGAATATACAGTTTAGATACCAGTGTTAAAGATGCATTCAGCAAAGGACAAGTTACCAGTAAAGTTTGGCTGGCAGAAACATTACAAAAAGTAATTAACCCAAATAATCGACTTGATAACATTGTTCTTATTGGCGGATGGTACGGACACATAACCAAGTACTTAGAAGGTCGTGTAGATTATCGTAAGTTATACAATATAGACCCGCACGAATTTAACAGTTTTATAGGTAAAAAATATTTTAATAATATGTCGGATAGATATGTTGCCAGTAGTGTATTAATCGAAGATGTAGACTACATACCCAATCAGGGATATAATATTCCCCAGGGGGAGTACGATGAAAATAATGCTTACAAGTTTAACATTAATAAGAATATAATAGTTAATCCGGATTTAATTATCAATACCAGTGCAGAACACATGTCGGACAATTGGTTTAATAGAATATCTGTAGATAAAATGGTGGCCATACAAACAAATAATTTATTTGATATTGCACCGGATCACTATAATTGCATTGACTCACAGAGCCAACTCGAAACAAAATATCCAATGTCTAAGGTACTGTTTCAAGGTGAGCTAGACATAGGCATAGGAAAACGTTTTATGCGGATAGGTATCAAATAATGTATAAATCTTCTGAAATTACCACAGTACACTTAGAGCTGTCGGAACTATGTAATGCTAGCTGTCCTCAATGTGCTAGAAATATCAACGGCGGCGAAGAAAATCCGCAGTTACATGGTGCTGAATTAAGTCTAGAAGATGTGGAGAAAATTTTTAAGCCCGATTTTATTCAACAGTTGAAAAGATTATACATGTGCGGTAACTATGGAGATCCTATTACTGCCAAGGATACCAAAGAGATATTTTCTTACATACGCAGTCATAATCCCACTATGCAGTTAAGTATGCATACTAATGCCAGTGCTAAAACTCCGGAGTGGTGGAGTCAATTACCCCAGGCCATGGGCGCTAATCATTATGTTGTGTTTGGTTTAGATGGATTGGCAGATACTAATCATTTGTATCGTCAAGGCACAATATGGTCTAAGATCATGGACAATGCTCGGGCATTTATTGCCGCAGGCGGAAGAGCACGATGGGATTATATTGTGTTTGCACACAACGAGCATCAGGTAGAAGAAGCCAGAGCATTGGCAAAAGAAATGGGCTTTGAACAATTTAATATTAAAAAGTCTAATAGATTTTTTAGCACTACGCAGGGTGCTGTTAAAATGGCTCATCAAGCAGGCAATCGTCGAGGACAGGAAACTACGTTGATTGCCATGCCTACTAATCCCGAATATCAAAATACAGCGATCAAGCAAATGGTGGAAATCAGCAAAGACAAAGGAGAGATTCCTATTAACTTTATGACCACTGTAGCTGACACAGAAGGAAGATTGGGCATACAAAAATTTAATTTTGATCCTGATAAAAAGAAAGACATGGAAAAGTATTGGGACTCTGTGCCTATAAAATGTAAAGTCTCCGAAGAGAAAAGCATATACATCACAGCAGAAGGTTATTTAATGCCCTGTTGTTGGACTGCTGGTCAGATGTACATTTGGTATTGGAAACCAAGAGGCGGCCAAATCTGGCAAGCAATACGCCAAGCTGGCTTGGATAATTTAAATGCTAAGACACGAGATCTGAGATCATTGATAGACGGTGACTTTATACAAAAAATCATTCCCAATAGTTGGAATAAATCTAGTTGTGCAGAAGGTAAACTAGCAGTCTGCGCCAAAACTTGCGGCAATAAATATGATGCATTTGCGGAACAATTTAAATGAACATAGATAATATTAAAAAAATAGAATTAGAAATAACCAGCAACTGCAATGCCGCTTGTCCTGGTTGTGCAAGAACACAAAATTTAGATTCTCTAGTAGTAGAAGATTTTAGCATTGATGATTTAAAAAGAATATTTCCCGATCAAAGACATATAAACAACAAACAATTTAAATTTTGCGGAGTACTGGGCGATCCTATTATCAATGAGGATTGCCTGGAGATGATAAAATATTTGGTGGCCCATGGAGGTTATTGCCAATTGAGCACCAATGGTAGTCTGCGTAATCGCGCATGGTGGCAAGAATTGGGACAACTTAGTAAAGACACAGGACTAGTCGATGTTAATTTTTGCGTGGACGGCCATAAAGAAACTAATCATATCTACAGAGTTAATACAAGTTTTGACATAATTGCTAGAAATATGGAAGCCTATGCTTATGGCGGCGAAGGCCGTCAACTAGCAACATGGATTTATATTGTATTTGATCATAATGAACATGAATTAGAAGCTGCCAAAGAACACGCAGTTAGATTGGGATTTAAATTTGCCACAAGAACTGGCATGCGTAACAGTATGCATGATTGGGTAGCAAAAATTCGTAAAAAGACCAATGGAGTCTTAGTCAAAGAAACAGCGGTTATCACTACCACGGGCAGTAAAGAACACAGTAAAAAAGCTCTAGTCAAAGACTTGGACGCATTTATTAATACGTACAAGCCTAAAATGATGACAGGTCCAGTGACTATCATTGATAAAAAGACAGAGATTTTAAATACAATGCAATGTAAATTGATTCACGAAGGTGAAATTTTCATAGCAAGTAATCAATCAATGTGGCCCTGCTGTTTCCTTTGGGACAGCGCATTTATGAATAAAGAAAAAATCCTAGACAAACTTGCTGACTACGGCAACGAATGGAACAGTTTAAAAGTTCACAGTATAGAAGAAATTTTAGCACATCCTTGGTTCGACAGTATTTTAGCAATGAGTTGGGAACCCGGCCATTCAAAACACCTAACACGCTGTATTAGAACCTGCGCTTACAATAAAGCTTATCAAAACGAAATAACGCACCAATAAATAATACATATGAGCGATCCAAGTAAAACATTCTGTATCCTACCCTGGATACATTTAAGTACAAGACCCAATGGGCACATGCGAGTTTGTTGTACAGCCAATGCCAGTAGCGTGGGCCCGACAAATGATAAAATACACGGCGGTGAAGTCGGCGTGTTAAAAAACGAAGATGGTAAACCAGCTAATCTCAATGTAACAGACTTCCTGTCAAGTTGGAATAATACTTACATGAAGAATACACGACTAAAAATGTTGGCAGGAGAAGAGCCGCCTAGCTGTGTTAAATGTTATAAAGAAGAACGCGAAGGACATAAGAGTAAACGCCAATGGGAAACTGCTTATTGGAAACAGCGTGTCGACCTAGATCAACTAATAACCAACACACAGGAAGATGGCAGCGTGCCTCCGCATGTTGCTTATATTGACATGCGTTTTGGAACTAAATGTAACCTAGCCTGTGTTATGTGCAGTCCACATGATAGTAGCTTATGGGTACCGGAATGGAACGCAATTTATCCTGAAATAAAAAACCCCACTCTCAAAGAAAGTATGGGATGGAATAACAAAGGTAAAGAAAATGGTGCCAGCTATAATTGGCACAAGAATAATCCTGAATTTTGGACGCAGTTATGGGATCAGATTCCCAACATGAAGCAACTTTATTTTGCCGGTGGCGAACCTTTGATTATTGAGGAACACTATGAAATTTTGGAACAATGTATTAAACGCGGTTATGCCAAAGACATGGAAATCCGATACAACAGCAACGGAGTCGAATGGAGAGAAGACTTGTTCGACCTATGGAAGCATTTCAAACTCGTACGTTATCACTACAGCGTGGATGCTTTGGGAGAGCGCAATGATTATATCCGATACCCCAGTAAGTGGCAACGAAACCTCGAAGCCTTTAGACAACTAGACGAAGAGACTAGCAGTAATGTAGAAGTCACTATTGCCTGTGCAGTACAGGCACTGAACATTTATTATATTCCTGAATTTTTAAAATGGAAATTGGAACACGGCTTTAAGAAGATTAACATGTGGCCATTCGGCGCAGGCGGCATCAACTATCACTTTGTTTACCACCCACCGCATTTAAATGTCAAAGTATTACCAGCTTGGTTTAAAGATGAAATAGAAGCCAAGTATGAAGAGTTTATCCCATGGTGGAAAGAAAATTGGCAAAAAGGTGTGCCAGCGTGGCATCAAGGTCGAGTCACTGAAGAACAATGGCTAAATGCAGACTATGGAATTAGTAGACTACGCGGCATGGTTAACTTTGCCAAGAGCGAAGACTGGAGCAATCGTTTACCAGAAATGAAAGAATATTTGGAAACATTGGACAAGCATAGAGGCACAGACTTTTATAAAACATTTCCAGAAATGAAGGATATTTTTAATGGATAAAATTGCTTGTTATTATACACTAGGTGGCATTAATTATAAAAATGGATTTGTAACTAGTTGCCCACAACAAAGTGATCAGTTACATATCATTGAGAATACACAGGTAATCAAACCCAGTGAAATTATTAATAGTGCTGGATTTAAAAAACATAGACAAGAAATGATGTCTGGCACTTGGAGTAAAGGCTGTCATTTATGTCAGGAAGTAGAAGAAGCCAACGCAGGTAAAACCATGCGTGATGATCAGCCAGCTGATGAAACTTACTACGATGCCGACACAGGCGCAATTAAGTTTGATGGTGTCCATCATGTGGAACTTCGTTTCAGTAATGCTTGTAACATGGCCTGCTTACATTGCAGTGAAGTGTACAGCAGTGGCTGGATGACCAAGTTAAAACACTACGAAGCAGATCAAGAAGATTGGGATAATAAACTTATACAATTAACAAGAGTCATGCATCGTGCTAATCCAGCTGATGATCTGAGTATAGGCATCAGTATAGAACAAATGACTGAAATTGTCACGGATCTAAATGCAAATTTTCCTTTAATAGAAAAAGTAGACTTTGCAGGCGGCGAAGTACTGTATCAAAAACAGTTTTTCCCCTGTCTAGAACTTCTGGGACAACATCCAAATGCCAAAAATATGACATTGTGTTTCCACAGTAATTTTAATGCCAAGTTTGATCCAGCAAAGCTCTATGAATTACTACTGCCCTTTGGCAAAGTTACAATCATGATGAGCATTGACAGTGGTAAAAATATCTATCCTTATTTTAGAACCGGTGACTGGAACGTGTTAAAAACAAACATAGCGGCATTCAAAGCCTTGGACAAGTCCAAGAAATTTGACATGAACTTGGTTTGTACTACCAGTGCTTATCAAATCATGGACATTGAAGATGTCATGGAAAGCTTCCTAAGCTTGGACATTGATTGGATAAACAGCAGTATTGTATACACTCCTAGATATCTAAGCCCTGCACTAATGATGCACAATTTTGAAGAACATGTTCGTGCAGACTTGGCCAAGGCAAGACAAGTTATAGACAAAGAAAAAGAAAAAAGATTTGCAGATTTGGAAACGTATTCCACGCTAAGATCATGGCGTAAAGGCAAACAACATTTTGCCGACATTGACAGCGCATACGAAGCCCTTGACAACATCGAGGATTACGTGTATAATTTTAAAACAGATATAAAACAATACGAAGCCTTTCTTGTGTACATAAGAAAGACTGATATGATATGGAAGCAAAGCTTCAATGATCATTTTACAAAATATCAATATATTGATAACAAAATAGTAAGGGTGACCCAATGATAGATTTTTCAGCATCAAATAAATTATATGAAACTAGAGACCCCAGTATAGAAGTTAATTTGTACAACTTTGATGGCTTGGATATTCCATTTAATCCAGAATGGACCAATATAGGAATTAACCTAAGTGGTGGTGCAGATAGTAGTTGTCTGCTAATGTTGTTGTCTAAGATAATTACTAGAACCGGCAGTAAGTGTCGCGTTCATGTTATTCAACATCTACGTTGCTGGAGTATTCGTCCCTGGCAGGGCCCAGTGGCCATGGCAGTATTCAATAAGTTCCAGGAATTATTTCCTAACATTGAATATATTCGTTATAAAAATTTTATACCGGTTGGCTTAGAATGGGGTGTAATTGGACCAATTACCAAAGATGATAAAGGCAGAGATCGTAGCGGTGATCAAATTATTGTTGACGAGTTTAACAATTATATGTTGTACACAGAAAAATTAGATGCTATGTATAACGGCACTAGTAGAAATCCAGATGTAGACTTTGCCAGTAAGATGATGAACAGAGAATTATCCCCCGAAGAAGGAAATCTCAAAGATATCATGTTTAAGAGATTGGGCGGATTGATTATTCTTCCATTTAAGTTTGTACGCAAGGATTGGATCGTTGCAGAATACTATAGACAGGGCATGGAAGAACTTTATAACACCACACGTAGCTGTGAAGGCAACGTTGGCCATGCATCCAGTGCAGATATAATTCCTACCTTAGATGACTATAAACCAGGACAGTATGTACCTGTTTGCAATGAATGTTTCTGGTGTAACGAACGTAACTGGGCAGATAGCAAGTTAGAGGAAACATTAAAACTTTTAGAGGATCAATCTAATTGACTGCCACGTTTTGTCCTATTCCATGGAATTTCCAAGCAATAAGAGCAAATGGTGACATAAGGATTTGCTGTCAAGCCAACACGACTAAAAATCAAGGTGTTATACGCAAAGAAGATGGTACAGCATTTAATGCTGGCCGCGACGAGCTGGAACAAGCACGTAATGCCACACTGATGTCGGAAGTTAGAAAAAACATGCTAGCTGGTCGTTGGAGTGACGAATGTGGACGTTGCCAACGAGAAGAAGAAAATGGTCTAGTCAGCCGTCGTAGCTATGAAAATGAGCAGTGGAAATTTGACATAGAACGTGCTAGACAATTAACAAAAGATGACGGGAGTATAGACACCAAAGACTTTCCTGTGGTGTACTATGACCTGCGCTTTGGAAATTTCTGTAATTTAAAATGTCGTATGTGTGGACCCACAGACAGTAACGCTTGGTATGACGACTGGATTGAATTAACCGGTACAAATAAATTTAAAGATACCAGCGGCATGATTACTATTACAAAAGTCTACAAAGGTTACCATGTGCCGGAATTTGAATGGTACAACTATGAACCATTCTGGACACAATTAGAACAAAATATGCAGAACATCGAACATGTATATTTTGCCGGCGGCGAGCCTATGTTAATTGAACGTCATTACGATTTTCTAGAACGTTGTGTAGAAGCAGGTGCTAGTAAAAACATGATCATTGAATACAACACTAACATGAGTACCTTGCCCAGTCGTGTTGTGAATCTATGGACACAGTTCAAACAAGTACGCATTGGTGCCAGCGTGGATGGCATGGGCGCAGTCTTAGAATATCAACGTAATCCCGCTAAATGGGAAAAGACTTTGACTAATCTTCAAAGAGTCGACGAACTGCCTCCAAACATTATCAGTTGGCTAGCATTTACAGTCACAGCTTATAATGTATTACACATGGTTGATTTTATGAAATGGAAGTTAACTGAAAGCGGATTTAAGAGAATAAACAGTTCCTATAGAAGACCTATAGTAACATATCATGTTGCTCATCATCCTAAACATTTAAACATTAGAGTGTTGCCCAAAGAATTCAAACAAACAGTGGTCGACAAGTATACAGAATTTTTAGCATGGGTGGAGGAACATAAATTCGAACAGTATGTTGTCAAACATGCCAAAGAAATTGTAAACGGTGTTATAAGTTATATGAACAGTGAAGATTATAATCCTGAGCACTGGGATGAATTCGTTAAGTATACAACAGATTTAGATAAAATACGCAGAGAGAACTTAATAACAGTTGAGCCAGAATTTAAGAAATATATATGAACAATTTATTACACGAATACGACACATTAGATCTATTAGACGGTAGTGTATTTCAAGTTACATGGGACTTGGGTCGTCGTTGTAATTACGACTGCTCCTATTGTCCTGTACATAGGCATGATAATCATAGTCCACACGCTACCTTAGAAGAATTAAAAAAGAACGCAGACTTTGTTTTTAAGTACATTGGCCTGTACATGAAGTATAGGAATTACAAAGAAGCCAGTATTAGTTTTACCGGAGGTGAACCCACTGTTAATCCTAATTTTATTCCCTTTATTAAATATCTCAATGAGACTTATCAAGCAAATTATAAAGATGATTATCTGTGTACATTTGCCTTGACCAGCAATGGTGCAATGAGCGAAAAGATGGCCAAGGCTGTATTAGAAAATTTTAGTCATATCACTATCAGTTATCACACAGAAGCAGATCAAACACTAAAACAACAAGCATTAGATCGTATTGTGCAAATATTCGAAGGTGGCCCTGCTAACTTATGTACAATTAGTATCAATGTTATGTTTCATGCTCAATACTTCGACGAGTGTATAGAAGTCTGTAACAAATTAGATGCCGCAGGAGTTACTTATGTGCCGCGTGTTATTGGAGAAGATCCTGATAGTCGTCCTAGTTTTGCCCATAAATATTCTGATGAACAATTAGCTTGGATGAAAGACTATTGGGATCGTAAAAATAAGAAAGTAAACGAAAATGTCTGATGAAAAGAAACTAGGTATGAAAATTGGCCGTCCATGTTGTGGCGGCCGCACAATGTGTTTTAGCAAGGGCGAGGAAAGTATTCGCGGAACCTTTAGTGGCAAGCGCGAATTCAAAGGTTGGCATTGTAGTGTTAACTGGTTTTTCTTTCATATAGAACAGCAAACTGACAAAGTGTTTCATCATCAAACATGCCAAGCACAATTTGGAGAGACTCGCGGACCTATAGGTACACTATCGGAAAGCGACAAGATTCTTGAAGAATTGGAACGTAATCTTAGAGAAGAAACAATGCCAACAATTATCTGTCCAAAAAAGACCTGCGGTTGTGGTATGTGTGCTCCTAAGAGCATGGACAAAGAAGAATACAAACGTGTATTGTTCCAGCACATAGACAGTAGTCCCTTTAACAATTCATTGTCCTTAAAATGAAAATAGGCATCTTTGGTGGCGAGTATGTACATAAGCATACCGCAGAAAACTTTACACCTAGTTGGGTACAAATACTATCTAAAAAATATGATGTAACACTAATAGGTAGCATAGACATAGACATGTTGTCTCTGTATACAACATTTGTCGATCGTGCCAGAGATTTTGATCAAGTTATTTTTGTTGCACCTGCTGATAACAAGTTGTCAAACTCAAATTCAGATGCTGTAAGAGATGCTATAGTGGCATTAGAAAAAGCACATTCAGTGACTATTTCATCAAGCGATTTCATAAAACATTTATTTGAAAAAGAAGCAAATAAGTTTACAAGAAAATCTTTGTTAGATTTAATCATAGCTGATATAAAAGATTTTCGCCCTGATACTATAATAATTAATTCTCATTTTTATAATGATAATTTAGGCTTAAATGCCATTAAAAAATTAGAAGAAAAATCATGGGGTTTAGATCCTTGGCCCGCAGATACAAAATTAGGCCACGATTCTAGGCAATGCTACTTAACTAAAGAAAACAACGAGATACTGGCCGCAGAAGTAGAGTCTTGGTTAACTGGCACAAAAGTTTTTATAGATATTAACAAGTATGTAGTGCCTACTGTGGAATCTATAGAATATTTTTTAACTCACGAAGCAAGAAAACTAAGAAGACAGCAGTATAAGAATTTTGAATCCAGTGCAACATACTGCTATTATCCTTTCAAAGAAATAGCAATCAAAGAGTACAGGGGTACAGAACTCTTGGCCTTTTGGCCGTGTTGCATGATGGGAAATCAAATCAATGATCGTAAAACATTCAATGTATTAGATGTAACGAATCCTGGACAATATACGCCACAGGAAATGTACGATCATCCTAGAATGCAACTATTAAGATCGAATAAACTATTAGGCATACGAGATAAAGCCTGTGAAACATGTTGGGATCAGGAAAATAGAGGATTGGATTCTTTTAGAGTAATGTCAAAAGAACCTGCAGACATTGAAGACGGCCTAACAGAAATCAATGATTTGTACATGATAGATATGACTGCCAGTAATATATGCAATCTCAGATGCAGAATGTGTACTCCCAGTGCCAGCAATTTATTAATGATGGACTACAAATATTTTGAAGAAAACAATCTTATCGAAGATGTTAACAAATCTCTTAGAGGAAGATTCTATCACAGCGTACCATATAAAGCAACTGAAAGCAAACAATGGTCTTGGCTAATGGAAAATACAGATCGTATACGTGTGCTCAAGGCCAGCGGCGGCGAGCCACTCTATGACGGCAAGGTAATTCAATTATTACAACGTTATATAGAAACCGGTTCGGCACAGCAGACTAGATTATCTTTTCATACTAATGCAACTCAATTCAATGACGCTGTCATTGATATATTGAGTAAGTTTAAAAGCAACGAACATACTTTTAGTATAGATGGCGCAGATAAAGTATATGAGTACATTAGATATCCTGCTACCTTTGATGAACTAGAAACTAGTGTAAACAACTATATAACAAAACTAGATAACATTGCAAATACCATGCATTTTAATTGTGTGGTTAGTTCTTTGAATGTTCTTAATCTAAACAGTTTATTTGACTGGGCGGAAAAGATTTCTGATAATCCGTTTGTCAATCTCAGCGAATTGTATCCTCCTGACAGAGGTACAGCAGTAAAACATTTACCAAAGCATTTATTAGAGTTGGCTCGACAACGCCTTGAACCTTATATAAACACACCAAAGAATATGCCTAACCTAAGTGTTATCAATATGATTACATTATTGAATACTGCTATTGATAACAATCAAGAAAACAAAGAACTTATGTTAAAAGAAATAACTTTGTTTGATGAATCTAGAAATCAAAATTTTAAAGATTTTCTAGATCCTGCACTAGTGGAGTGGCTATGCAGGTAATCGGTATTTTTGGAGACAGTTGGGCTAGCCATACCATGCCCAATACACCGGGAATAGGTTGGCAACAAATTGTCAAAGAGCACTACGATGGTCCTGACTATTTCGTGGACAACTATGCTCGGCCTGGAAGTAGTTTATATTTTTCTTATGAAAATTTTTTAGTGCATCACCATAAATTTGACAAAATTATTTTTGTTGTAACTTCATCCGGAAGATTGCTTCTCCCTTACGGATGTGAAGTATGTAATGATGGTCTTACAGATAATGTTACACGACATGTTAATACATATTTTACTGCTAATAGTTTATTAAAAAAGTTGCCCGATGATCCAAAATATGATCGAGATAGAAAAATTCTAGAAGCCGCTGTAGCTTATTTTACATACATATATGATATAAACGAACACAGACATTACAGTAAATTAATGATAGAAGAAATAAGAAGAATACGACCAGATGCTCTTATTGTTCCAATCACAGTTGATGAAAGAATACCAGGATTTGAACATCCATGCTTGCATGAAATTATCAATGAAGTCGAATTAACCTACTGGGGTATTACCGGCGATGACATAGAATCCATGGTAGAACTTAGAAGCTGTCATATGAGCAAAGAGAACAACGAAATATTTGCAAAAAAAATAATTACGTGGATTGATACCGGACATTGGACTCCGTTGAGTGTCAATGAGTTTGTAAATCCTTTGTTACCATGGAAAGAATATTTTAAATGAAACACTATTGTCCTTTACCTTTTAATCATCTTGCTATTAGACCCAATGGTAATGTGTATCCTTGCTGTTTTTTCCGTTGGGAAGAAACCCCTGCAGATATGACATTAGACTATCCCGATTTGTTTAATTCGCATCCTTTTATGAAACAGATTAGAGAAGATCTGCGAGAGGACAAACCCATTGCTGGATGCAGTAAATGCTATGAAGCCGAAGAGCTAACGGGCAAGAGTATGCGATTAGATTACCTAGCTGACACTAAATTAGGATTGAGTACAACTCCACCAGAAAAAGAAGAATTAAAGTATGTAGACCTATCATTGAGCAATGTCTGTAATAATAAATGTAGGATGTGTAGTTATGAGCTGAGTACAAGTTGGTACAGCGACACTAAAAAATTAGGAGTTGAAATTCCACGCGGTTTGATTAAAAACGGTAATCCTTTAGAGGGTTATGATTTATCTAAACTAACTTATATTAAGATGATTGGCGGTGAGCCTTTAATGGAACAAGAAAAGTTTATCGACATACTCAAACAATGTAATTTGCCTGAATTAACTATTTTAATTACTACTAACACTACAGTAAGGCCAAATGCAGAGCTACAGGCTTTGTTAGATCAATGTAAGCGTATAAAGTGGAATTTTAGTGTAGACGCATATGGCACACTAAATGATTTCCTACGTAAAGGCAGTAAATGGCAGGAAGTTGCTGATAACCTAGATTGGTATATCAATCGTTATGGCAAGGATACAAACGTGCATGCCGTGGTCAGCATCTATAATATTAATACTTTTTACGAACTTAATACATATATTAAAACAAGACATCCAAAGAGCTATATCTCATTTGTAACTGCCGATGGGCCGAGTTGGATGATGATTGCTAATTTGCCTGAACGTGTCAAAGAGACAATAAAAAATAAATTAGAAATAGAAAATGCCAAACTACCTATTCCTAACTTTAATGTTATCATTGAAGATATGATGAAACCCGGGGATTTTTATTCTTTTGTTCACATGGACAAGCGATTAAATCTAATCAGAGAAGAACATTGGATCGAGCATAATCCAGAACTATATGAACTGATCAAAGATGAATTTGATCCATTCTACGCATCAGTGGATCCTACGGAACCTATCTATAAATAAGTTCATGGACATTAAAGATTTACCATTAAGAACATTACAGTTAGAAGCAGCCAGAGTTATCAGCTCTATGGAAGCAACCAACGATAACATACATAAATTTAACAAGGCAAGCAGACATAATAGTCAAGGTTGGTACATAGCCGCTGTCGAATGGTACGTAAAAGAATACGGCGGCATGCCCAGCGAAACAGGACCGGGAAAAGACATTAAGTTTGTCTATGAACAAGATGAGTGATTTAAAAACCAGTGAATACGACTTTACTAAGATTCCCTACAGTGACTTAGTAAGAGTTGGACAAAGAACAATGCTGTACCGAGACATGTTCAGTGTGTCTTGGCTATTAGGACGTTATTGTAATTACCGCTGTAGCTATTGCTGGCCCTATGCTCGCAGTGATACAAAAGATCACAGACCCACTCCTTTAATGTTACACACAGTGGATGAAATTAAACGACAAGCTCGCGAGCGCGGATTTAATAGTTTTCACTTTAGCCTAAGTGGCGGAGAGCCTACATTCCATCCGGCTTACATTGATATTTTAAATCATTTAAACAATGATGTACATAATACAAACTATACCAGCGTACATATGACATCAAACATGAGCCGTCCATTAAAGTGGTTTGAAACACAGTACGTACCAGCAGTTAAGAACTTTCATCGTGCTAGTATTACTGCCAGTTGTCATCGTGAGCATGTTGACACAGATAAAAAGGTCGAAGAGTTTGCTGACAAGTTGGTGCTATGTCAAGAATACGACACGCAGATAACTATTAACATGGTCATGGTACCGGAACAGTTCAATGAGATCTATGACTTGGCATTATACTTTCATAACAGAGGCATCAACGTAACACTCAAACCGCAGAGCGATCCAACTGCTAGTCGTGTAGTAGATGGTTATACTCCTGAGATGTTGGCTAAGTTACATAATGGTATGCCACAACGTGCATTCACAGAAGTTAAAGCCGCAAGAGCAGACTTGGTTAAACGTCCCAAGCCTACGTATATGATTGACAGAGCAGATCCTGGATTCAAGCAACAAGCAGGTGTTGATGCACACTACCAAGTGGAGTTCATTGACAAAGAAGGCAAGCCGTGGTTCATGGATCAAGCTGAGCGTTTTAATGCATTTAACTTTAATAACTTTAATCAGTGGGAATGTAGTAGTGGCTATCGAAGTATCATTATTCGTGAACCAGATGGCACAGTAAAGCGTAGTTATAGCTGTAGCGAAGTTCCATTGGGACACATTGAAACAGGCTTTAAGTTATACGACAAGCCCATGCCCTGCGGTGGAACTAGCTGTGTAAGTAGTGCTGACAGTAAAATTCCTAAACGTGCGCCTGGAACAAAGTTACCGTTGTTCCCTGGGGATAAAACCTATGAATGAAATAGAATTATATAACTGTCTAACTAGATTTGGTCAACTATATGAATTGAGTATTAAAGACGACGTCTTTGATTTATTAAACAATATAAAAAAATTCGACTCTGATTGGAAAGTTTATAATCCAAGAAAGAAAATTAATAGACAGGGTCTAAGCATTACCAGCATCGATGGTGGACTGTCTGGTATACCAGACTTGGACAGCGTATATGAATATAATAAAACAAACAATTTACTGTTAACAGAAAGTTCTTTTAATAAAAAAACACCGGTGTATCAATACTGTGCTAAGTGGCTGGACTTCTTAGGAGATAACATTGGGCGAACACATCTTATAAGACTAGGGCCCGGTGGCTATTTTCCTATACACCGCGATAACAAAACATTGTCTATAAGTAATTTTCGTTTGTTTGTACCCATTGAAAATTGTAACTATCCTAAGATGACTTTTGTTTTAAATAGAGAGATGTTAAATTTTAACCATGGGTCTATGTATTTTATGGATACTTGTTTGGAGCACTATTTGTTCAATCACGATGCATATGATGATTCTACATTTATGGTAGTCAATGTAAACTTAACTGAAAGTGCAGTTACATCAGTTCTGCAACATTTGAAAGCGGGATGATATGAAAATTTTAATTGCAGGAAATCCTAGCTACGGCGTAGCACAATCGATTAAAGAAGAACTAAGTATGCACGAACTTGTATTTGCAAGTCGTAGTTCAGGTTTTGATTTAACAAAAGCAGAAGTTCAGCAACAATTTGCAGATTTATGTGCGGATGCAGACACAGTTATATTATGTAGTGCTTTATGGAAATTTAATCAAACTCTATTGTTAGAAGCAGTTTATAAAAAATTAAAAGCATTGAATAAACGAACATTGATTATAGCAATTGGTAGCACCACAGACAGAGTAATGAAAGCCACTGATTGGTTGTACAATGCCGAAAAGAAAGCATTGCGAGATTATTGTAATAGTTTAGGTATTGCAGGCGTTTGGTCAGCAGGGCCTAGAGTTACTTTAATCAGTTTTGGCACATTGAGTAATATGCAGGCCAAACATCCTGACAGAAAAACAATGCCAATAAAAAAGGCCGCCGAGTATATTAAATGGATACTCGAACAGCCTTCGGATTTACACATTAACGAAATTAGTGTAGATCCCTTACAAGCCTAATTTGTCTTTAAATTCTCGTAACTCTCTAGCGCCCAAGCCTGCATCTAAGCCCAGGGCTTTTTCGTCATTGCCGTATTTTTCAACCAGTGCCTGCCATTTAGACTGACTAATCAAACTCTTAACTAGTTGGTATTCCCCTGCACTTAGTTTAACTGAATTAACAGCATAGTCTTCAAATGCTTGACATGCCTCTGGGAACAATGGTTTAACTAGGTTATACATGGCACCAGCAAATTCCCGGATCTCCCACTGTGCATGTGGATCCATACGCAAGCGAGCCATGTGTAAAAAATTCTTCAAGTTAGCTTTCCAATACAATTCTGTATATCCGCCTACTGGAAGCACACTTCTAGCCAACTCACGAGCAAGACCACTATCGTCTTTGCCTAGTAAACTTGTATACTCTTTATAAGCATTAAAGAAACTACGTTGGAAGGCATGTTGTACTCCACGTTTTTCTTCAAAGCCCCATTCGCTGTCTTCACGGCCTTGTTTATTAGTTGTACTTTGCTTTTGGATTTGTTCTAATTCAGGAATGTAAAACTCATCTGTGAGCACACTATATCGAGCACTATATTCGTTCATGCTGGCTGTACGATGACGTACAAGTTGTCGCATAACGAAGATAGGAAGTTTAATATGGAACTTTACTTCGCACATTTCAAATGGTGTAGTATGTTCGTGACGCATTAGATAACGAATTAAGTTTCTATCGTCTTGAACTTGTTTTGTACCGGCACCATAGCTGACACGAGCGGCCTGCACTATTGCGCTGTCACTGCCCATGTGATCAACTAGACCAACGAATCCGTGATCTAGTACTGGAAGATATTTTTTATCTTCCTCAAAATTAATTTCTGATTTAACTGTCATTCTTCTTTGTCGAAATGTTGTTGAAACAATCTACGAGTGTATTTTGTCACATTTGTTTTTAATTTAACGCTGTCGAGAAAAACCTCAACGTCTAAGACTTCTTCTCTCATATGTTCTAGTCCCTGGCTTTTTAAAACGTCTTTGGCGTCTTTCATTCCTTTAAGATCTTCTTGAGTAAACTCAAGTACATTCCCATCCTTCATTTTTAAGTGAAGGTGGGTTATGTATTCTGTGGGGACTTCTTCCATGATAATATCTTTGAGAATATCATCGAAAGAACGGTCTTTTTTTCTAATGGCCATTCCTCATCCTTTGATGTATTATTGTTATTTACTTTTTTTTAGGACGGCCTCTACCACGCTTACCGGAATCAGCTGTAATAGTTGTAACACTATCTGCTGGTACGGTTGTTGTAGTTTGTGGGTCCAAAGCTTTTGCTTCCTCGATCAAACGCTTAGATTCTTTTAAATAGAACGCGGCCTGTGATCTAAGATTGTTAGCAATATCTTTGTCACTTAAAACTCCGGCAGTTTTTTCTTGTTGTTTTTGATCTGCTTGCTCTTTAATATCATTAAGTTGTTTATTAAGTTCTCTAAGATTAATAGCAATTCCAGGAGCAGGCATCATTTCGATTTGATCTACTTGTTTCTTTTTCAACCAACCAAATTGATGCATGGCTTGTAACATATTGTTACCATCGTGGAACACTTCTCTTTGAGCGAAAGAGTAGAAGTCCATTTCGCTTTGGGCTGTTGGACTTTCTACTGATTCGATCAACTTATCATGATAATTAGCAGGCAATGCCTCAGTTTCAACAATCAGACAGCTACCTTCGTCACCGGGCAAAGTACGAAACACAACAATACATTTTTTGTTTGTGTCAATGGTTTGTCCAACGTGTTTAATAAACGGCATAATTGCCCCTTTCCTTATTCAGCTACTAGTGCAGTACCGTCAGCTGGTGGAACATCTGTTGGTGCTTCAGCTATTACTTCTACTGGTGCAGTACCGTCAGCTGGTTGTTCAGCTTGGGCTTGTGCTTCAGCGGCCGCGGCTGCTTCGTCTTGTTGTTTCTTAGCATCAGCTAAAAAGGCATTCAACTTTGATGCCGCGTCGCCAACGACACCGACTTCTAAAATGCTAAAAGTACCGCGTTTAACTGCTAATTCGATTGCGGCTAATAGAATTGAAAGATCTTGTAAGTTCATATTTTCTCCTTCGTACATGTCTTTATGTACGTATTCTATTTATAGAGTGGTGTCTTATATTTGACCTACAAAAAAAGGGCAGTTACCTGCCCTTTATAAAACTTTTTTTAGATTAAACAGTTTCCGGAGTAAATGTGTAATGTGCAGTGACACCAAATGGAGCTTCAATGGTTTCGTTACCATGTACAACAAATAATGTATCACAATAATTTTCATCACCCCAGCTACCAAAAGGATATCCGTCTGTAAACATGATAAACTGTTTAGGATTAATATCGTTGTCTTTCATGTATTGGAAACAAGCATCAAAATCTGTACCACCGCCACCCATTGGATCGTAGTCATAGATTTCATCAAAGCCGTCTTCGGTATATGTAACTGGATTATAGATTTCTGTGTCGAAACTAAACACATGAATGGTATAACTAGTATACATATCCATCATACCTTTAACTTCACTCAAGAAGTCACGCACCATGTCTTCGGAAATAGATCCTGAAGCATCAATAGCAATAACAACATCTAAGTGTTCTGCTGGCAACATACCTGGCAGTACTGCACCGGTATGCCATGCTTTACGACTGGGACGCATAAAGCTATAATTATTCTTCAAATTACTTTCTAATTGAATACGCAACAGATCTTGCCAGCGCATTTTTGGAGCAGTAAATTGTTGAATTAAACGACGAATGCCTGTGGGTACATTTCCTGCACCTGCGGCCTGAGCACTTTGTAATACCGCTTCTTTAAGCTCGTCTTTAATTTTCTTTTGCGTCTCGGCATCAATCTTAATACCGCTGGATTTGGATTTGCCGTCACTGCCTTTGCCATCGTCCTTGCCTTCTTCTCCTGATCCGTCCATGTGCATGTCCAAAGTCATTTGAATTTTGACAGCATTCTTCATCAGCTCGTCATAAATTTCTTCTGTGGTTTTTTCGCGATATTTTGGATCCCACAGGATTGGCACTTTGGTAATTTTCTTACCTACGTTATTTTGAATCAACATGTCGTTGATAACATAGTCACCGGCCATGTTCCAAACTTGGGGTTCGCGATCATTGCGGCGACCCATATGATTATAAATGCAATGACCAACTTCGTGACCAAACAAGAAAACCAATTCGTCGTCGTCAAGACTTTCAATGAACTTGTCGCAATAATAAAAATGGCGACCATCTGTTGCGGCAGTACTGCACCAATCGCTGGCTTCGACTAGTTTCAAGCGAGTTGCAAGGTTGCCCCAAAATGGATGCTTGAGCAACATTTTAACACGAGCTTTAGTTAAGCGATCTTTTGTTGTAAATTTCATCTTCTACTCCAGTTAATATAGTAATTATACTATAAGTGGGAATTATTGTCAATTAAAGGCCGAATTTCAAACGGCATAAGAACGCACTTTCTGCGTCCTTAAACCAAATAGTTTTTGTGCCCAAAGGGGCATAATAATGCAATGGCTTGATTGACATTTGCTTACACCATTTAACTATTTCAGTTCTAACCTTTCCCTGAGTGTAATCGATTTCACTCCAAGTCATTTTGGCATTATCAAAATAGTCAATGATAGTATCTCTAGTGATAAGATCATTTCCCAACACACTTCTTACATATTCCATATCACCGTAGACTAACTCCAACATTGTAGACCGGAAAGGGACACCTTTTCCCGTTTCCAGTCTATCGGATTGTAAGTGGGACATGAGTCCCACATCAATATTACTCACCAATGTCCACTACCAAGTGAGCATAGCGTTTGAAGAACTCTGGGAAGTTCTTAAGCTTCTTGTGGTCAAAGGGCAAGTTATAGTTCTTAAGTGCAGTATGAGCACCCATAATAACCATCTCTGCTTCAAAATTATCCATCATAAACTGGATAAAGTTTTCGCACATACTATGCCATGTATCCAACTTGCCGGATTTCTTAGCAGTCTCGTAGCCGTCTTTGAGCTCGTAGCACATACCAGTTGTCAACGAATACATCGCGGACACTTCTTTGGTCTTCAACTCTTTAACTTTGCCTGCCAACACGTCTGTGGGACTTGGCAAGTCTGCGGCAATCTTACGATGTGCCATAAACTTAATTGCAAGACCTTCGCCAACGCAACCTGCTACCATGTCTGTCTGCTCGTTGTCTGTCATCTCATTGTCAATGAGATCTGACACAAAGCTCCAGCTACGTGGAGTAGCAAAACTGCGGTCATGTACAGTAGGATCAAAGTTGTACAGGTCTGCCTTTTGGTAGTTCAAATAACCAACCACGTCTTGGTGGATACGATTCTGCAGAGCCCACTGATTCCAGTCGGTAAAGTCTACACGAAGTTCAAAGTGAACAAATCGGTTAGCCAATGGAGTAGGCATACGATAAGTAACACCTTTGTCTGTCATACGGTTACCAGCCGCCATAATAACAACATTATCTGGCAACTCATAAGTACCTACACGACGATTCAAAATAAGCTGATAGGCCGCGGCCTGTACAGCAGGTGCCGCACCAGCAAGTTCGTCCAAGAACAGGACAACTACAGGATGCTTGTCGGCAAATTCTTTGTTAGGCAATTCGCTGGGTGGTGCCCACGACATTGTATTTTCTTGAGAATTGTAATAAGGAATACCTTTAATGTCTGTGGGTTCCCACAGATTCAAACGCACATCAATAAGTGCTCCGCCCATTTCTTCTGCCAACTGAGCGGCAAGGTCGGACTTACCTACGCCTGGAGGTCCCCAAAGGAACACCGGACGCTTGGCTTTCATAGCGCGGCGTACAAGACGCTTTGCTTCACTAATTTTTACGGTGCGACCTTCGCCAATGCCACTTTTGTCTGCTTTTGCCATATTGCTTTACTCCTTAAAATGTTTTGCAATGAATGTATTATACAATAGACTGGAATTTCTGTCTATTAACGATTAATTAAATTTGTGCATCCAAGTACACACGATATGCCTGCATGGTCTTTTCTCCGTAGACCATTTTGCCATATTTTTGAATGTCTTGCAAGAGATCGGTAAATTTCAGTCCCAAGAATTGGCATTCTTTTTGTAGAAGTTTAACAGCGGTTGCGAGTTGCATTGTTGCTTTCTTTGTTGCTAAAATTGTATTATACAACCAAAATGAATTTCGGTCAATTATTGATAATTAATCAATTACCACAACACGATAAACGTCTGTACGCAACTCGCCGGTTTCTTCGTCGAATTGGTCTTCGTAGTCATCAACCAGTTTATCCATTTGATGATAATCACTACGCTCTATAACACCTTCGGAGACGTTACTGACTTTTGGAGCCACTATGGTGCGCCAGTGATCGCCGTAGTTGTAAGCAAAGTGAACATCTGCTTCCTGATCCATGTACTTTAACTGCTCAATGAGATCTTTAACTTTCATTGCTGGTCCTTTTGTTGCAATACAAGTATTATACAACCAAACCGAATTTCGGTCAATTATTGGGTAATTTTACTACGAGTTTTTTGCACTTTTTTAGCAGGGCTTCGTTTGGGTTTTTCTACTACTTTAGTAGTAGTTTTAGTAAACTCTTTGGCCACATAGTGGGCAATAAGTTCGCGCTGAATCATTGTAATCAAATCGCCATGATCATCATTTACAACAAATCTAACCGGGCATCTACCCCATGCACCCGTTTCGTTAAAATCTGCAAACCAACGTCTATGATCCTTATTTTTTGCATCGAAGACCACATAAGGTCTTCCATGTAATTGAAGTCTACTCACTGTACATCTCCTAATAGATTGCTAACTAGTCCAAGTAGTATACTGCAAAATTTATTTAATGTCAATTAAATTGAATTAAATGAAAAAGCCGCTTTATGCGGCTTCTTCGTTCTTTTTCCGATATTTGGCCATGGCCAATTCTCTAGCTAAGAACAATCTAAATTTAACATAGTCGCTGAGTTCTTCATCGGGATCAGCTTGTACTTTATGTACTTGCCTGCGAGTTTCGACCAAAATGTCTTCATCATCAAAGTCGATATCACTGGGCTGAGTTCCTTGTTTTATCAGCGATAATCTTAATGGATTACTTCTTAGGAGCTTCGGCTTTTTTATCGCCAGCTTGGGCCGGTGCGCTTGCAGGCGCGGCACTTTTGCTGGCATCAACTTCTTTCTTCTTCTCTGCCTTAGTCTTTGGCTTTTCTACCTTAGGCATTTCCTTAGGTGTTGCAGGTGCGGAAGCAACTGCGGCAGGTTTTGCAACAGCTTCAGTTTTAGCTGGCTCAGCGGCAAAAGCGGTTACTGCGAAAAGACTTACGATTAGTGTGGATAGTAGTTTCATATGATCTCCTTGTGATTTGAAACGTAAGCAAATAAATTACTTGCTTATATATATAACGCCTTAGTTCAGCGTTAAGTTGACTGTTCTAGCCAAATATTGTCTACCAATTTTAATTTTTTTACCATTTCTTTGGTAGTTATATGAGTTAACAACGCCCTTCTTTTCAAAGTGGTATTATTCGGCATTGTGCTGTGCAAGACTCGTGGGTTGTAGATTAGTACATCACCGATGTTCATTTTTGGTTGTATAACATTGGCTAAAAATTCTTCTGTATAAACTCCCTTGTAGCTGTCTTTAACAATCCAATTTTTTAAATGGCTTCCTGGATACAAACCAGTACCACCATTGTCTTTGTTAAATTCACATAAGGGTACAATACATTGTACACCTAATAGGTCAACTTCTTCATGCCATTCATCAAAGCGATAGGGACTATCTATATGTGGTTTTACAAATTGATTACCAGGCTCGTTGGTAATTACATCCGATACATACACACAATTATTATCGAACCATGATTGCGTGATGTATAAGAGTTGTTGATTAATGCGATGAACACAGGGCCAATCAACAACTTGTTGACTCCACCAAATGGCCAATTCTTCTAGACCAGTTAGATCTTTTTTAGGAAAATATTTTGCAGTAAAATCGTGTCCTCGTTGAGGTTCCAATTTATTTTGAAAAAAGTTTAAGTGAGCTATAGCAAGAGGATCTATTATGTTTTTTACTACACAATATCCTTGTTGCTTGATTGTTTCTAAAATTTGTTGGCCCATAAGTTTATGTCACCTTGATATAGTGTAAACTCGAATGCATCCATTTCGTTGAAAAGAATTAATTGTTTCTTGCTCAAGTAATAAGGCCATATCATTCTGTCATCTAACATCAATAAAGTTTTGTTAAGAACTTTATACTTTTCAGGAAGTTTTAATGTATAAGTTTTCCAAAGACCTTTTGCAAGATCCAACCCATTACCAGTAAATCTTGTTCCCTTGGCGTTCTTAAAAATTACAAAAAATTCAAAATCACTGTCATAGTGTGATTTTAAATTACTAAGAATAGTTTCACTTATCGGCTTTTTTGATAAGCTCATCCTCGTTCACCTGTTTACCATGAGATAATTCTATTACAGTAAAATCCTGGCATTTGAATAAATTGTTTAACTTTTCCATTAAATTAAACGCATGACCTGGATTCGAGAATGAAACTTTTTTATATTTTGGTCCGGGATAATCTTGTAGACTATTCAGAAAAGTTCGTAGGTTAAAAGGCTTGTTCTTATAGAACACGGCATAAATTGCCTCGGCATCAAGTACCTCTTCGCTTTTGTATGTTTTTGGATCTACGTATGTTAATAATATCGTTGGTTTAGGTCTTGCCATCAGTTGCCTTCCTCTCTACTTTATTTATCAAGAAAGGCATTAACAGGCTATTTAATTTTTAAAACCACCACCATCTAATTTAGAACTTGCTGTTTTTGATTGATCTATAGACAATTTTTCTGTTGCGGTGATCAATAACGAATTTATTTCGTGCATTAATGCCACACTTTGATTGTAGTCTAGTGTAATAGACTTTTTACCTAATTTAGCGGCCTGACTGACTAGACCGCTAAACTCTTTAATCTTCGATAATTCTTGCATCACGTTTTTGTTGCAGTACTAGTTTTAGATCAGTTTGATTTTTATATGGACCAACTGATTCATAGGACTCAACTGTGGTCAATCTAGGACAAAAACTTTGCACCCAACCATTTTTAAACTTGACGCCATACCAACCAGCGGCATGTACACTTTTTGTATTTGCCTTTTTAGTAAAGCAGGGATAGTCATTGATCTTTTGTATGTTATAAACATCTTCTTGATCAGTAGGGTAACCCATGACAGTCATTTGGCCGCCATGTGATAGATCTCTACCTGCAAATTCAATTTGATGTTTACGAAGCTCTTCGGTATTTGTTAGTACTAAGTCTTGTTTCCTTAGTTTAATAACATATTGACCATCGTATAAGTTCATCATGCCTACACGCGATCCGCTTTCTTCGAGGATCCAAAATTTTTCTTTAATAACCGGTTTTGCAATAATCATATTCATTTATAAGTTGCTCCTAGATAATCACTGTGCTCTGTCATTTTTTCTGCTACGGTTACTAAATCCCATTTACCGCAAAACTTTACAAAATGTAATCCTACTTGTGATACTTTCGGCTTGTTAGTCACTTGACTAATAGTTTCGTCTAGAATAATTTTAATATCTTCAGGCTGTTGTGTCAAGTCTATTAGAGTTTTATTATGCAGATATCTGTCACGAACTCTGTGTTCGACACCATTATGGTCAACCCAACGTTGGAGCATGAGATTGTTCCAATTATATCCTTGTGCTAATCGATCTGCAAAGGCTTCACGGAGACCAACCTTATTTTTTGTGCCTTTTTCTCGTACTCCCGGATAAGCAGAGAAGACGTTGTCAGAGGTATCGCCTCGCATACACTTCTCAAATAGTAGCCACTCGGGGTCGGGAACTTCTTTTGCTTGCTTAGTTTTTTTGTCAATGACAGGACGATTTTTCTCATCAAAGACTCCTTCGAGTGTAGTTAGTTGTTTGGTAATTCCGTTGAACTGCCTTACATTGTGAGCCAGTAATTGATAAAAATCGCTGTCACTGCTGACAATGACATGTTCGTCATCGGGATGAGTCTGAATAAAACGTGCAATGAAATCATCAGCTTCGCATCTACCATTCTGTAGTATAGTGCAATTAGATTTCTTTTCAAAGAATTCTTTGAGCTCGTCAAAGGCCTGCCAAAAGATTCGATCTTCTTCTGCTTCCTTGGGTGTAAGTGCCGCACGGGCGGCCGCACGGTTTGCCTTATAATTGACGTCGTAGTCTTTGCGCCAGCTACGACCTTCGAGACAGATTACAACATGACTACCTTTAAAATCACGCCATACTTTATTGATACTGTTAAACATGATATGATATGCCATACCAACTTTAGTTTCTGGATCCTCGCCTCTAACTACGTGCCTAGCACGAAAAAACATATTAGCGGCGTCTACTAGCAAAAATGTTCTAGACATTCAAATAGCTTTCAATTATATTGTTATCGATTTTTTCTTTAAATGCTAAAGAAAATTGTTGTTGTAATTCCATAAAATGTACATATTCTACAACTGTTAGCAGTATTTCATGGATAGTTTCGCCATTTATAAATTCTAAAAGAATATGGCTGTCGTCGATCCATTTAGTACTAAAAGTCCAATTTACACTTAATGTCATCGCTTATTATATAATAATTGTTATTTCTTGTCAACGGTTTTTTTGCTTCGTTTTTTTGGTAAAACTTCAGCATCGGCAACAAATTTTGATTCTTCTACTTGTTGTTGTGCAATACTTCCGCACAATTCGGTAAACCAAGAATCTACAATTTCTTCTGTGGTTGCACCTGCATATCCATGCGACATCAAAAATTTGACAAACGCAGGATTCCATTCTAATTCCATAAAGCCCTGTTTTGGATCGCTACTATCCACATTGGTCTTAACAACATTTACCCATGGCACGTTTTCATCTTCGGGCATGGGATTTGGTAATTCTTTTTTACCAAACAAGTTTTTTATAAAGTTTTTCATACGATTTTACCTAATCCCAAATAAATCAATTGATCCAATTCAGCTTGGTAGTCTTTACCTAGCCTGCGTTTTTCGTAGATTGCCTGTAGCACTCCTTGACCGTCGCCATAGTCAGTAGCACCGGCACCGCGACTTTCTAATTCTTCAACGAGATCATCTGTATCAAATTCTGACAAGTCAACATCTACTTCAACTTCTGTGTAAATTGTTTTATACATTAAACTATTTCCTCAACAATGCCTAAAATTTCTGCCATTATCAAACAGAAGCCAGCCATAAGTAAGTTGCCCTGGATCAAACAGCCCCCGGCACCGATACGAATAATACTCTTTACAAGACTCACATAAAAATGTCCACGGCTTGTATCTTTAGGTTGTATATCCATTAAAGTTTCTCCAAATCATTGACTGTAGACTTAATAGTTTCAGCAAGATTTAATGCTGATTGTTTTTTTAAAATTAAACTATGTTGATCTTCTCTGTAGCCGTGTATCAATATATCCCAGGCCGATTTGATTCTACTAAATCCTTCTTTCCAAAAGGGTGTGGTTGTATTAACATAAAATGTTAAAGTGATATCTTTAGTTTCATTGTCACCTTCTGCTTCAATCCACATGTGTATCGAATGGTCAGGATCAGTACAATCGCAGGCTATGGTATATGTTTTGGCATCGACATAGTCTGCATTTAACATTATGCCTTGTGCTGGTTTTTCTGAGGTCATACACACGTACTTAAAAAGTTATGCAGTCTTTCCACTGCTTCATCAAAGTTAACAGCGAATACTTTTGCAGTAATCGTTCCATCGGAAACACTCATGTCAAAAGGAACTAGACCGTTAAATCTAAATTCATTGGGTAGTTCGGTTACTACAGTAAATTCTTGTAACATCTTTGCTCTGTTGATAATATCATCTACTATATCATTCATTTTATTTTCCCCATCCGTTAGACCATATGTCTACATGTAATCGTGGACTATATCTATAACCACGTGCCAGTGCTTCGTCTGCAATATGTTTAGTATTACTAAAATATGCTTGGTCGGTTCCGCCCACAGGCATAACATATACTTGACCTACAAAACCTGCACGTCTATATTCAGATACTGCTTGATTGACTTCTTCAAAGTCTTCTTGCTTGTCTATGACAAATTTTAAATACGCATAACCACGTTGTTGATACTCCATGACAACATCTGGTTTAATAGCATCTTGCCAAGATTCGCCACTGGCACTGAGTTTGGGACTAACACTGAATGTAAGTTGATCTCTGCTTAGATGGTAGTCATTGAGTAAGAAACGTCTAAAGTCGTCGTGTAAATGTTGAGTACCATTTGTTTCAAATGTAAGATTACGTAGATCCATCATTCTGGGATGACTTAATAAGCTGGGATAAAGTTGTTGCCAACCTAGCAATGGTTCGCCGCCTGTGACAACAAGATGTACATCATTGCCGTTAGTTTGTACCCACTTGTGATTAGGTGTTAGCTTTAACATTTCTTCCACTGCTTCATCGATACTGTAGTATGGACTTAGATGTTTAAAAGATGGATGCCAACTAGCATAACTATCACAACCAGTTTGTGATAGTGGCAGATCCATAAAAGTTTTATATAAATGAACACGAGCTCCGATATCATCGGGTTCTGTGGTCTTTTCACCTGCAGGTAATCCAAAGCCCGCACATTTAAAGTTACAGCCGAATGTACGAAAGAACACACTGGGTACACCAATAAAGCGACCTTCTCCTTGTGCGCTGTAAAAAATTTCACTTACTTTAATTTTATCCATAATTTAATCCCGATGTATGTCCTTTAAGTTTATTTCCGTATTTTAACACAAGTAAACATTCTAAGTCAACAGTGATATCACCTTCTATTTTGTACCAATCAGATTCTTCTGGGTCGGAAAATTTATCGTACATACTTTGAATTGTACAGTTAGAAAAATTATCTTTTAACCAATATTCTAACTGTTTGTATTCCCAAAAGTTTAGATATATCAACTGCTGACTCTTCATTTGCTTTCTGTGTCAAATATGTTAGACCATTTTTTAAGTTTTTCTTTCTTTTCGATCTTAGCTTTATTTAGGTCTAGAATATTTAAAACGTTCTGTTCAATTAAGATGTCGATCATAGCAAGAACATCTCCTACTTCGCGTTCTAACATTTTATTATGTGGTATACCTTCTTTATAATGTAGTGTATCGATGCCAAATCTACGTATCTTACTAACTTCTACAATTACTTCAGCACATTCTTCTTGTAGAATGCCCAGAGCTTCTTCAATTTTATTCATTTCTTTAGTTCTTCCATGAGCCAATCCTGTGCCGCATCTCTGACAAAGGGATATTTTTTTGCTACTTCATCATCTTTGGACATTTCCATTATTAGTTTTTTCATTACTTTAACAGTCATCATCCAATCTTCTACTGATATTGTATTGCCGCTAGCACTTTTAATAGTACCATCAACGTTGAAAATAAGAACTGGGTCGGGATTACCGATTTGTATAGCATTTGTGGGACTGGTTGACCATACCGGCTTAGATCCATTTGAACTCATGTATAAACCAGATGAACCCACAGCACCTGCAGAATTTACAGGAATAGCACCGTATCCTGGATGTATGTTTGTAGACATTATCTAGGAGCAAATTCTTGTTGCATTTTGATATTGTCAAAGAATTCTTTCTTAGCACCGGGATCAGTTTTAAAGGATCCTTGTAATACTGTGGTCTGTGTTAGACTAGAGTGTGCCATAATGCCACGATTCTCACAGCACCCGTGTGTGGCTTGAATGTATACACCTAAGTTTTCTGCTCCAGTGGCTTTTTGGATTTCCCTAGCAATGTCATTACAAAGTTCCTCTTGGAGTGTACCTCGTCTAGCACACCACTGAGCAATGCGAGTATACTTAGACAAACCAATGAGCTTCTCGGCAGCAATGATTCCAATGTATGCAACTCCGCTAACTGGTTGATGATGATGGCTACACATACTGCGAAGCTCACTACGGACCACAAGCATACCTTCATAACGATCCGCGCTGTCATTTGGAAACGCTGTTGCGTCTGGTGCTGGTTCATATCTTCCTGCCATTATTTCATTGAAGTACATCTTGGCAAGTCGTCTTGCTGTGCCTTTACTATTGGGATCGTTCTCCCTATCAATAAGCAAACGATCTAGCACTAATTCAAATGCTTCTGTTGCTTCGTCGATAAGACGTTCCTTTTGTTCCTCGTCAACGTATTCGCTGATATTGTCTCCTGCCCAGAAACGTTTACCTTCACGTTTCATTTTGAAACGTAGATGATCTCCAAGGTATGCTTCTTCGTAGCCTTTGTCATCGTCGCCCTGCATGTCTGCACCTGCAAGTATATTTTTAAGTGTTAGTGGTTCAGTCATTTGTATTCCTTTGTTATATTGTATAGTGTTATTTAGGTTCTGTCAAGCGTAAAATAAGGTTGGTTTTAACTGCTGTGTCCAATACTGATAGATCTTTTTCCATCGTTTCTGCATACTTTAATAATGCACTAGTATCTTTTGGAAAACACATACCGCCAAAACCAAAACTACCATCAGGTCCTGGAACTCGCATATGACTATCTCCAATACGTGCATCTTGTTTAATTAAATTTGAAACAACATCATAGTTCAATCCAGCTTTATTAGCTAATTGATACAGCTCATTCATAAAAATTACTTTGGTAGCTAGGAAACTATTAATAGCATATTTGGCCAATGCGGCATCACCGATGCTACAAAATTTAACGGTTTCTAAATTTTTCTGTGACATTCTTATAATACGCTCGGCTTCATGGCGATATGCAGAAACTGCGCCGCCAATGATGGCAAACTTACCATTGATATAATCTTCAAAGGCATTGGCCGCTGTTAAGAATTCAGGAGCATGAACTAAGTTAATATATTGTTCTTGCAGTCTTTGATAAACATTGGGCGGAGCAGTGACTTTACTGATAATAACTCCGTTAAAGTTGACCTGTGTTAATTTAGCTAATACATTTTCTAAAATACTAGTATCTGCTGTTCCATCTGGTCCTTGCGGACTAGGCACACATACAAATACTGCATCATAATTTTGAATATCATTATATGATGCCATCCATCCTTTTGCTGTGTCGATTGCTACTAAATCAATATTCTGACCAATGTTTAGTTTGATTGATTCGTATATAGTGCCACCAACAAACCCCATACCTATAACTGCTATTTTTGTTGTCATTTTAATTCTTTAATCATTTCTGCTTGTGCTACACGTTTGCGTAAGTTGCTACTGGAAAACGAATGATCTCTGCCATTGAATACTAATTCAATTCCGCGCATTCCACACTCTTCCATGCCTGAAAAGTTTTTCTGTTGGTATTCTACACCCAGTACACGAACGTCAACCGGAAGTATCAATAATAAGTCAATGAGATCTTGTTCTGTTTGATATACAACAACTTCATCCACATAACGGCAAGCGGCCAACTGTATTTGTCTCTCTACAATACTTTGAACAGGAGGATTTTTACTATCGGGTCTATCAATAGTTGGATCTGTTTGCAGGCCTGCAATTAAATAATCACAGTGATTCTTTGCTTCTGCTAACATGGCAATATGACCTGCATGTAGCAAATCAAATGTACTAAAGGTAATACCTATTTTTTTACCTGCTTCTTTTAACTGTCTTACTTTATTAAATATCATGGTGAATTAGATTGTAAATTTTGATATTCTTCGGTGCTATTATCCTGCCCGGGCCCTGCTTTTACAAGTTCTTTAATAAATGTGTAATGCTTATGCGCCTCGTCTAATGCAGGATATTTACTGCAAAGAATCTTTAGTTCTTCTTCTTCCTGCATTTTTTTCATTACCCAATGTCCGATAACATTTATATCATAAGCACCGGCATTATGCTGTATTTGTATAGTATTATCTATTCGCTGCCACCCACCGTTGCCGCCTGTACTAACTTCAAAACACTTATTAGCACCATTCCATTGAACAGCGCCGGTGATACTAGGTAAATTATAGCTAGTGTCCGTTTGATACCAATTAGGAGAGGTTCCGTAGCTTTGTATTTTAATCATTTAATTCTTTCTAACAAGACTTTGGCAGAAAAGAAGTTTTCGGTTAAGTCTTGTGTTTGTTTTTTGATATATGATAAGCGAGTGTTATAATAATCCATGTGAGTCATAATAGCGCGACATAGATCTAGACGATATACTGTATACGCATCATAACTTTCAGTCCACTTACTGGGATATTTAAACATGTCTGTGTACATTTCACTATAGCTTAATCTATCTGGGACAAATGGTATAGCATCAACTACCGCACCTTCATAGCAACTAATGCCTAAAGTTTCTTGTAGATTCGCACTGAACACTAACTTGGCTTGACCTAATAAAGAATGATATTCGTCTTTGGTTAATTGCTTGTCTTGGCAAACAACAAATTCATACTGCGGTAAGTGTGTAGCTAAGTCTCGAAAAATCTCAACTTGCTTCTCTGGTGCGATGCGATGCGGGAAAAGAATTAGGTCACGTTTAACTATGCCTTTATAAGGAGCCAACGTGTCCTGCATATACTCCATAGGCCAACCTGTGCGTACAAATCTAGGATCTTCACCTTTTAAGATTTCATCTAGATGTTCGCTGAACCAAGGATTTTCTGTAGGATAATCATTTAACAGATTAGTATAAAACATTGTAACGTGAAAGTCAGTGGCAAAGTAATTATGATCAAACGCCGAAAAGAAACTTTTCTCAGCGTGTCTGACCCAAGGCTTATCTCCGACTAAGCGTCCAAGAAAGTCTTGAGGATCATAACTGCCAGCATGCCATAAGCCATGTGTAGTTACTGGAATGCCCAGCAACTCGCTCATATACTTTAAGTTTATGATACCTGGATGCCAAGCATCGGTAAAGATAAAATGATCGCCAGCCTTGACGGATCCTGCACAAAAAAGTCTTCCAAGCTGTTCAACTTGGCTTGCCTTATAGATATTAGTACCCCCAAAATTAAGAAATGCACCAGGAGTAGTGGCTGTAGGAATATCGCTAGGGCCCGAGATAATTTGAACATTATGTCCTTCTTTCTTTAGTAATTCAGGTACGTGAGTTTTCCACTGCCCTGTATAACGTGTGTCAACTGCTTCTAAATCAACTAGAAATATTGTCATCGATTTCAGTGTCCTGTGTGTATTGATCCCAATAGGTAAAAGTTTTTGCGGACATAAGATCATGTAACTGATGAGTCCATACGCCTGCATTAGTTGCACCCCATGTACGATCATCCAACTTAATTGTAGCATTGTAATTAAATTGATTAATGTAAGGTAATTTTACACTGATCATAGGAACAAACCTATTGCGTTCGTTTAAGCCACTTTCAAGTAGTCCTTCTGCCTGTGCAACATCTAGATCTAATGTACACCAATAATCTGCATCGAGACATCCGTAGATCATCAATTCCCATTTGGCCCAATCACCGCCATTATTGACAGTGATGTCGGGGAAACTTTGACTAGTACCAAAATATATATGTTGAACTTTGTGTTCTTCGGCTAATTTAAGAATCTCTTGTACTGGCTGAACTCCTACCACGAACAATGTTAGCATACCATAGCAACGAGTATGTTCGACTTCATAGCCTGTAAAATATTTAACACCCTGTCGTTCTTCTGTGTTTAATCCCATTTGATATATCCTCTGCTGTAATTATTTGGACGATTTGCACCATCTGCAAATGCCTGTTGCCATTCTGAATCTCTATTATAGCCTTTTGTCCAAAAACTGTCAACATCGATATCACCGTTTGTAATCCATTGCTCGGCATCTTTCATACATTGATAAAAGCGATCTGTGCGTGGACTTGGAAAGATCATTGTACAAGCTTTCCAAAGTAAATTACTAAAGTCTGTTGTAACTGTTTTCTGTGCGCCAAATACTACTAATGCTTCGTTGTTTAAAATGTCTGCATCAAAAATATCTGCACGACTACTTAGATCAATGACAACATCAAAGCGACCATTATAAGCCGGTGTCGATCTATCTTGCCATAAATCTTTGTTACTGTTACCGACTACTGTGACTTCAAAATCTAGATGATTAAGTTTAATAGTATTATAAGCAACCCATGCTAGAAAGCCACTGCCGATAATTAGTAGTCGACGACCAGGTCCACTGCGTTCTGCAATTTCACGAATAGGTTGCATTACTACATTCACACCACAGGCCACAGGTTCTAGGATATAACGAGGATGTGCTTCTGGTACTTTTACATATTCTTTGTTTTTAGCCACATACTGATCTGCGTATGCAGGTTCACCGCGTGTGGCCTCATAGTCTCCTGCAACCACATCAATGACTTTAGGACCGGTTCTAATTACTCGGCCTAGACCTTCGTGTCCTTGCATGTGCAATGGTAATGGTCCAAAATTGCCCATCATCATATCAATGTCACTGCGACATACACCTGTCATCACAGATTGTACAAATATTTCATCTTCTTTTAAAAATGCCGGAACATCATATACGCTCTCGACAAACAATCCATTTCCTGTTGTGGCTAATACTCTGTTCATAGGTCTTCTATTAATTGATGGATCCATTGATCTTGTAAAAATTGTTCTTTCCAGAACTTATTGTTATTTAGGTTTTCTATCGCATTTTTAATCATGCTAATATAAGGACCAGCTGGGCAACCGCCAAATGCTGTCATATAATCCCCTAGTTCAAACTTGATAGTTTTTCCGCTGTTTAGATGAAATTCAATATAAAATTCATCTTGTGTATTATTTTTCCAACTCGCTTGAAACAACCATGTAGTATTGTTAGTAATACCAATCTCACAAAAATCATCGATGCCAGTGTTGTTACTATCTTTAACTCTTTTGTATAAAGTTATACCTTTTTTGTATTCTGTTAATGCTGTATACATACTGAGTAAGTGTGGCATTAAGTCCCTGCTGACTCCACCAAAGGCCTTGGACTTGTCAGTGAACCAAGGACTAGACGGAACACCATCTTTCCTGCTCCAACAAACAACCACCTTCTTGCTGAGTTTTACCAAGTCTCGATAACCAGACATTTCTGTGCGGAACTGATTGTTCCTAACCATCATTATTTTAGTGTTAGGATAGTCGTCGATTAACTTTGTCCATGTAGTAGAATTTTCTACCCCAGGCTTTTCAATAATTAACAAACTAGTATGTTCGGCAACTTCTCTTGCAACAGATTCATGCGTCCAGTTCGGTGTACCGATATAGACAATTTTAAAATTTTTATGATTGTCTATGGCTTCTTGTACTTGTCGATAGTCGGCCGCTTTATCTGTTGCAGGATCTACAGTAACTACTTGGTAATTGAGTTGTTTAAGCCATAAGGCATATTGTTGCCCCATGCCTAAACCTATCACTAAGGCTTTATCCATTTTGTGCTTGTTTTAAAAGATTATCTGCTTCATCTTGATCCCAATCTTCCGCACCTTCTGCATCGTTGTCACTGCCTTTATCTTCATTGGAAAATAACATACTATGCGCGGCCGCGCTGGTCTTAAGAGTTCTCTTGCCGTTAAAATCTGCTAACAATTTGGCAGCACGATCTAATTCAGTAAATGGTGTTTCACTGGTAAACACACGATTAACTAGTTCAGTAACATAGATAACATTACGTGGAACCCAGTTACTAAGTTCACCATTCTTACCCTTAGCTGGTGCCCATAGACCTGGATCTGGTTTATGTAACAAACATGCAGTATCTGTAAGAGCATTAGCACGTTGAACTGATTCAATGTGTTGATAAACATTATGTGCCATCATTAAGAAGTAGCTAAAACTATCCCATGATGTTCTGCTTTCTTTGCCTAGTTTGTTCAAGTCGCCGGGTTTGTAATAACAAACATCACCCATGGTCATACGCTCACCAATAGGACTACTCCAAGGCCAAGCAATACTACTGCCAGCAATACGTCTATCGTCAATAGCCTTGTCCATGATGTAACTAAAACGATTGTTGCGATGTACGTGTTGAGTATAAACTTGACCATAGGCAGTTGCTAAGAAAGGGCTGGCACAGTCAAAAGTGACTTTCATGTTAGGATTAACATGCTCGCGTAGGTTACGTTGAACAGCAGTTAGTAAACAAGCCAGTTCTAATTTACTTGTACCCAAGAAATGAATAACATCGCGTCCAGGTTCTAGTAATTTTTCATCGCGCATTGTAACCAACCTGCGTAACATCAAGTCTGCGTCCTTCATGTTATTACCGCCCATGGCCCAACCTTCAAATGGATAATGCTTGACAGCTTCATACCATGTATCAGCATCTTCGTTATTACCACCTTGCAGTACATTCAAGAATTTAGTTTTACCTTGACGATGTTTTAAGAAGAAATCATTGTTAAACAATGTTCCACGCAGGCAGTCGCCAAAATCTTTAAGACCTGTACGTTCGCGATTAATTGGAGCCGCACTCCAAGTAGGCAAGTCCAGTACCATACTATAGTCAGCGGTAAACTCTAGCCAATTAAGAATAGCCATACGAGTTTTATCCGCGGCGCCTACATAACCAGTATCGCCTTGTTTTTCCCAGAAACGTTGCCAGTCAAAGTTAATAACACCTTTACCGATCTGGAATCCACCACTGTCGCCTAGGATAAAACTATCTGGATTAGTTCGGTCACGTTGTTGAATCATTGATTCTTCTACATAACTTTTCTTAATGTCTAACTGTGCATGTCCAGCAGAATAAAGTGCATCGGGATAATAGAAGTAGGCCTGTTCTTTATTTAAGAAATTAAAGCCTTCCATTCCATTTTCAAACTCTTGGGGAATTCTATTCTTTGGAACAAATTCTTCTTGTTGTTGTTTACTAACAAAAGTTTGATAAAACCCGCTAATACTTGGCAAAAAGACTGCATAGTCTTTGTTGCGAGTTTTTAAATCAACACGGGTTTTATGATCAAGCATTTACATAGCCATTTGATGTATGTTTCATAGTTGGCGCCAGATCCAACCATGGGCTTTTGTATAACCCTACGTGTACTTTTAATTTCTTAGGAGTACGATCCCTTGTGATTTGAATGTTCACATCATACGTGAAACTTTGTTCTTTCAAAATGATCTCAGTGATTTGATAATCATAGATCCAATTTTGATTACGCATATCATTAAGATATGCATCGAACAAATGAGCAGGTAACTCACCTAGGCCGTCTTGTAACAGGCCGTCATGTACTTCTGCAATCTTAAGCAGATCATATTTAATATCATTGATATTAATGGGGGCTCTTGAAATATTCATATTGTTATTCCTTATTAAATTTCATATTCTATGTGGCAACCGTTTTCGCCATCTTCAGAGACTTCGATCCAAATTTCTCGATTAGGATACTTCAGCGCGATAACTCCGTATAAGTCGTCTGCAATCATTTCACAACTCTTATAGTTAAGTTCTAAAACGGAACCTTGACCATTATACAACGACTCGAGCCATCGTTTGAACTGGATGAACTCGATGTCCCTGTCATCGTGGAACACATCAATTGACACCCTGAAATGAAAAATGTGGCGATGAGGACTAGCAAGAAACGATACATCATATTCATCTCCTGTGGCTAGATTAGGGTCTGTTGCCGCCGCGGGATAGCAGTGAATACCTTCTTTACGAAAGGTAATCCATATTTTCTTTTTAATCATAATTAAGATAAACGTTCGATGCGATCAATACTAGGCAATGATGATAACTCGTCGGCTTCGGCCTTAGATGTATCTGCTTTGCCCACATATTTCTGATGGAGTTGCCATAACTTCCAATCAATCGCTTCTAAAATTTCAACCTGTTTGGACATGAGTTTTAGCATGGCCATTTGTTGTTGTTCTGGTGTTAAGTTGCTCATTTGAGATTTTCCTTTTCTTCAATTTCTAAGCTAGGTAGTTCTACAAAGACATACCCGTTTTCTTTGGCAATCAATTCTACTACGTTCATAATTTTCCACATTTTCCAATCTGTGCTATGAGCCAAGGCGTGAACTTTTTCCATGTTATTGTGCAATTTTGTAAAATTTGCATTAAGTTCAGCTAACTCGGTAATCAGTGGAGTCAAGTCTGCATTTACTGTTAGTTCAGATTGTTCTGTTAACTTAGTGCCAGTCTTAGGTGGTTTAACAGATGGCCCGGTGCTGTCGATTGTTTCTACACTAATGCCAGTATCTATGGTAATCGAATCAAGTGCAGATTTATCAATAGTGACTTTTTTCTTAGATGCTGGAATAGAAATATCTAATTCTTTTTTTGCTTTAGTTGCCATATGTACCTCTTACCTTGTGTGACCTGGTAAAATATAATTGTATGTGCCAACACCACTGTTGATAGTAATCAAACAAGCAATTTGACAAAATTTTACAGTACATTCACCGCTCATGCCAAGCTTTAAGATTGCCAAAAATTTATCAATGGGCCAAGCATAACCTTCTTTGATAGAACCAGTTACTCCGCTGGCAAATGTCATACGACCAAAGTGACTGCCACCAACGTCGCTGCCAAAGATAAAAATAAGGTCATTATTTTCTACAGTAACAGTAAATGTTGGCTCTAGGCCACTGTAAATTCCTGCCTTAGCAGACATTTCGCTGACTTTACTTTTCTTTGGTTCAAATTCAATTTCCCATTTAGGAACTTTGAAAGAACTTTGTTCAAGTTGTGTGTCAATGATTTCTTTGGTCATTAAACGATACTTGTCGCTGTTACCATCTGCGTCTTTAAATTGAATGTAGTCGGGTACTGCTACATTATTTTTTGTTGAAGATAAAATTTCAACTTCTGCGCCTTCTTTGTTATAAAGGCCACTAAGACCATTAAGGAAACTTAAATTTCCCAGGCCTACTTCTCCAATTAAACCCGGATTAGGGTTTGCAAGTTGTGCATCAAGAACTACGTCTCGGTCTGTGTCACAGGTCCAAATTTCTGTTGCCTCGTCAGTGCCAGTAATTTTTGCCAAGTCAAAGAAGCCTAAACTAGCCGTATGACGCACAATGTCTAAGATTGCGTCTTTCATATATAATCTCTCCTTGTTACTATTGTATAGTATTTAGATTTTTAAGTCAACTGTTTGCCCATTTGCGATCACCAAAATCATTAGTAATATATAGGTCAGTTGATGTATAAACTGGTCGGCACCAAACCAAATCCAGTAATGTTTGTCCTTGTAACTACGAGGGCCAAACTTCATTTTAATCCAATCGATGTGATAGTGGACAAAAAAATCCAACGCGGCCAAGATAATTGCCCACAGTGGAATCAAAAATAATACACAGACTATAAACGTACCCATCATATGATGAAAGGAATGTCTTAATCCTAGGCCATGAAAATATATGCCTTTATTTTCGGCCATCTCACTGGTCTGTAAAACAAAGTCGCAGATGAAATGTTTGAATGTCAGCAATATTGCCCATTGTAACATATAGTAGTCGTGTGTTGACATGAATTTATTTAGTTAGCTAAACAACAAATCAAAGGCATTTTTTTGATCACTGGCTCTAATATCCCACTCAAGTACACCAATCAAGTTATCAATTTTATTATTGATAATTGTTTCTTCCATGGCTTGATGATCAAAGCCCATTTCGTCGGTGAACCAACTGGGCAGTCTCATTTCATCAATAGGATATGCAATACTGGTAATGCCCATTGGATTATTCTTTAGTTTACAGACAATAACTTTCATGCCGTCTGTTATTTCCATACTTCGGTTATCACTATATGCCTTGCGTAAACGATTCCAGTTAATGGCCGCCATGGCATGACCAACACCACACTTGCCAGTCTTATTAAAGACTTCTGTATGTTTGGTCAAGTTATTAACACGCTTGGGTGTGCCTTTTTCCCAACCTGGTCTATCCTTAAATGCTGTGCGGAATTCATTGATAGCATCAATCACATCCTGCTTGTCCTGGCCCAGCAGGACCATCATAAGAATTTTTTCCAAAAACTTTTGCATGAACTCAGGAGTGTCTGCTCGTTTCATATCAAGACCCATGGCCTTGATCTCTCCAGGTTCCCCGTCTTTGTCTTTGCGTTTGCCTTCTTTATCATAGATAAGAACTGCATAGCGTTTCTTGGTAATGTATAGACCTTTTGACGCAACGACTTCACGACCTGCTTTAATAATTTCCCCTAGGTTAGTGGGAACATTAAACGCAGTATTCATAAACTGTGGGAATGTAGCATTAACTTCTTCGGCCACAGCATCATATAGTTCAATGACTTTTTCTCTAGACCAATCAACTTCATTACGAGTAATCTGTTCTTGATAAATCGGATAAGCACTAAAGTAACAACTGTCAGTGTCACCGTAGATAATTGATTTACCTGTATGATCATATTCTCCGGTGAACATGGCATTAACCTGACTGGCCATATGTTTGGCAACCTGCCTGCCACTGAGTGTGGTACTCTGTCCTAGTCTGTGATCAAAGAATCTACTACCTGCATTTAACAACGCACCATATGCAGAGTTCAAATTAATTTTCTTAACCAGTTGTCGCTTGTCCCAATATTCTTCTGCTACTTTGTCGCCTGAATTAATTGCTTCTCTTAATTTCTTTTGTAGTTCTTTACGTTCACTGTACCAACGAGTGAGCAGGCCTGGAATAATACCCTGCTTTTCGTAGGTAAAGATTGTGCCATTGGCACTGAGCATCCAAGGCTTACCTTGTAGATAAATCAAGTCATGGGCTTCTGCCGCTGACATTTCTGTGGCAGTACCGTTCTCCCAATCAATGACAAGATCATAGGCCTTGTTCTTGGACATAACTTCATTGTACTCATGAATAGCAAATTTACCATCCCAATAGTCAGCAAATGCTTTACCTGAATCTAACCACTGTTTAAGTTCAGATTTAGTTTGTTGTTGACGTACTTGTCCAATGATAGTTTCCGGACTCATATTAAGACTACGAATTAAACTAGGATACAGACTGTTCAAGTCCATGCTTCCAATCCAATCGTGTACGCCTTTTTTCGGATAAGCAACATAAGCGCCAGCGGCCTGCGTTTCACTGGACTCGCTGTGCTTACGGTCAGGTACAATTAAATTTCTGCTGTGTGCTTCGTTGATAACTGCTTGGTCTGTAACTGCCACAGCACCCATGGTAGTTGGTAATGTAACAGTATTTGCATGAGCCAATACATTGACAAGATCGATGAACTGTAATTTTTTATCCAGTTTAACCAGCAACATAGTGTCTTGTCTATTATAAGCAATAAACTTTTCAAAGTCATTGTTATATAATTGGTCCAATGTTCCTTCGTATTGGACTTTGTTTTCGCCTAGCTCATATTCTCCAACAAAGTCCAAGCGATAGCTGGGCAATTCATGATATGTGTATTTGCGATATAGTTCAAGATAGTCTAAGTGTATGCGTCCAATGAAATCATAGGTTTCCGACAATTTACCATACTTTTCATATTCACGTTTTCTGGGTTTTGAATCCCATAGACAAAATCTACGACTATGATCAGCGCCAAGTAACTTAATAACACGGTTAACAGTATAAGGTACGTCGTAGCCTTCACTGTTCCAACCACTGATAGTGTCAGCATCATCTAGTAGACTAAGAAAGATGTCCAACATTTCTTCTTCGGTGTTACACAGTATGGTATTCTCAAACCTATTAACAATAGCTTCCGCTTGTTCCAAGCTCATCAGTGTTGGTTTGATACACAAGGTAACTAGCCGTTCTAACCAACTTAAATAAACAGTGATAGCAGTGATTGGATTAAAAGGATCACTGGGATCCGCAAAACCCTTTACCTTGTCAAATGCAACTTCGATGTCAAAGAATGCTTTGTTAAGGTTAGGCGCTTCCGCATTTAAATAGTTTTTCTCTAAACAACGATTCAGCGGTTTGATATCGCTTTCGTATAGTTGTTTATGTCCGTATACACGTTTTTCTTTTTCAAATGCTTTACGACTTGCTACAGCAACTTTGCTCAGTCTTTTACCGTCAATACTTGTGTATTTGCCTTTGTTATCCTGATAATAAAATTCATAGTGCGCTGGAAATTGTTTATACTTTCTCTCACCGTCTATGCGTTCTACTACATTGATAATATCTTTTTCTTTGATGTAAACTGCGTCAATATAACTCATAGGATATTATATATGCCTAACATATGGATTACAGTATTGATAATACTGTTGTTTGGAAAAGTCAATCAACGATGTCCTGCAACTTCAAGAACTTCTTCAACTTCAGTGAAACTGTTTTGTTCTTTCTCAAATTCATTTTTGTAAGCAATTTTAAGAGCTTTCTTGAGAACAGCAGGCTTCATATCAAGCTCTTCGGCAATGCCTTTGATTGTATCACTGAGACCTTCATTGAGTGCATTGATCTCGCCGAGTACTTGGATTCCTTCGGCAAATAGTTTTTTGATTTTGGCTTTTTCTTCGCCTGAAAACATGCGCTGTGGCATAGTTAGCTCCTTTAAAGTAAGTACTGATTGTACAGCAATTATCGATAAAGGTCAATGTTATTTGGTAAACAATTCTGCTTCTCGTTGTCGATTGGACAACATAGTGGGATCTTTTCGTCCATTTCGAACAGCCCATCTAAGAAATTCATCTGCGACATTTAAATCGTTTTGATTAATTTTTTTAAGTATAGTACTGTTTTGAAAAAGTACTATACCAATGTCATCGGCCAAGCTGGTCAATGCTTGAAGTTGATCAGTTGTCAACTCTACTTTAATTAAATTTTTTATCTGCATCAAGCTCTATTTAGCTTCAAGGTAGACGTTAACATCCATAGATGTTTGTCATGAGCATCTTGACGATCTGCCATTAAGTTAGCAAGGCCATGATTGCCCACTGCTTCAGCAAGTTCGTAACATCTGACCAAGCTGTCTAATACAACACTAGAATCATCTACTAACATCTGTATCATAGCACTGGCTGTTGGTATTTCAACTTGATCTTCTATTTCTGCTAGTTGACCGAATCTAGTAAAACTAGCTGGAGCATAAGCACCTAATGTGCGAACACGTTCTGCAATCGTATCTACACTACCATATACTTCTTCATAGATAGTGCTAAACAAAGCATGGTATTGTGGAAAGTTTGGACCTTCTACATTCCAGTGAAAGTTCTGTGCTTTAAGAGAAAATGCATATTCATTTGCTAAAACTATTTTGAGTGCTTGTACTAATTCATCCATACTAGATTCCTTTGAAATATTTACATTATTTAAAGTATTATCTGTGTCATCGGCTTCAACAAAAGTATTATCCATTGCTTAACTCACGCTCAACTTGTTTAACCCAAGCACTGACATCGCTGGTACCTATTTCTTCTACATCACCTACAAAGTCGGCAACACCGTCAATGGCCTGCATAATTCTTTCAGGTCCGTATTTTAATAGTAAATCATGATGGCCGCTTAAGATACGACGAGTAATAGCACTGACCACTGGATTAACAGCGTCGTTGCTTTCTGGTACTATTTCTTCTTTCTTCAATGCCTGTCTGCCATATTTCAATGATGGTAGAACCGAAGGATGCAATTTCTGTTGAATTATAGAAGCAACAAAAGAATTTTTCTTTTCTTTGTTTTCTTTATTGCCTTCCGCCACACCTTGTTCACTGTGTCTAATATCAGGATTATCAATTTGTTCTGCCACGCTGTTTAAGTGATCATTGGCCACAGTAATATAACTATACATCCAACCGTCTAGACTAGTACCTTGTTCTAAAACTTGTTTGATCTTCATTATATTTTCAAGAATAGCATTTACTTCACCATGTGCCATGCCATCAATTTCTTGATCTTCTGTTACACCTTGCTGTTTGCGACGAGCAAGTTCGCGAGCAACTGCTTTTAACTGTTGAGCAAACACAGGACTTTGACCTTGTTCGTCTTTGTGACTATTCCATAATCTTTGTAATTTTTCTGTGGGAACCTTTGACAAGTCCGCATTTTCATAGACACTTTCGTTGTGACTCTTTTTATTTTTATTGTCCAAATAACCACGCTTGTTTAGTGTAGCCCAAGCAATGTTTTCTGCATCTTTACTGCTGTGGCCTGCTTGTTTTTCGCTTTTTGCAATGTGTCCGGCCATACGGTCTACTTTAGCACCTTCGCTGACAGGAGCGCCAGTTAATGACACAGTCCATGTTTTACCAGAACTAGCAGATTTTTTCTCTGCCCATTTTTTCATGTTGTTTAAATAATTACGTTCTTCCGCACTATCGGCATAACCTTTGCCTATGATAACTTTCCAAGGTCTGCCGTTGATACTAATTTGAATATTATTTTGTTCGTGACCTAGTTCGTGCTGTAGTTCTTGACGTTTGAAATCTTGTTTTTGTTGTGCGCCTAATTTAGGTGCGTTAGGATCTGCAAAACCATGATTGTAATCTGCTTCATCTAATTCTTCACTGTTACTGCTGGTAATCTTTTTAGCTTTGGGATCAACACCTTTGATCATATTTTCTTCTTCATCAGTGTAAGCATAAGCAAATGGTTTGTCGCTGATTTCATCATCACTGCCATTGGTTTGTTGTTCACCATCGTGGCCAGCAACATCTTTACCAAACTTATAAAAACCATAGAACTGGTCTCCACTGAGTTCGTGCATGCCTTTGATCGCGGCCTTATGATCCTTGTGCATGCCTTCGCTCATTGCATGACCTAATCCAGTTTCATTTAGCCATGCATTGTGCTTGTTGGATAGATCATTGATTTTCATTTTTTGGCTCCAGTGTTGATACCACCTTGCCATTTCTTTTCACGATCCCATTTAACTCCCATGGCACGTTCTCTACGATTAGTACCTGCCTTGTCTAAACGATCGTCATCATGGTCTTTTTCGCTGCCGCCGTAGTTATCTGGATTAGCATGATGCTTTAAACCTGTGGCAGTTGGCTCGATGCGACCTTCTGCAATACCGCGTAGGCTGTCAATCCATTCACGAACTTTCTTGGGACGACCACGACCACGTTTTGGTGCATTGGCATCTGGTAGTGCATGTTTACGTGGACGACCACGGCCGCGTTTGGTTGCATTAGCATCTGGTTCTGGACGAGTGCGTGGACGACCACGGCCGCGTTTTTCTGTAGCGTCGCTGGCAGGCGCTACACGTTTTTTCTTTCCAGGCTTTTCGTTGCCCCATTCATCATAGTTGTCTTCGTCATCATTGACTTTGTCACTTCGATAACCGTATTTCTTACCAACGTTGCGTTCGCTTTCTGGATCTTTGGCATTTTTCTTCATTGCGCCTTGCATACCTTTAAGCAAGTTCATGTCAAGACCTTCGTGCAAACTATCAAAAATTCCATTTAATGCATTCAGGGAAGTTGCTTCTGCAGGACGATCCATGTCCATGCCTATTTGCATACCACCGCCTAGATGTGCATCTAATTGTTGTGTTACCCATTCGTAGGGATCACCTGTACGTGCCTTGGAAATGCCATATGGCATTTCACCATGCAACATGTAATAGTCAAACAATGCTTCATACAAGTCATCGGCTAATTCATCACCCATTTTAAAGTCTTTGACTTCTTTGGGGAAACGACTTAAAATGTGTTCCAGTGTTTCTGTAGTTTCGTTGAGTTGGCCTAGTCCCTGTACAAATGCATCATGTGTGCCTTGGTCTAAACTGGATTCATATAAACCGTAAACTTCTTTAACTTCCTTGGATTCTAATACTAATAGTTCTGTTCCTGCAAGAATAGTAGCGCCGGTGTTATAACGATGTGCTTCTACGATTTTTTTAATGTTGACACGCCCTTGGTGTGCATCATTGTCGAACATTTCAAATAGTTTCATAATATTAACCTTTATTTGTTTTCAAGAACATTCTTTACCATACGAGGTTTACTAATGTCTGTGGATTCTTTTTTGGCCCTTTTGCGGGGCATATTGCGTTTCATAGGTACAGAAAATATGTTTCCAGCTGGCGCGGCAGCAACAGCACCGCTGGCAGTAATACCCATGTCCTCGGCAATAATTTCTTTTATTTTCATAGTATTATTTATCCAATATTAATCAATATTGAAAATTATTCAATGCTGGCCAACTCAGCTAGAACAGGACCTTTTTCAATGTAATTCCTGCGAACTTTGCCGTTGTTTTCTGTTTTGTGTCTAACAGTGAGGAAAATCTTACCTGAGTTCTTGTCAATGATATCTACTCTTGGATTCTTAGTAGATTCATTGTAGACGCTGTCTAAGTTTATTTGTTTAAGTTTCTTGGCCAGTTGACTGAATTTAAGAACTTTATAATGACCGCTTTCAAAGCTTACTAGTTCTATGCTGGGGTCATTTAACGTGGCAAAATAATCAATGCCATTGATAAATTTACGAACATACATATATTCTTCGTCGTCATAGTCACCACTGAGTAACTGCTTGAGCAACATATCTGCTTGTCTGTAAATAAATTCTATGGCAGCATCTGCGCCCTGATCCTGATATATTTCATTGTATTCAGCTTCATAGGAATCTATCAAGATACCAAACTTTGCCCACAGTTCTTTCATTTTACTAAATTCACTGCCACCCACTTGTCCCATTTGATCGCTGCCTGCTTTTAAGCTGATGTTTAGTTTACGTTTGTCAACACGACCGGTTTTAGGATCTGTTACATAAACTTCAACGTCTGTTTTACGAGTCTTTTCTCCACTGACTCCATCGCTGACCACATTAATAATGTCGGGTTTACCGTTCATAAAGAAATACTCGCTGTACTCCTGTGCTCTAGTACTGTTGGCATAGGCCAGCGCACTGGCCAGCAAATCATTTAATAACGGACGTTTTTTTGGATCCATGATGTCTCTATATGGAGCCGCTTTTAATCTTAGAGTGAACTGTATTTTATCATTTACCACAGTACGACCTTTGTCTTTTACTTCTATGCTGTAGTTGTCTTCGCCGGTGTTTTTTAATTGATCTATTACTGCCCATACTTCAGGACCACCAACGTTGCCAATACCACTGCTGACTCTAGCACTTAATTTGGCAAACATTGCCGCACCTAGAATACCTTCTGCAATTTCACCTCTGTTGGCCACTTTATCTGCGGTAAGTCCAGTGCCGCCAAATTCTGCTGTTTTAGCAAAGCTTGACAGTGGTTTAAGTCCCTTGTTAGTCTGCACACTGATGGCACCGCGTAGTGTACCTTCATCGGCTAGCTGTTGTAGTCTCTCTGCTTCTTCGGGTTTGATCTTTACTTTACTGCCATCAACTAATTCAAACGTGCCGTTGTCTGTGATTTTAGCGATAAGAATGCCTAACTTTTCATAGTTACGTTTGGCCAACTCCGCTGGCGACAAATTAGAAGCTTCTAACAGTGATTTTATTTCAAGTAATCTCATAAATCGTAATAATATTCCCTAGGACGATGATCAACCATAACTAAGTTTTTATATTTATCGATACTTCTGTCCATTAGGTCAATGTATTTATTAACATTTAAGTTAGTATCAAGTGTCAAAATCCATAGTATTTTTTTATATTTTGGATCGTACTCACTGCCATGATAAGTTCTAACGTTATTCCAAGCAAATGAATTTGTATCATTTAAATCAGGAAAATGCATGGTTTTCCAGGGTGCTTCATCTTCTCGTATCCACAATGTTTCTCTGGGATTTTCGTCATAGAGTTTAATACGCATGGCCATTGGACAATCTACTAAACTGTCATCATCCCTGTGGTTTAAAATTTTATCAGTGCTGGACCACATACGCCATAGGCCTGGTGTTGTCAAAGGAAAATATTCCATTAGTTGATCTTTTAATTCAGGGAATGTACCAAACACATCAACAACATGATTAGTCCATACTTCGTCAACTTCTTGTGCGTTAATCGTTTTAAAATGACTGTTATAAACTCCATCTGGATTGGCTATGTTTGCTCTCTTTTTTGTCGCTACAGCACTATTATTAAAATACCAATCAACAAACTTTTCATGATCGTCGGCCTTGATGCAAGGAATATCAAAGGGAACATAAAAATACTTTCCGTATGATTTTTCTAATCCTTCTGCGACCAATGAACCAATAGTTTTTCTAATAGGATCAGCCGATCTTCCCGCTATTACTCTTTCGCGCTGACCTTCATACATAGGCATAACTTAATCTCTATGTAAGTCTGGACGGTTGGCACTCAACCAAGCTTTGGCATTAGCTAAATCATCAAATACTTTGCGTGTGACTCCACTGCTGTCAATGACATGATAGCGAACTTCTGTGCTGTCGTCTATGCGCTTACGTGTAACACGTTTAATGCCAGGTTCACCTTCCCTAACTGAACGCATACCTTCATCCACGGCATCGACTGCTTGCCCTAGAGCACTGACACTTTCTTTTTTAGCTGTTTTAGGAAACTGTGTTCTCAGTACCTGTTTTAAAATTGCCTGTGCTTGGGGATTGTTGGCCGGCAACATTTCTCTATCTAAAGCATAATATGCCCATGTAGTATAGCTGTTACTTTCCACAGTATTAACACCTGCACTTATATCCACTGATATTAATCTTGCTATAGATTTTATTTGTGGAACCAAGGTCACAGTATAAAATTTGTCAACGGCTGTATCCTGTGCTTTTTTCTTTCTATCTTCATTTCTAAATTTAGCAACTAATTTTGTTTTTGCCAAGTTGCTGTTTGTTTCAATATTGCTTACTGTGTACTGTTTGCCAAACTGTTGTTTTACTATATCTTCAACTGTCTTGCTACGTGATACATTCCATATGTAGAATTTAAGCACAGGCAACCCTTTTGTTCTAATAAAATTGGCCGCTGTGCTAGCTGTTGTATCGGATGTAATTTCTGGTTTGTCACCGGCCAGTTTGACCAATTTGGTTTTATATTCATTGGCGTATAAATTAGGATCGCTGGCAATGATCATAGCACGAATAAAACGACCAGCAGTATTATATATGCCCGAAAAATCTGCTAGGTAATTGCCGCCGGCATGTCTGAAACTAATGTATTTGCCATTGTAACTGATACTGGCAGTATGTTGACGACTATAAGAAGCCACAATACCCTGTAACATTTTTTCATCAACTGTGTTGGTCTGTCTGGGTTTGTCAAATACAGTGGATTGTTTTTTACCTACCTTAGTTTGTATTGCGTTGTCGTCACTGGTGGCCACTGCCGTGGATAAGTTTTTAGTCACGCTGTCCGCATATCTATTATTCTCACGACCAAAGTAACGTAGTACATACTGATCGCCTAGGAATACTGCCAACTTCAATACATCTAACTTTTGTGGTATACTGACGTTGATGTGCAGGCCTGTTGAATTATTAGTGTATAATTTAAGCTCTTGTGCTATAGTATAAAACTTTTTAAGAGCGTCGATGGCAGTGGCCGCAGGCAATGGTGGGCTGACAATCTCAGCACTACTTTCTGTTTCTTCATCATTGGGAGATAAACTTCCATCTGGTTCCACGTACCAATCAGTTAGGTTTTTATCTTCTTCGTGATAGTCATTGAATATGTTTACTTTTGCGCCCATGGCTGCTTGTACTGCTGTGGCTATTACCTTGGATGCTTTGCTGTAATTTTCATCTTCATCGTAGCTGTCCCAGTAATCGTCATCTTCTTCATCATAGTCATCCAATCTTAATAATTCCCATGCAGACTCGGGGTCAGTGTAAGTGAATAAATTATTAAAGTTTCTTTCTACTTGTGCTGGTGTTAATCCCAGTGCAAATCTAAAAAGTTGTGGCCAGCCAATGCGGCTTACCATTCTTAGTTCATTTCCAAGCATTTCTAATCTGCTGCCGCCTCTAGAATTAAAATACATTAAACGGCCTAGTCGATTAGCAAATGTTAGCTGTGTTTCAATACTTTTATTTGTGGGCATCGGGCCATGTTCTTGTTTATATTTTTTTAGGAATTTTTTTCTGTCTTCTTCGGGAATTTTATAATATACTTCAAGCACAGAATCTAGAATACCTGAATTCATATATGCCTTAAATGCTTCCTGCATATTTTTATAACCCTTTGAAGTATCTTTTAATTTAAATACTGCATCAAAACTCACCGGCTGTAGATTATCAAAGTCTAGATTATCACTGCTGAACGGGCTGTGTTCATCCAAAGCGTCTGCAATTTTCTTAGGAGTCATTCCAGTATCTTCAGCGTCCTTTTCACTGCCACCCATGTTAACTGTTTCTGCAGGAATACATACTTCAAATTCAAAACCTACTAGCACACCCTTGTCCTGGCCTGTGCTGATAGCCTTGGCAAATTCTCCAGGATTCATAGGAGCTTCGTCTAGTTCTTCTTCTTTGGTCAATGACTTTAATTTGTTCTGCTTTAACCAACGCTCGTAGTCTGCTACACTTCTGAATTCTTTCTTCTTAACATTTTGCTTGTCATGTTGATCGAACCAAGATCTCATTTTACTAGTATCTGTTGGATCTTTGGCATTTTCATCGCCGGCAAAAAAGTCGCGCATGGTTGCCAAGCTGGCTTCTTCAACTGCTTGTCTTAGTGCAGATCTATGGTCATTGTTATTTTCTACAACAGGTACCTGAACAGTATCTTCTTTTATTTCTTGCTTGTTTATAAAATTATTAAATCTCATTGTTATTCCATTATGCCATTACTGGATAAACTTCATAGTTACCATCGAAGTTATTTTCTCTTGCCCATAGTGCGGCCAATCTGTTGGCATCAGCCTGACTATTACCCACACCACGGAATCTATATACTTCGCGTCCTAGACCATCAACCACTCGCCACTGTCCTGTAAAGTTACCGGCCGGGGATGCATTATTATTGGTACTAATAGTTTGATCATTATTACCAACTGTGCCTGCGGGTTGTGGATTACTTGCAGGAGCTCCGGTTGGTTCAACTGCCTGGCCGCCAACATGCCTAATACCAAACATAGCAGTGGCCTGTCCGTGTTGCAGGAGATGTGGACCCATTCTAATATAATCCTGTAAATGTTCTAATGCTGTTGCATCGTCACTGACAAATCCAGTCGGCACACGTTCTACACTATTACCAGTTAATTTATTATAAATTTCATAGCGTGGCGTATTATCTGCTTGATCGTAGGGTCTAACTGGTTTTGCAGTAATGTTTGTAGCATTAGCCCAGTCTGGATATTCTGCTCGTCCTTTTTCGATAGCTTCTTCTTTGCTGGTAGCAACAACTTCAACACTGGCACCATAGCCAGGACGTCCCACACTCCACCAATATTTTGTACCTGTTGGACCTTTCTTTAGTTTACGCTGTAATTGTGCTTGTTTGACAAAACTACGTAGTGCGGCCTGTGGCATTTCACCAGCACTATACTTGGCAAAGTATTGAATTGTATCTGTTGAATCGTTGCTGGGAGTTAATAATTTATAAAGTTTTTTAGCATATTCTTCTTTGTATTTTGTTTCATCACAGGCGGCATCCAAGGCCACAACAAAACGCAACAAGGTATTGGTAATATTTCCTTCGTCGGCAGCATACTCTCCCAGCCAATCTCCGCCAGGACTGCGGAATTCAATATATCCTGTTTTTGTGTTGATACTAGTATATTTGCTGGTAGCTCCACTGTGAATAACTTTGCCAGCCAAGGTCGCTAGACCCTGTTTCATTTTGTCCAGGATAATTGCTACATCATCAGGGCGTTGAACAATACGTTCTTTGACAATGTCCACAGCACTCTTACAGTATGTATTGCCCAGCCTGCCAAATTTTTCTAGAATGTATTTGTCACCCAACAACAATGCTAGTTTCGTATAGTCTAGCTTTTCCATGCTAAAATCAGGAACACTGACGTTGATGTGTAGGCCAGTGCTGTCATTGGTATAACAACCTTTGTTATTAGCCCAGTTAACAACTTTGTCCAAGTCCGACAACATTTCATCTAGGGGTAAAGGCGGGCTAACAAATTCCAGGCCGCCGTCACTGCTGTCGTCTGGATCTAAACTGCTGTCTGGTTCTACTACATAGTGTCCTGCTTCTCTGCGGCCGCCGTGATATCTATCGCTGGCATTTACTGGACGTCCTATCTCTCGACTAAATTCATCTGCTACATCATCAACACTGATACCAGATTCTTGACTATGATAATGCGGCCAATTAATATCATAGTTACTTTCAACATCGGACATATTTTCTATGCCTTCGTGTTCCAACCAATCACTTTCTAAGTCAGCATTACTATAAAAATCATCACGGAAATCATCTTCGGCATCTTCGTACCATGGACTAATTTGATCTTCTATTACTTTGTCCGTGGCCTTGGCAAAATCTTCTTTTGTTGGTTCGGGATACTCGCCGTCTTCATTGTGTTCAAGTTCTAATATACCGGCAATATCTTCGGCATTGGCGTTTTCTTTTAACCATCGATAAATGACTTCGCTCATGTCCGAATCCCAACGATCGTGTACCTGTTCATCCAGCCATCCATGATAGTCTTCCTGCATCTTATCGCGAAGACGTTCTACGTCTCTGCGACCATTATAATCACCATCATAGAAAAAATCGTAGGCATCCTGAATACTGCGAATACCTTCGTCGCTGTCATAGTCTGGCTCAGGATATTCGTCGTTGTCTCCTTGACTGGCACCAGGAACAATCATTTCAAATTCCATGCCAGCACGAGCATCAATGGTAGCGGCTATTGTTTTTAAATTAGATGGACTCATGTTGATCTCATCCAAGCGTTGTTCGTTGATAACGTCTAATAATTTCATTGCGGTTTCTTCCAAGCTTTTGCAGGAACATTCAGTGTCTTTTCTAAATGTTTAAGCGAAGCATTAATTAATGTATCTGAACTATCGCGTCCCGGTTGCCAGTACCAACGACCACTCTGTGTTTGTCTTAGTCCCATGGCTTTTAAATCAATGTGACTAAAACTGCCACCGCCACGACCTACATCAAAGAAGTATAGTGTATCAGCAGGATTGCCAGCACTTTCATTTTTAGGTTTCTTATGATGCTTTTTCATGTTGATGGCTATAGCGGCCTGCTGTGCGGCATTACCTTCTTCTATGCTTTCATTGGGCACACAGTTATTAACTCCGACACCGCCTTTGATCTTAGTGCCTTCTTTGTGCTTGCCTTTCCAGCACTTGGGATCTAATCTTTGTCGAACACTTTCGGCCATGCTGACATTATTTTTTAGGTCTTTTGTAATTAACTGTAGTAATTCTTTGGCAGCACCATCGCCCCACTCTAGGCTTTTGATAATAGCGTGTGCGCCTTCCTTGCCTATTTGTTGAATAATATGCTGTAGTAATTCTCGAGTAACATGTGGTACACCTTTGGCATCACCTTCTGCCTCCGCCACACCCTCGCCTTCGTCTAAGTCCCACACGGTCCTCAATCCAGATCCGCCGTGATCGCTGAGTAATTCATCAATCATTTCGCTGACATGACTGTCTAATTTATGTTGTGCCGCTAGTCCGGCACGCTCGCCTTTGGCTATATAAATGCTGGCAACTTTCTTTGCGTTAGCAAAATCTTCGGGTTCATAGCCCAACTCATCGTTTTCAGCTTCATACTCGGGTATATATTTTAATATCATTCGACCAATGGTTGGACCAGCATCTGATTCTGCAGTTTTGCCTTGAGCAATATTAGTAATTTGATTTATATCGTCAATTTGATTTGTATTACCATTTGCGCCCATGCCTTGCCATACATTGATTTGGTATGCTGGTAGGCCAGTGGCCTGAAGACCGCGATTCATATCGGAAAAATATTTGTTGATGGCTGACACGGTTTTAACTATCATAGCAGCCAGTTGCTTTTGATTGTGAGTAGTAAATTCTTTATTGGTATCGAAATACACCTCTGTATAGCCTTGCCCTTGGCCAGGCTCAACCAAATCCCATCCGTATTTTTGACCAATGACTGTTAATTGTTGTTCAATTCGATCAGGAGTAAATTTTAGGTCTTTTATCAACTGACCTGGATCATCGGTGGTAGCAGGCAAGGCTCGGCCATTTACTGTAGCGCCACGAATCCGTTTAGATGGTTGCTCACTGGCATAACTGACTGCAACATATCCACTAACAGGATCAGGAGTGTTCTTTTGAATAGCACCCATCATTTTTTGGAATTTTGGATCATCGGTTGCGGCTTCCGCCACACCTTGCTGACCAATTTGTACTAACCATTCTAATTCATCGTCAGCATCTTTGACATCAAAGAATTTAACATTAGGAATCTTCTTGGCAGCAAACCATTTGTTGGCTACTTTAACCATAAGGGCACGATGTTGTGGATCACGAACATCCGGCTCGTAGCCCCCTGTTAAGTTTGCCCATAACGCACTTGGATTACCATTGCGGTCATAACCTAATAGTTCACGCCATTGTTGTTGTAATTGTTGTGGTACATACTGATCTAACTCTGTGTCACTCATCCACTCTTGACCAATGTCAACACCTTCCGCCACATTTTTTTTACCATACCGTTGTAGTAAATCTTTACCTGTACTTAATTCAAATGCATCTTTTACATAAGGTCCTAAACGTTCAATAGCACGTTGTTCTATCTTAGGTAAATTTATTTTAGCATCTTGTATGTTATCATATTCCCCGTATAACACTACTGCACCATCCCAAGCCCATACATAATATTTGCTTGGATCAACATTATACTTACCGCCATTAA